AGATGACTCGACGTTGCTCTGGTATGCTGGCAACGGCACCTATGCGTGGTGTGCTACGCAGGAGGTAATCTGGGAAATTGTTGGCGGCTACAGTGACCTGAGTGACCTGTTTGTGGGTCCCGGTCATCAGTATGACCCTGAAGTTGCTGAACCTATCAAGGCAGCACACGATTATATCTGGCGCAAGATAAACCAGCAGTCTGTTATTCCGAGTTTTGCAGTATATACCCCTTTTGATAGCAGAAAGGATATTGAGCTTTCTTGGGATGGTTCTTCGTGGACTGCTACGAGAACGGACACCAACCAAGTCTTGCGAGAATTTGGACGCATCAAGTTTTCTTTGTCTGGAATTAGCACTTCTAAGAGTGGAAACAATCTAACAATTACAGCTACACCGGAAGCTGCAAAAAGTATGTTGAACGGCATTGAGTCGCTTCCTTGTAAGGGCAATGTGATTGACCCCGACAGCGTCAACGCTTACCTTCTCGTTGCGGGTGGAAGCAAGCAGAACTGTGTTGCTCTTAACGGTTGGCCTGACCCTGTAACTTGCTATGTGCGGGCGAAGGTGACGCAAACAACCGGGAATCTGAACATCACAAAGACGTCTGAAAATGGGAAAAACATTTCCAACGTCAGCTTTACCGTAACCGGCCCGAACGGATATAACCGACTCTTTAAGACAAATGCATCCGGCAAAATCAGCATTACAGACCTGCAGCCCGGAACTTACACGATTACAGAAACTTCGCCGTTAGGATACTATGCTGTAAATCGGGTTCAGACTGCGACAGTTACGATTGGAGGCACGGCAAGTGTCTCCTTCCAGAACAAAGTGTCTCGGTGTACCGTTCAGGTAACGAAGACATCGGAAGACGGAGTTCTGCAAGGGTTCACCTTTACACTGAAGGGAACGTCTTACGCGGGAGATACTGTAAATTTGTCTGCGACCACAGATGCGAACGGCAAGGCTACGTTCTCCAATGTCCCCTTGGGTTCTAACTATGTTCTTACCGAGGCAAATACGCCCGGAAGATATGTAGCCCCTGTCAGCCAGACGTTCACGCTTTCGACGCCTAATACGTCTGTAAGCAAAACATTCGAAAATAAATTGGCTCGCGGCAACGTGACTGTCACAAAGACCTCCGAAGATGGAAAAGTAAGCGGAGTCCAGTTTAATCTGAAAGGCACGTCTTTGTCTGGCCAGACAGTGAACCTCACTGAAACAACCAACGCCAGCGGCGTGGCCACCTTCTCCAATGTGCTTGTTGGTACATATACGCTGACGGAAGTAAATACAGGTAGGCAGTACGCCCCCGTGTCCGCGCAGAATGTCACGGTGCAGTATAACTCGACTGCGCGGGCGACTGTCAGCAACAAGTTGGCGCGTGGTTCGGTTCAAGTTACGAAGTCTTCTGAGGACGGGAAAGTTGCCAATGTGAAGTTCCGCTTGCAGGGAACATCCATTGACGGCACCGCTGTTGACCTGTATGCTGCGACCAATGCCTCCGGTGTTGCGACATTCTCGAACGTCCTTATTGGAAGTTACACAGTATCGGAAGTCAACGTGCCGGCCTATTATCAGGCCGTGAACCCCGTCAATGTTACAGTGACCATCAATCGTAAGGTCTCTGTATCTGTCCAGAATAGGCTCAAGGTAGGTGCCGTTCAGGTGACGAAGACCTCCGAGGACGGCGTTGTGAGCAACCTTTCATTTACGCTGACAGGTACTTCTGACGCGGGGACGACCGTCAGCATGACGGCAAAGACGGACGCTCAGGGCGTTGCGAACTTCTCCAACGTGCCCATTGGGACAAGGTACACAGTACAGGAGTCCAGCACCCCTACCCGCTACGTTGTTCCGGGTGTGCAGGCCGGCATTACCGTGAGGGTCAACGACACCACGAAGCTATCCTTCCACAATGACCTTGCGCGTGGAAGTCTTCGCGTTACCAAGACGTCTGAAGACGGATTCGTGTCCGGCGTGAAGTTCCATCTGGAAGGCACCTCTACATCTGGAGCTGCGGTGTCTCTGGATGCGACTACCAATGCAGTGGGCATTGCTGAGTTCAAGAATGTGCTGGTGGGCAACAGCTACGTTCTAACGGAGGTTGATACGGCTGCCCGCTATGTTGTCCCTGCGGTGCAGAACGGTATTACAATCACTGTGGGGAAAACCACGGAGGCTTCGGTTTACAACAAGCTGGCTCGCGGAACGGTTACTGTTACGAAGACTGCCGAGGACGGGCTGGTTTCCGGCATCAAGTTCCGATTGACCGGCACGGCAGGTAATGGTGACACGGTGGATATGACCGCTACCACCAACGCCAAAGGCGTGGCAACCTTCTCTGACGTCCTGATTGGCGAGAACTATTTCGTTCAGGAAGTTGGCACCGCCGAAAAGTATATCGTACCGGATGTCGTTTCTGGCATAAATGTAACGCTGAATAAAACTACGAACGCCAATGTGCATAATAAGTTGGCTCGCGGTACAGTGAGTGTGACCAAGACCTCTGAAGACGGTATCGTTGAGGGCATCAAGTTCCACCTGACAGGTGCTTCTGCACAGGGTCAGCGCGTAGACATGATGGCTGTGACGAACGCTTCCGGCATTGCAACCTTCGATAATGTTCTTGTGGGTTACAACTACGCACTGGAGGAAGTTGACACCGCTGCACGGTATGTCATTCCTGCAGTAAAGGGCGGCATCAATGTAAAGCTGGATAAGACCACAACTGTTTCTGTTCATAATGTGTTGAAGAAGTGGTCTGTGACCGTTACAAAGCGCGATATCGAGACGACAACAGCGCAGGGCAACGCCACCTTGCAGGGTGCCGTTTATGGTCTGTATAACGGCGATGAACTGGTGAAACAGTACACCACTGATGTGAACGGAAAGTTTACTACGGACATCTACATTTGCGGAGATAGTTGGACCATCAGGGAAATTGTTCCGTCCGTCGGCTATCTGCTGGATGACAGTGTATATCAAGTAGGCGCTGAGGCGAAGAACTACGTCATCGAAATCAATGCAGCGCCCGATTTGGGCGTAACAGAAAAGGTCATCAAGGGCTACATTAAGATTTTCAAGCACTCGGATGTCGGTCCTACCGGCGTTGAGGAATCCCTCCCGACCGGAAAGGTCACTCCCGAAGTTGGCGCTGAGTTCGATGTCTACCTGAAGGCGGCAGGAAGCTACGCTGCTGCGAAGACCACCGATAGAGACCACATTGTTGTGGACGAAGACGGATACGCGACAACCAAGGCGCTGCCTTACGGCACATATGTTATCGAGCAGACAAAGCATTTCGAACACGCAGATATGCTTTCAGGCTTTGAAGTGACTATTTCCGAGAATGGGAAAACTTATTTCTATGTGCTTAATGACCGTCCTTATTATGCTTCTGTTCGAGTGGTAAAACAGGACGCAATGGACAATGTTCAAATTCCTTACAGCGGAGCTGAGTTCCAGATATACGACCCCGATGGAACTCTTGTGTCCCTCAAGGCTGGTACTCAAAAAATTGATACATTTAGGACGGATAATGACGGCAATTTGATAACCCCCGAAGAACTTCCCTTTGGTCGCGGCTATAAGCTGGTGGAAACCAAAGCTCCTCGTGGCTATCGCTTGAATTCAACACCCGTTACATTCAACGTTGACTTTGAAAGCACAACCATGGAAGACGGGAACAAGGTTGTCGTTGTGAAGATGACAGACGCGCCTGTAACGCCTCAAATCAAGACTGTAGCTAAGGGCGCAGCAGGGGAGAAAACATTGGAACCCCTGACGTCTGTGACAATTAAGGATACGGTGTCCTGTACCGATGTCATTCCCGGCAAAACCTATACGGTGAATGGTTATCTGGTTTTGAAGTCTACTGGCGAACCTCTTTTGGATGGCGCCGGTCGAAAAATAACCGCTACGAACACATTTGTTGGCAGTAACGACTTTAAGGGCTCTACCGTGTTGTCCTTTACATTCGATGCTTCTCTTATTGCTGGAGATGCTGTAGTTGTATATGATACGCTGCATCGTGACGGCGTAGAGGTGGCAACCCACAAGAACATTTCGGACGCGGACCAGACCGTATCTTTCTTCGCACCCGAAATTAAAACTTCTGCCGTCAACCCTGATGGAAATGTGAAGGTTGTTGACCCCTCCATCGGCGTATCTATCGTGGATACGGTGTCCTATAAGCACCTCACTCCCGGACATAAATACATTCTGAATGGGCAGATGATGGATAGGGACACGCAGCAGCCGGCAAAGGACGATAACGGAACATACATTGTCGGAACAACAACCTTTACTCCGGCGACAACGGAAGGTTCGGTAGATGTGACCTTCACCTTCGATGCAACTGAGATTGCGGGTGTGCAGCTTGTCGCGTTCGAGAAACTCTATCATGTTGCCATCAGCAGCGATATCCCCGTTGCAACGCACGAGGACATTGAGGATGCGGAACAGACCGTAACAGTCGAGGCGCCTGAGATTACCACTCATGCAACCAACGCCGAAGACGGAACTAAATTCCTTGACCCGCAGTACATGGTGAAGGTCAGGGACTCTGTTGCGTATGAAAAGGTTGTTGAGGGGCACACTTATCTGTTGACCGGAAAGGTGTTTGATAAAACGACAGGCGAGTTTGTGAAGGATGCTTCCGGAAATGAAATTACCGGCACAACAAGATTTACGCCCACGGCGAAGGCCGGTACTGTGGATGTCGAGTTCGTTTTTGATGCTTCGGAACTGTATGGACATATGCTGGTCGTGTTTGAAAAACTGTCTTACAGGGGTGTTGTCTTAACCGTCCACGAAGATGAAGCAGATGCCGAGCAAACTGTGAATGTCTACAGCCCGAAGATTGGCACTACCGCTATTGATGGTGAGGGTACGGGTAAGTTTATTGACCCTGCGAAAAATGCTGTCATTAAGGATACGATTGCTTACGAACATCTTACCATAGGGCAGGAGTACACTATCATCGGTACAGTGATGAATAAGCGAACAGGTGAGGCTGTTGTTTCTGGCGGACGCACTGTAACGGTGACGAACACATTTACGCCGTCTGCGTCTAAGGGCAGCACCGAAATGGTCTTTACATTTGATGCTTCTGGTCTTGATGGAGATTCCCTTGTTGTGTACGAAGAGTTGTATTTCCGTGCATCTGACAGCACACCTTGTGCCATCCATAAGGATATCGGCGATGAAGGGCAGACAGTTGTCGTGAACACTCCTGCAATTCACACGACCATCAATGAGAGCATCTCTCTGAATAACTATTTCGAGCCGCTGAACGAAATTACCATTACGGATACTGTGACCTATACAGACCTCGTGCCCGGTCACAGGTACAAGGTGAAGGGCAACCTCGTTTCCAAAGACACCGGCGATGTTATCCGCGACGGTAATGGAAATTTGGTGTCCGGTGAGGCTGACTTCGTTCCGACGACCAAGGATGGAAATATTGATGTTAAATTCACGCTAAACGCCTCTATCCTGTACGGTCAGAGTGTCATTGCTTTCGAGTCTCTGTATTACCACAACACAGTTATTGCCGAGCACAAAGACCTCGCTGACGAGAAACAGGAAGCTGTGTTCTTCGCTCCTGCGCTGAGTACAAAGGCTCTGAATAATGACGGCAATACAAACTTGATTGACCCTGCCAAGGGAACGCATATTGTGGACACTGTTTATTATCGCCACTTAACCCCTGACCATGAATATACCGTTGTAGGTAAGCTGATGGATAAAATGACAGGGCTTCCTTTGCTGGATGCGAAGGGTGACGAGATTACCGGCAAAACCGTATTCACGCCGCAGCGGGTCGCGGGGGCGGTCAACGTCGAGTTTACATTTGACGCCAGCAATATGGCAGGGAAGACGCTCGTTGTTTTTGAGTATCTGTACTTCAACGAGGGCGATGAAACTCCCGCAGGGACGCATACGGACATTTCCGACCTGAAACAGAGCCTGACCTTCAACACACCAGCTATTAAGACCAGTGCGAAGAATGCGGAAGATAACTCCAAGTTCTTTGACCCTAAGAGTGCTGTAAGACTGGTAGATACCGTGAGTTATGAGGGTCTGTGCAAGGGACATGAGTACACGGTAAATGGTGTCCTGATGGATAAAAAGACCGGTACGCCGGTTCTGAATACGGATGGCAACCCCGTTACCGGAACAACATCATTTACAGCTCGCAGCGCTGCCGGCAAGGTTAAGGTGGAGTTTGTTTTTGACGCTTCGCAGCTCTACGGAAAATCTCTGGTTGTGTTTGAGGAACTCGTGTTTAACGGAACGGTAATTGCGGAGCATAGGGACCTTGACGACAGAAGTCAGACCGTAACAATAAATGTTCCCAGCATCTCGACAAGGGCTGTGAATACGGATGGCAAGGGTAAGATGCTTGATGCGGCGAAGGAAACCTCTATTACAGACACCGTTTCCTATTCCCATGTAACCCCCGGTCACGAGTACACCTTAGTGGGGCGATTGATGAATGGAGGAACTGGTGAGGAAATTCCCGGCACTGCAACACGGGTGAAATTCACTCCGAAGCGTACGTCTGGTGATGTGGACATGACTTTCGCATTGGATGCATCTCTCCTTGCTGGTAAAAATGTAGTTGTGTTTGAGGAGCTGTTCTTTAACGAAACGGACGCTGCTCCTTGTGCGACACACAAAGACCTTCGTGACGAAGCTCAGACCGTTACGGTAATGGAGCCGAGCATCGGAACTACCATGAAGGCAAGTCCTGATAAGAACCAGTTCTTTGTTTCCTCTCTGTCTACGGTTTTGGTAGATACCGTTACTTATCATAACCTCATTCCCGGTCACACCTATGTCGCCGAGGGGCGTTTGATGGACAAAGCTACTGGACGTGTTCTTGTTGGCGGAAATGGCGAGATTTCAGGGAGAACAGTGTTCGTTCCCAAGTCCATGGACGGGTCTGTGGATGTCTATTTTACATTCGACTCTTCTGAGCTGTTCGGCAAAACGGTCGTGGCCTTTGAAACCGTTTCCTACGGCGGTCACATTATTGCCAAGCATGAGGACATTAACGATGTTGACCAGTCGGCAACATTCTATAATCCTGAACTGACCAATACGACCGCCGTGAACGGTGAGGGCGGCAGCAAGTACATTGATGCAGCCAGAAATGTGGTTATTAAGGATACTGTAAAGTATGCACATCTGCCGATAAAACACGATTTCAAGTTGCGTGGAACACTTGTTTTCCAGTCCTCCGGAGAACCCGTTTTGCTATACAATAAACCTATTGTAGTTGAAAAATCCTTCACAGCGAAGAAAGCGGAAGGCTCTATCGACATGGAATTCGTCTTCGATGCATCTGGGCTGCAGGGAAAGAAAATTGTTGTTTTCGAGGAGTTGTTTTACGAAAATCAAACGATTGCTGCGGCAGCACATAAGGACCTTGGAGATGTCGGCCAGACTGTTACTGTTTCCAATCCTAAGGTGAAGACTGTTGCCTCCAATAAGGTCGATGGAAGTAAGATGCTTGAGCCGGATAAGAGAGTTACAATCCTCGATACAGTTTCTTTCTCTGGACTGATTGAGGGTCACACCTATAAGGTTTCCGGGACGCTGATGGATAAGGCAACTGGCAATCCTGTGGTCGATGAAAGTGGCGAGACGATTACCGCTGAAAAGACCTTTAAGGCGAAGGCTGCTGGCGGAAGTGTTGATGTTGAGTTTACCTTTGCGGCCACAGAGTTGTACGGGAAAGACATTGTTGTTTTCGAGAAGATTTTCTGTAATGACACTGAGATTGCTTCTCACGAAAATATCAACGACAGGGAACAGACGGTGACGGTTTATGCGCCTAACATCACTGGTACAACGGCGGTTGGAACTCTTGGGGGCGGTAAGCTGATTGACCCCGCAGCCAATGTGAAAATCACCGACACTGTTACGTATGAGCATCTGTCTGCTGGCCACAAATACACCTTGCGCGGTACGTTAATGAACAAGGAAACGGGTGAAGCTATCAAAAATGGTGGCACAGAAGTTGTAGTTGAGCAGACTTTTACGCCTGTGGAAGCAAGCGGTTCTGTGGATATGCAGTTTGTTTTCACTGCTTCCTTCTTGAAGGGCAAAGACATTGTTGTGTTTGAGGAAATCTATTTCAACTCCGAAGATACTGAACCGGTCGCCGTCCATAGGGATATCGACGATGGAAAACAGACCGTTTCTGTAACAAGCCCTGAAGTAAGGACTGTTGCCGTGAACAAAGAAGATAATGGCAAGGTCTTTGAACCGGACCAGACGGTTACGCTGAAGGATACCGTGTTTTACAACAATCTCATTGTGGGACATAGATACACCGTGACCGGAACTCTGATGGATAAGGGAACCGGCAAGCCCATCAAGGATACTGCGGGAAGCATCGTGGCTTCTTCTGTGGAGTTTACTCCTGATGCTCCCTGCGGCACGGTGGATGTTGAATTCCCCTTCGCTGCAACTGAGTTGTATGGCAAAACCATCGTGGCGTTCGAGAAGCTACTCTTCAACGGAACTGTCATTGCGTCCCATGAGGATATCAATGATGAGGAGCAGACTACTACGGTTCACAACCCTGAAATCGTACGGACTGTTGCTTTGAGCGCAGTGGATGGAGGAAAGTTCATTGATGCCTCTGAAACTTCTACCATCAATGATACTGTGGTATATCGTCACCTGTCTACTGGACACGCCTACACACTGAGAAGCAGCTTGGTTGATAAAACTACTGGCGAGCCTGTTCTGAATAACGGCAAACCCGTCGTTTCGGAGATGCAGTTCACGCCTGAAAGCACTGCTGGCTCGGCTGTTGCGGCTATCGCTTTCGACGCTTCTGCCGCGAAGGGACGCGATATCGTGGTGTTCGAGGAACTGTTCTTTACTGCTGGTGACGAGGCACCTGTGGCGGCGCACAAGGATATTGAGGATGCTGACCAGACTGTGACCGTGGTAAAATCTTCCATCAAGACCTGCGCTGAAAATGCTGCTGACGGCACGAAGGTGTTTGAGCCCGCCAGCGAGGTTATCCTGAAGGATACTGTGGACTACGAAGGCATCATTGCTGGACATACGTACAAGGTCGTTGGCACCCTGATGGATAAGTCCACGGGCAAACCGGTGGAGGCCGCAGCAGGGAAGTCTATCACCGCTGAAAAAGTGTTCACGCCTGAGGGCGAGAACGGTTCTGTGGTAGTCGAGTTCAAATTCGATGCACGCGATTTCTTTGGGCGCACTCTGGTCGTTTTTGAGGACTTGTACTACGGAGAGACTGTCGTCGCCGCTCACCGTGATATCAACGACGAAAACCAGTCTGTCGAGATTAAGAATCCCGTCATTGTTGAAACCATCGCAACAAACAAAGTCGATGGGGGAAAGCTGGTTGACCCCACAGAGAAGGTCGTTTTGACTGATTCTGTAAAATACGACCATCTCTCCACTGCTCACAAGTATACACTTGTTGGTAAGCTGATGGATAAATCTACTGGAGAATCCTTGAAGGATAAGGACGGCAACTCTGTTGTTGCATCCACATTCTTTACTCCTGACAACCTCTTCGGTTCTGTTGAAGTCTTGTTTGAGTTCGATGGGAGTTCGCTCGCTGGCAAGGATATTGTTGTATTTGAGTATCTCTATTACAACGAGGGAGATGAAACGGCTTTGGCAACTCACGAGGACTTGGAAGACACCGCACAGACCGTTTCCTTTGCGAATCCTGCTATCAAGACCTCTGCTGCCAATGCTTCTACGGGGAAGAAGACGTTCTCTCCGTATGAGAAAGCCGAGCTGGTAGACACTGTGACCTATGAGGGACTTATCCCCGGTCACGAGTACACCTTGGTCGGGACTCTGGTAGAAAAGGTTAAATCTGGTGGGAATTGGGTCGAAGGTAAACCCGTCATGGACAAGGACAAAAAGCCCTTGACCGCTACTGCGACCTTTACGCCTGAAAAGGCCGAAGGAACAACGACGGTTTCTTTTGTGTTTGGTGCTCGTTCCGTTGCGGGGAAAACTCTCGTTGTGTACGAGGAGCTCCTCTACAACAACATGAGTGTCACTACTCACGCTGACATAACGGACGAGAACCAAACGGTTACAGTTGACCGCATCCATTATAGCGGGCCTACTATGGGAACTACGGCGACATTTGCCAATGGCTCAAAGTCCAGCGGTTACGCCTCTCGCCTTGTGGTCGTAGATACCGTGAGTTATTCTGGGTTGGCTGTTGGTCAGAATTACACCTTGGTTGGCAGGTTGATGGATGCTCAGACGGGGGAGGCTCTGCGCGATGCGGGCGGCAGGGAAGTAACCTCCAAGCTGACATTTACCCCGAAGGCCTCCGATGGCTCCATCGACATGAAATTCTCCTTCGCTGCGTCGAACATCAAGGGTGCGAAGATTGTCGTGTTTGAGGAGGTGTATGTCGGAGGAAGTGTGGACGGGACTCCGTACCTGAGCCATACTGACATCAATGATGCTGGACAGACTGTGACTGTTACCGCGTCTCCCAAGACTGGAGACGATGGCGTCGGCAAATATGTCTCTTTGGGCTCGATTGCCTTGGGAACTGCAATTATTGTCGTTGTAGTGAGCAACGTCAAGAGAAGAAAGAAAAATAAGTAAACGTAGGACCAAAGGTATTAAATAGACCGGAGTTTTGGCTCCGGTCTATTTTTTTGAAAAAATTATTTGATTGAAAACAGAAGGAAGGAAAGCGTGCAAACCCGTTGCAACATAAGGGGTTTCCGTCTTTGCGAGGCGCAAGACTTTGTGGTTTAAGATGAGAAAACGAAAAATTTCCCAAAAACCACACTTGACATTTTTTTATAATTGTGCTATTGTAAGCACGTCAAAAATAATGTCAAGTTTTCCACAGCTTAAACCTCGTCACGGTCTATTATTTAATTACATTCCCTGAGCAAATTTTGAAATGAATGAAAGGACAAGAACTATGAAAAAGATGAAGAATTTTATCGCCCTGCTGCTGGCTCTGGTGATGACCATGAGTTTGATGGCCTGCGGCAACAAGACTGACGAGGAGACCAAGACCGGAGAGGATATCGGCTGTTACGTGCAGACCACCGAGTCCGGTGAGAAGGTTCTGGTGGATAAGGACGGCAACGCCGTGACCGACTACACGCTGGACGACGAAGGCAATGTGGTGGACACGCAGGGCGTGGTGGTCGTCAAGGCGGCGGACATCACGGCTTACGAGAAGTCCGAGGAAAAGGATGCGGAGAACAAGACCGACGCATCCGAGGCAAATACTCAGAAGCCTGAGGATACTGCGAAGCCCGATGGCGAGAACAAGTCCGACGCACAGAAGACGGACACCAAGGTAGATAACACCAAGAAGGACGAGACCAAGAAGGACGACGCCAAGCAGGAGACTCAGAAGCCTGCTGACGCCAAGCAGGACACCACGAAACCTGAGACCAAGCCCGAAACAAAGCCTGAGGTTAAGCCGGAGCCCCAGAAGCCCGCAGCACCCAGCTACGATAACGGTTCTCTGACCACCGCACAGGTGAAGGAACTCCAGCGCTGGTACGGCGTAAGCGCGGACGGTCAGTGGGGTGCAGGCTCCAAGAAGGCCGCCGGTGGCCGCACCGCTGATGAGGCGTGGGCATACTACCAGAGCAACAAGCAGATTACCACCCCCGAAAACCCCTCTGGCGGCAACACTGGTAACACTGGCAACACTGGGAACACTGGAAATACCGGCAGCACAGGTAACTCTGGCGCTGGTAACACTGGAAACACCGGCTCTACCGGTTCCACGGGTGGCGGTTCCACGGCTCCCACTACGCCTTCTGAGCCCGCCAAACCCACCAAGGCGACCATTGATTGCGAACAGGCTATGAGAGTGGGTAACGCATATGCAGAAAGCCTTGGTTTTATGATTTGGGACGGAGCCACCGGGTATAATCCCCCCGTTTTCCTTGAGCGCGATTGTCCTGAGTCCTGCTGGAATCAGGAGTGGGTTGAGGCGACAATTAAGAGAAATATTGATTTCCTTGTAAGCCAGTTGGAAAAAGCTACGGGTGAGAAGCCTTCTGATGCACCTTATGGGTCTTATGCCGCTAACTGTGTCGTTCGGTGGAATGCCTCTGCCGGTTATCACGAAATTTATATCTACTATTAAGACAGATAAATGAGATGCCGCGAGATATAAACTAAGAACTCACAAGAAGGAGCACAGCGATAAGAGTCGCTGTGCTCCTTCTTTATACATAAGAGGAGAAGATTAAGATGGAAGCGAAATAAGTAAGAGATGAACCCAAAAAGTCAAAAGGGTGTCAGCAGGGGTTGATACCCTTTTCTTTTCTTCTTGAAATTTGTAGGTGCGGATGTGTTGACAATATGCGCGATTATGCTACCATAAAAACATGGAGGGCAATCCGCCTCCTTATATCATTCGTTTCAAATTGGCAATATTAAGAAATGAATAAATATAAGAGGGCTGATTTTCTCTAAATAATTCTTCATTGAAAGGAGACAAATACCATGAAGCACAAGAAGGTACGTGGCGTTGTTGCTATGTTGCTGACGCTGGTGATGATGGTCGGAATGCTCCCGACATCCGTGTATGCGTCGGACGCGGATGGCGGCGGCAATTCGGTCGTCATCAAAAGTGTTTCTGACCCTGTGATGGTTGGAAAGACTGGTTCTGGCGACGGCGATTTGGTCTACAACGCCACAGAAGACACGAAGAATCCCGATGACAGCAAGAAGTCCGATTCTACCGTTGTTGAGGATGAGGTTAAGGGAGATGCCGATAAGAAGGACACCTCCAAAGAGAGCTCCTCTGAAAACGGGCAGGCTGCTCCGGGTGAAGCTAAATCTGAGACTGGTAAAGATGAGTCTGTCAAATCTTCCGTGACGGAGGAGGGACTTCAGGACCCCTACGCCGGAGAGAATACTCCTGTGAACGTTTCCATCCTTTACGGGTCTGCACAGAACGCCCCCAGAGCTATCAGTGCAATGAGGGCTCCCGCTCGCGCATCGGGCACCATTACGACCGGTGACGACATGAGCTATAACAGCAAGTGGATGGCTGAGTTCGCACCCTATTCCAGTGCCGTTGTAAAATATTTCAACGGCCAGCCGGCGTACTGTATTGAACCCCACAAGGGTGCCCCCGGCGCGGGAACTTCCGTTGATGCCAGCGCGTATTGGGGAGACCAGCGGGTTCGCCTCGCGCTTGCCTATGGCTACGGTGGGGCAGATGACTCAACGTTGCTCTGGTATGCTGGCAACGGCACCTATGCTTGGTGCGCCACACAGGAAGTTATCTGGGAAATCGTCGGCGGCTACAGTGACCTGAGTGACCTGTTTGTGGGTCCCGGTCATGCTTATGACCCTGAAGTTGCTGTGCCCATCAAGGCGGCACACGATTATATCTGGGAGAAGATTAACCAGCAATCTATTATTCCAAGTTTTGCAGTATATACCCCTTTTGATAGCAGAAAGGATATTGAGCTTTCTTGGGACGGTTCTTCTTGGACAGCTACAAAAACCGATACCAACAGGGTTTTGAGAAATTTCGACGACTTTGAGTTTGGCCTGTCCGGTGTGAGCACCTTCCAGAGTGGAAACAATCTGACGATTACAGCCACACCGGAAGCTGCGAAGAGTATGCTGAACGGCATTGCGTCGTATGCTTCTGAGGGCAATGTGATTGACCCCGACAGCGTCAATGCTTACCTTCTCGTCGCGGGTGGCAGCAAGCAGGACTGCGTTGCGCTGAACGGTTGGCCTGACCCCGTTACTGCTTACGTTCGCGCCAAGGTCACAAAGACTACCGGCGATTTGAACATTGCCAAGACCTCCGAGGATGGCAAGGTAGGCGGCGTGAGTTTCACGGTCACGGGCCCCAACGGTTACAGCAAGACTGTGACCACTGGTGCAAACGGTAAGATTGCCATTACCGATTTGCAGCCCGGTACTTATACCGTAACGGAGAATACACCCGGCAATTACATCCCGACGCAGCCCCAGTCCGTAAACATCGCAATCGGCGATTTTAAGACGGTGAACTTCAGCAACGTGCTGAAGAAGGGCGTTGTGAAGGTTACTAAGACCTCTGAGGATGGTCAGATTGCTGGTCACACCTTCCGTCTGTCCGGCACTTCCGCAGCAGGTACGGCTGTCAATATGACGGCTGTTACGGATGCCAACGGCGTGGCTACCTTCAATAATGTTCCTGTGGGCAACAACTATAAGCTGGAGGAAATCAACACCGCAGCGAAGTATGTTGTTCCTGCGGTGCAGGCTGGCGTGGTGGTTGAGTACAACACCAGCACCCCCGCTCAGTTTGAGAACAAGCTGGCTCGCGGCAATCTGAAAATCACGAAGACCTCCGAGGATGGCTTCGTGGCAGGCATGACCTTCCGGCTGACCGGTACGTCTATCTCCGGTGCAGCAGTCAATGAAACTGCTTCTACCGACGAGAACGGTGTCGTCATGTTCAGAGAAATCCTTATCGGTAATAACTATACCGTACAGGAAATCAACACCGCCGAGCGGTACGTTGTTCCCGCTGTCCAGAACAATGTGACCGTCACGCTCAACAATACCACCAGCTTGAACTTCCATAATAAGCTGGCTCGCGGCGCCGTTGAGGTTAAGAAGACCTCCGAGGACGGCAAGGTCGCTGGTATCACGTTCCGTCTGTCCGGTACTGCTATCAACGGCGAGACGGTGGATATGACCGCCGTGACCAATGACGCCGGAGTTGCCACCTTCAACAACGTTCTGATTGGCAACAACTACAGCGTTGAGGAAGTGAACACGGCTGCCAAGTATATCGTTCCCGCTGTGACAAACGGCGTGAAGGTTACTCTGGATAACACCACCCCCGTGAATGTCTACAACAAGCTCAAGCGCGGCGACCTGCGCGTTACCAAGACCTCTGAGGACGGCATGGTCGAGGGCATCACCTTCCGGCTGCATGGAACTGCCATCTCCGGCGATGCTGTTGACCTGACTGCTACCACCAACGCTGACGGTATTGCCATCTTCAAGGATGTCCTGATTGGCAACAACTACACGCTGGAGGAAGTCGATACGGCGGTGAAGTATGTTATTCCTGCCGTGCAGACAGGTCTCGTTGTGGAGTTCCAGAAAGTTACCGACACCGCTGTGACCAACGTACTGAAGAAGTGGAAGGTCACTGTGGAGAAGACGGACGCCGAGACTGGCAACATCCCTCGCGGCGATGGTGTCTTTGAGGGTGCTGTGTACGGTCTCTATAAGGGTGACGAGCTGGTGAAGGAGTACGTTATCGGCAGCGACGGTAAGTTTACCACTGACGAGTACATCTGCGGCTATGATTACACCATCCGTGAAATCAAGGCGCCCACTGGCTATCAGATTGATGAGGGCGTGTATCGCGTTGGCGCCGAGCCGGAGAACTACCGTATCGAACACAACGTTGCTCCCCAGATTACCTCTGTCGAGGTCATCAATCGCGGCACATTCGCCATCACCAAGTTCATCTCCGACGGGACCTCCGGTCCCGCTAAGTTCGAGGGCGGTGCAGAGTTCAAGTATTGGCTGCAGTCCGCCGGCTCTTACGAGAACGCTAAGGATGACGAGCGCGGTATCCTGACGACCAACGACTTGGGCTACAGCGGCAAGTCCATCGAGCTGCCCTACGGCACCTATGTGGTGCATCAGACCAAGGCCGGCGATAAGGGGGCGGGGCTCGCGCCTGAGTTCACCGTTCTGGTCGGCGAGGTTGACCACGACCATCACGACTTGGCTGTCAACAACGGACCTATTACCGCGTACCTGCGCGTTGTGAAGGTCGATGAGCTTGACGGCGAGGTCATTCCTTGGGGCGGCGCGAAGTTCCAGATTTACGACCCTGACGGGAACAAGGTGTCCCAGAAGGTCACTTACCCCACGGTAACTTATATTGATACATTCGAGACCAATGATGAGGGTTATTTTGTGACCCCGCTGGTTCTGCCTTACGGCGAGAACTATCATCTGGTCGAAATCGTACCCCCGAAGGGTTATGAGCTGATGGATACCCCGATTACCTTCAGCGTTACGCCCGATACCATTTCTCTGGATGCCGAGACCGGTCTGGTGACTGTGAATATCATCGCCGAGGACGAGGCGGTGACTCCCAAGGTCAAGACTACTGCAACCGACAAGGAAGGCAACAAGGAAATCGTTCCGTCCACCACCGTCACTATCGTCGATAAGGTGGAATGCACCGACGTTATCCCCAACAAGACCTATACGGTCGAGGGATATCTGGTGGTTAAGTCCACCGGCGAGCCTCTGCTGGACGCCGAGGGTAATCGCATTACCGCCTCTAAGACCTTCAAGGCTGAAGCCGACTTCACTGGCTTTGTGGAGCTGGAGTTCACCTTTGATGCGTCTCTGCTGGGTGGCGAGTCCATCGTTGTTTTCGAGGACCTGAAGCGCGGAAACCGTGTCGTTGCTACCCATGCTGACATCAACGATGTTGACCAGACCGTTGTAATCCTGAACCCCAAGATTGGCACCACGGCCAAGAACGCTGTTGGCGGCAAGGAGTTCATGCCTCTGGCTGATGTGATTCTGGTGGATACCATCTCCTACGAGAATATGCCCGTGGGTAAGGAGTTCATCGCTATCGGTACGCTGATGGATAAGGCCACCGGCAAGCCCGTTACCGATGCCAACGGCGACCCCGTTACCTCTTACAAGGTGTTCACTCCCGAAGCTGCCACTGGTACGGTGGATGTGAAGTTCGTCTTTGACGCTTCCAAGCTGGCCGGCAAGTCTCTGGTGGTATTCGAGCGTGTGTATCTGGGCAACGAGATTGTTCCCGGCGACTCCAATAAACCCGTGTTTGTGAGTCACGAGGATATCAACGATGAGGGGCAGACCGTCACCATCGGCGTTCCCGAAATCGGTACAAAGGCCGTGAACAACGCCACCAATGGCAAGACCCTCGACCCCGAAGCCCGCGCTGAAATCAAGGATACCGTGTCCTATAAGGGCCTGATTGCTGGAGAGAAGTACACTGTCTCCGGTAAGCTGATGAACAAGGCCACCAACGAGCCCCTGAAGGATAAGGACGGAAAGGAAATCACCTCCTCCGTTACCTTCACCGCTGAGGCGTCCAATGGCACCGTTGACGTGTTCTTCGTGCTCGATGCATCTCTGCTGCGTGGTCAGTCTATCGTTGTATTCGAGTCCCTACAGTACAAGGACATTGAAATCGCAGTTCATGCCGACATCAACGATGTTGACCAGACTGTGACTGTCAATAGCCCTGAAATCAAGACCACCGCTAAGAACGCTGCTGATGGCAAGAAGGAATTCTGGGCCTACAGCAAGGTCGAGCTGGTCGATACCGTGTCCTATAAGGGCCTGATTGCCGGCAATAAGTACACCGTAATCGGTAAGCTGATGGACAAGGCGACAGGTGAGCCTGTTCTGGGCCGCAACAACAAGGAAATCACCGCCACTACCGAGTTCGAGGCCAAATCCTCTGACGGCACTGTGGATGTGAGCTTCGTGTTTGATGCATCCATTCTGGGCGGTAAGACGCTGGTCGTGTTCGAGACCCTGACCCGCAATGGCACTACGGTAGCGACTCACGCCGACATCAACGATGTTGACCAGACTGTGACCATCAAGCGCATCCCGACCTATTCCGGTCCGAGCATTTCCACCACCGCTACCTTCGATGGCAAGGAGAAGAAGAACTCCGTTGCTGGTAAGAACGTGAAAATCGTGGACACCGTCAACTATACCGGCCTGACTGTGGGCAAGACCTACGTGCTGGTTGGTACGCTGATGGATAAGGATTCCGGTGTTGCCCTCAAGGACAATAAGGGGAATCTGGTAACGGCTACCACGACCTTTACGCCCAAGTCCTCCAACGGGGCTGTGAATGTTACGTTCAAGTTCGACGCATCCAAGCTGAAGGACCATGCGCTCGTGGTGTTCGAGACTCTGTATGAGGGTCGTGCTGAGGCGGGTAATGTCATTGCTACCCACAACGACCTGATGGACGGTGCCCAGACGGTGTATTTCCGCGACAGTGTCCAGACTGGCGATGAGGGCATCGGCCTGTGGGCCATGCTGGGTACGTTCAGTACCATTGCTTGCTGCGGCACTGCGGTGTTCATGTTCCGCCGCAAGAAGGAGTATGGCGCCGAGTAAGCAGCTCATCATATCATGTGGTGAGTAAACCCCAAAGTGAATGCAGGGGGCGCAGACCTTGTGCCTGCGCCCTCTGCTTTTACAAATATAACAGTAGGGGAGAGCACCTTCCCGGAAAGAGAGAAAAGGAAATGAAATACTGTAATAATTGTGGCAAAGAGGTCTCTGATAACGCTGTTGTCTGTCCTTTCTGCGGCTGCGCCGTGGCGAGCAAGAATGTCGAGGTGGACAAGCCTTCTACCGGTCTGAACATCCTGTCGTTCCTCATCCCGCTGGTTGGCCTGATTCTGTATCTGTCGTGGCAGAATTCGACCCCCATTAAGGCGAAGGCGGTGGGGAAGTGGGCACTGATTGGATTCTGTGTGGCAGTCGGTCTGAGCATCCTTGGCACCATCCTTTCCGGCGCACTGATTTCCAGTGTAGTTGGTGGATGGTATTCCGCTGTTGACACGGCATCAGTATTTAGCTGAGATTTTGACTTCCGGCAGGAGAGTTAAAAACGCTTTATCTAAAAAGAGGAGAGGGAAGGTCCTCTCCTCTTTCAACAATGCAAAAGGTGAAAAAATGGGGAAAAAAGCAAAACAAAACGAGGCGTGTTACGACAACAATGGGAACAAGGTCGAGGATAAAACGAGCGTCCTCCCGCGTATTTTCGTGCTGGCTGTAGTTGTTCTCGCTGGAATTCTACTTATCCTTTTGGCCGACTGCTATGGATGGTTTGATTTTTTAGAAAAGCCCATGAATGCGGCGGGTCAGTTCTTGAAGGATAATTGGATGGAGGTATGGATAGGGCTTATAACTGTAGCACTTCTGCTTTGTTATCTTTCTTTCGAAATAGGCGGTGCAGTTTTCGCCAAGAAGCGTCGTCTTGAAATTGAGGCAAATGTAGTGGGAAGTGTTCCAATTTCACGTAAAGACTTTCTGCGTGATTGGGATTCCGCGCCCAGCCGGAGGGGGATGAATGCGTGTTCCAATGGAGCTTTGTTTGGATATAAATATGTCTTCTGTTCAGGTGTGTATGTGATTGCGGAGGTGGATGAATTGAATCGTTGTCTTAATGCGGTATTCATTGGTTCGTCCTCCGTCGGAGCGTGCTGCTCACGGGCGTATGCTCATCTTTCGTGCAAGGCTGCAGCTTCTGTCGCTGTGTGTGACGCTGTTCGGGCAGGATGTGAGCTTTATGTTGTGTTTGTTCCGTGTCAAGCAGAGTATGTGAACGAAGTGAAAGGCGCTGTTAAAACATATCTTGAGAGCGCTTCTGAGCTCATAAGATTTGAAAATAGGTAGACTCTTTATCGCAGGTAACTTTTGGGATAAAAAAGTTTTCGCAAAACACGCTGGTTTTCCGCCTTCTCACATGGTAGAATAATTAAAAACAAAGAAGAGGAGTTTTCAAATGCCGATGGATGCCGATTACGCGCTCTTGAAGAAGTGGAGCAACTGGTTCGACCGGAAAAACGGCAGCGGTTATGGGCCAGCAAACATATTGCAGCGGAGAACGATGAACACTGCAATCGTAACTGTGAGTACACTGCAAAACATTCCTTTTACTGAGTTATCTTCTTCGCTGTACTTCTTTTGTAGTGATATAGATAGCAAGGAGTTCTCTCGTCTGTATGAGTCTCAGGTGGAGTTGGCCGGTGCCAACCCTGACAAGTTTATCAAGGGCCTTCACAGCTTTTTCAATTCCATGGCCAAGAGAATCAAGAACGAATCCGAATACGCCCTGTTCTTTGATTTTCTCATGGCTGCATCTCGCCTTCTTTTTACCGCAAAGGAAGAAAAACAATCTAACATCAACATTGATGTGGTGTACTGTTACTTCAGTATCCTCCTTCAGCAGACGGAATACCTGCGTCCCGATAAGTTCGACTTAACCAAAGTCGTCTGCGGTTTGAAAACGACCGGCGAACTGTTGGTCATGGAAGATACCTACCCCTTCTTGGATAAGCCTGCTTTTGAGTTGGAGCGCCGGAATCTTGATGGAAAGGTTCGTTCCCCCATGGAGCTGGATGCCCAAATCAAGGAAATCTATAGCAAGTGGGGATATGGCTACATCCAAAATAAGGAGGATTTGGAGCGCTACACGCAGGTAGACAGGATTTTCTCCAACCAAATAGCGGGTATGGCTGCGCTCATCAATGAATACACCTTCGACATACTTCCACAGCATTGCTTTTCTGCCATCGCAAATAAGTTCTTTTCCGTTGTTGCGCTGCCTCCGATGCTGCCTGATGAGATGCATGAGCTGCTGCGGACGAAACGAAGTTCGACGCTTCCTGCCAACGGCGCAGTGTTTGAATTTGCAAGCGAGAAGGATATCATCCGGAAAGTCTTGCTCAAGGAAACTCTATACGGCGATTCCATCTATATGCTTTACCGTCTGGATACCAGCGAGGGGGACTTGAGTGGGTACTATGATACTAAGACTGGGTTCTTCTTTTCGATTTTTCTCGATTCAGAAGATAGAGTCATCTACGGGAACATAAGGCGGCTCGTTTTAACTCTCTATGCCTGTGCCGTAACGCGCAAAGGTCCAGAACTGCTGTCGCAACTAAGCAGCCATGTCAAGTATCTGTCCCTCGACAATAATGGCGTCCGGAAATTCGATGAGGTATCCATGAGCTACTACGGTCGCGGAGGACGCCTCAGGAACGTCTACGACGGCGCGGAAGCGGCAGGGAAGGGTGGATACACCCGTAAGGGCGACGAAGCCTATGAGGAGGCTCCCAGAGCCATTCAGGGCTTTATCCGAAAGGTGGGCGAGGGGAGAACGCCGTCCCGTGAGGCGGTGGAGTACGCGGAGGCTCTTGGGTACTCCCTCGCGCCTGACGAAACCTATGTAAAGCCATTCATCCGTAGAGTTCTTCGCCTGAAGCAAAAGGAAGCTGAGAACACAAATGGATAAGCGAAAAAGACCGGTGGTGAGCCCATCGGTCTTTTTTTCAAAAAAGGAAGCAACCCTTGGGCTGTTTCCTGAGAAATTTTAATTTTGAAATGTATTTGTCTTTGCAGGTTGCTATGCGTCCAGCTCGTACACGATAAGCCCAATACTATCAATAAACTGATAGTGGTTCGCATATTCACGCTGGATGAATTCCTCTCCCTTTGCCCTGCCCCACTTATTCTCATCACAGATATCCGTAATCATGTCGGACATGGATTCGTAGATACTGGCGATAGGGGTAACAATGACATTTTCGCGCCTAAACAACCACATCCGCAGCACCTCGCGGGGAGAGAAAGCCCGACAGAGACTCTGCTCTTCGGGGACAAGGTCGTGCGGCGCACGGGTGCCGTAAATTTCGTGCTGCTTCACAAGGGTCTTGAGGCGAAGCTCTGCCATGTCGAGAAGCCGCTTCGCTGTTTCGGGGTCGTCCCCTCCAAACTCCATAATGGATATCATCACATCCATAAGGGAAAGAGGGTCGTTGACTGCCATTTCTACAGACTTCCGGACAGCGTCGCTTGTGCTGCCTGTGAATTGGCAAACGTCATCAATGAGGTCGTCATTATCTTTCTTGTTCTGTTTTTCTTCGTTGCTGGTTCCGTGTTCATAGATTCTACTGTTCTGTTTTCGTTGCATTTCCCGTGACCTCCTTCTACGCTGCTACTTTTTCCTTTCTTCCTTTGAAAACGATGACAGTGGCGTGTTTTGTTCGCCATTCGAGATATTGCTCCCGCGTATTGGGCTGGCAAGAGTACATGGAAATAGCGCTGACAAGCCGCTGCTTCTATGCCGCAAAAGTGGAGTAAGTGCTTCCTGCGGCAGTGAAAGTCGTCTGCCAGCGCTTATGTTCCATATTCAATATCACTCTACCACGATTACATAATTTTGTCAAGTTTACGACTTGTGAAAATTGGAACAATCATGTCTTTCGTGTTGACATTATTCCTAATATAAACTGTGTTAATTTGTGGGATGTTACAGTTTCGTGTAACATCTTTTAATCATTTGTTAAAGGATTCTGCTCGTTTTTGTGCTAAATGTAGATATTCTTACCAAATATTACGTTTTTAGACGTTTTGCTTTTCTCCCTTACGACTTAAATGATTTTGGCACATGAGCCACCCTTTTTACGCCCCGCGTACTTGACATTATTTTATGTTCGTGCTAATATGAAATCGAAGAAATAAGCCCTTTTGGGAGCTTTTAATGCCTGCTGTGAAAGGTCGTGTTTCCACATTAAACTAATACTGGCTGAAAAGAAACAGCTTGGCGACTTGATTGCCCAAGCTATTCCCGGTACAGCACATTATGACCGTGGTGCAACCGTGAAAGGTGAATATGTAATCGTCTGTTCGCAAGGACATCTTCTTTCTCTGAAGGAGCCTGAGGACTATGATGTCGCGTTTGGGAAATGGGAGTTGTCTGCCTTGCCTATTTATTTCCCGAACTGGCAAACAAAGGTGAAAGAGTATAACGGGAGAGGCGTGAATCCCAACGAGCGCGTTTCGCGCATTGGGGAGCTTTTGAAGCAGTGTTCCTGTGTAATCCACGCAGGAGACCCTGATGAAGAGGGGCAGCTTCTTATTGACGAGCTGCTTCGCTGGCACGGTTATCGTGGACCCGTTTACCGTTTGGCGACAGGCGACACCTCTATCCCTGCGCTGCAGCGTGCGCTCAACAACCTCAAGGATAACCGTCTCTTTGAGAACATGGGGTGGTCTGCTTACGCACGGAGCGTTGCCGACCTTATGGTTGGTGTGAATATGAGCCGGTATTATTCGTTGGTCAATAATGCTTCGCTGACAGTTGGACGTGTGCAGTCTCCTACCCTTGGGCTTGTGGTCGAGCGTGATATGCTTATCGAAAACCACGTAAAAACTAAATACTATGAGGTCTCAGCGAAGACTTCTGTTGAGGGTAAGGTCGTTGAGACGAAGTACAGGCCGAAGAAAGATGACCCTCATCTGACTGACGGGCTTATCTTGGAAAGACCTTACGCGGAGAGCAAGTCTGCGATGATTTCCGGAAAACAGTTCTCTGGGGCTGCCGTTACAAAAAAGATTTCCAAAGAACAACCGCCTTTGCCGTTTGATATGCTGGAATTGCAGGGTTACTGTTTGAAGAGTTTCGGCTACAAGCTGGACGACACCATGGAAATCACGCAGTCTTTACGCGATAACTACAACGCCATTACATATAACCGTACTCAGGTGCGATATCTCCCCGAAAACTACTTTGCGGAAGCTCCCGCCACCTCCCGTACCGTTATCGCAAACATAAACACGGTAGGAAAGGGAAATTTCAACCCTATTCTTGGTATGGACTTCAAGACGAAGGGGCGGTGCTTCGACGATTCCAAAATTGAAGCCCATTTTGGCATCATTCCTCAAAATGTGAGTCTCGACCTCAACAAGATGACAGAGCGGGAACGAAACGTATATCTTGCCATTTGTAAGTATTATCTTATCCAGTTCTTTCCGCCCGCTGAGAAGGAAACAACAAGGCTGGTCGTCCCGCTGCCGGACGGTGCCACTTTAGAGGCGTCCAGCACTGGTGTGCTGAAACCCGGTTATCTCGTGATGATGCGCGAAGGTGTAGATACGCCCACAGCGTTGAGTATGATACCCGCCGGCAGTTACGATGCCTTTGTTTCCGACGCTCAGGTCTTAGAGAAGGAAACAAATCCCCCTCCTCGTTACACACAGTACACGCTGGCGAAGGATATGAGCCGTATTGCCAAGTACGTTACGGACCCATTCATCAAGAGCACTCTGCTGAAGAAAGATGCCGACGTGGAGGAGAATAACGGGGCTATCGGCACCAGCGCAACACGGGACCAGATAATCTCCGGTCTCATTTCAAGAGGGTTCTTGCAGGAAAAGGGGAAGTCCCTTATTTCCACTCCGCTTGGACGCGAGTTGTATCGCATTCTCCCCGATTCCCTTCGTGGACCGGACCTCACCGCCTTGTGGTGGGTCATTCAAGAGGAGATACATGAGGGGAAGGCGACGCCGGAGAAGCTGGAACAAAACGTTCTGGCTATGCTCAAAGATTTCCTGCAGCAACCGCATCCTAAAGTGGACCCCAACATTGTCCCGACAAGGAAGGGATTCACGCCGATAGGAGTCTGTCCTCGCTGTGGTGGGAACATCATAGAGGGGAAAATGGGCTTTGGTTGTTCCAACTGGAAGAGTGGATGTAAGTTTACCATCTGGAAAAAGCCAAAACCGACTCTGTTCCAGCACATCACATTCACAGAGAAGGATGTCAAAAACTTTCTCGCTGGAAAGCCTGTCCATAAGACGAAGCTGACCAAGAAGGACGGCGGTACATTTGCGGCAGACCTTGTGATGGATGACAGTCAGCGCAGTGATTGGGGCCCGAACTTTACGCTTCAGTTCAACAGCACCAAACCCGCAGGAGCCTCCTCGCGCTCTGGTGGTGGTCGTTCCGGTAGTCGCAGTACGTCGCGTGGTTCTTCGCGGAGTCGGCGCTCTGGACGTCGGTGATGGTGCATCATAGTTGACATTTTAACATAGTCTATGGTATAGTACAAGTGTTCTATTTAACAAAGATGTACCAGAACATTTGTTCAAGATGCTTGTTATTTACCTTTGATATCCGAGATAAATAACAAGAATCTTGTTATTGTGCTATATCCCGTTCAAAACATTAGGAGGTGAACCATTGGACGGGCGAACCCATACTTTTGCCGGATACACGGCAGGATTACTTCTTGTGCAGGCACAAATCTTCGGAGCATTTGGACTTCCGGCGCCGGACGGCATTCTTCCGTGTGTCGGAATGGTTGGACTGTCCATGGCGGGCTCCCTCGCGCCTGACATAGACCTTCCGCGCAGCAGAGCAGGACGACGCAATAGACCCGTGTCCGCTGCCGTAAATGCTCTTTTTGGGCATAGGGGTATTACCCATGCGCCCTTCATTTGGGCGGCACTGTACGCGGCCTTGAAGCTGCTTTTGGGTGCTGAATGGTTGACCTATATCCTTGCGTTTGTGATTGGTGGAGCGACTCATATTTTGCTCGACCTTTTCAATAAAGCCGGCGTTCCTTTGCTTTGGCCGATATCCCATCGCTTCTGGATATTCGGAATAAAGACGGACAGTGCTGCTGGTCACGCATTTTCTTTTGTCTTGGCGTGTGTCGCAGTTCTTTGTTCCATCAATTTCTTCTACGAAGCCGGCGACTACTTAAAGGAGGCGATTTGGTTTGTTTGACGCTACAACAACAAAGTCTGAAAACGCACAATGGGGTGAGCGCATGGCGACGTATATTGCGCTGATGCGGTGGAACGGCTACTCTGTGCAGGAAATTGCTGATACCTTTGGCATTTCCCGGCAGCAGGTGTATCTGCATCTGCAGAAGATTCCTTTTCCTAATGATAAGGCCAAAAGGTATCCTCGTCCCGCACTGAATGAAGAGCAGGTAAGGTCTGTGGTCGGTTTTTTTGTCGCGAATAAGGACGCGCCCATATCCGCCGCTTCAGAGACAACGGGCATTCCTGTTGCGGATGTTGTGATGCTTTGCAACAATATCCGTGGTGCTCATTCGTGGTATTTCAGCGAGGGTTATCCTCTCATTGCGGATTATCTGAACAGGGAGGGAGTTACGCTTGATTATCTGGAACAGATGGCTGGCGTTCAGGGACTCGCACAGTATATTTTTTCCACATACCCTTACAAGGAGATGCCGAAGGCTCGTGCTGCTGCGGTAGCCGCAGTAATTGACGTTCCCGCAGACAAGCTGATGGAGGTGGCTGTTGCGTCCGGAAATATGGCCACAGGTGTGGCAACATCGGATGAAATGGCATTGGTCATCGGCTCAGTAACCGGACGCGAAGCGAACTCGCGGCTCTTTTTCCGTGGACGCCGTATCAAACCCTCTTTCTCTGCAACTGGAGGTGGTTCTTGTGGTGAATAAATCTGGGCCTGACCTCCAGAGCGATATCATCGCCGATACTCGCGATTACCCAGATGCTCTGCAGCGCCTCACGATGAAGGGAATCTTGATGGCCGGTGCCATTGTGGTTATCCTCATTGCAACGCTTTGCCTGCAGAAGTCCGAATTGAAGGCAATGCTTCCCTTTGCCGGCGTTATCCTCTTGCTGGCAGGATATGTTGTCTATTCTGCCCTACACTTGCGAACAGAATGGCAGAATGGGGACATCGTGTGTCATATTGCTTTGTGCCGCTCTGTGCGGTCTCGGTCATGGCCACGGGACAGCAAAGAGGTGGTTTTTGTAACAGGGGAAGACGAAGGTCAAGAGGCCCATGTGTTTAATCTTCCTGACCGCAAGAACAAAGACCTGTATCCCGGCTTTAAGTACACCATCTATGTTCGTGCAAGAGATAATACGCATCTCTTGGCCTACAAAGAAATCTATGTGCCTTCCGATGCGAAGGACACAGAAGAGGTCAAGTCGGAGCTTTCTTCGGAAAAGTGAAAAAAGCCGGCCTACGGGCCGGTTTTTTTGCGTTTAGAAGAGGCCTTGCCTTGTGGCAAGACCTCTTTCGTGTTGTGAGAGTTAATTGAAAAAGAAGGGCCTTCCGATTTCTGCATCCTCCTGAGGTTCAGACTCTTCCGGAGTAAAGGCGTTTTCCGGCGTATTGGCCTCGTTCACAAGGCCATCATCGCTGTCCTCGTCTTCTGTGGCTTCCGCTGCAACAGGGGTCACGCCCCAGTTGAGAATAGCCTCATCCTCCTCGGACAGTGCAATACGCTGCCTTTCAGCGGTATCGCGGATTTTCTTGACCATTTTTTCGCGGAAGTTTTTCATGGCGGACTGGATGCGTGTCGCGGCCTGTTCATCTACAACGATAGCAGGCTTTTTACGGCTTTTCGCCGATACCGTAAAGGCGTTATCCTTCGCAGCGATATCTAACATCGTATTGATGTCTGCGACTGCTTTCAGTCCGTCTGAGACCTGCTGGAGTGCCTGCTGCTGCTTTGAGTCACTGATAATTGCGGGCATGGTTTTTCTCTCCTTTTCTTTTTTTAGTTAGCGAGTGCGGTATCTGTCTCAGTATCGGCACCTTCGATGACCGCGCTCATATCTGCGAGGTAGTAAACATCCGCTGCCTTGTCGTAGTTGATGTGTGCGATAAAACTGCCAAGGTCTTCGCCCGTAGCCTTATCACATACGCGGATTGTCAGCGTTTCATTGCCGTTATATCCATCCACAAGAATGGAGTCCTGCCACGCAACACCGAATTTGTTTACATCGCGGTAGGTCGCGTCAATTCCCAGCACATCGTCATACCAAGTAAAGGCTGCAATACTGTTGGTATCCATTGTGTAAAAATCTTGCCGCTTGACCGTTGCGTATTCTTCCGGCATAAAGTATAGGGGATATGTCGTACGCTCGCACTTGATATAGAACGCCGCACCGTTGGGGTCGTTGCAGGTGGGATTCAAGTAGATGGCGTTGACGCCGGCATCCTTGTCGCCCATACCCAGCGTGACCTCATAGCCGGATTCCAGCGTACAGCTCAACTTGATGTCGTTGCGGTACTTGCCATCCCCGATATATCCTTGGGAGTCCTCTTCACCGTCGGGGATGGGTTCGGGATTTTCGAGGTTGTACTGAGGTTCGCCGGTGTCCTCATCTTTATCTTTCTTTCCACAGCCCACAATGGTCAGTGCCATAAGCACAGCCAGAGTCAATGCGATGAACTTCTTCATATGGGATTCCTCCTTACGGATTTTTACTGTACGGGGTTCGCGTTCTGAGGTGCGGTATCACCGCAGAGCACACGGTCTACAAATTGGCAGATGTTGAGCTGTGCGGCGCGTTCGGGAGTGTTTGCTTCCAGCTCCTCCAGCAGCTCCACGGTCGTAACCGTACCACTTGTAAGTGTTGCATCTGCACCAGTGACCATGGTCGCGTCATACACGGTTGCAGCCTTTTCTGTCATACGGAATCTTACAATGGAGGGAACCATTTTTGCGATGCTAACATGGTTCTTCACATACTGTGTCAATTCGCCCTGCGGGATTGCTCCCAGCTTGGCATAGACATCAAACAGCAGCGTTCCGTCGGCGTTCAGGAGGTCGCTTACCACCGCATTCAGCTTAATGGTTTCATGCCTCCGGTTATGCTCGTCCTTATCGCTGATGGTGTACTCGATAGTGGGGTCATCCGCATAGAGTTCCTCGCGCAACGCGGGGTTGTTGTCGTCCACTGTGCGATTGATGGTAATGACAGCCTCGCGTCCAAACATGAGGAAGCTGGTGTCCGTTTCCCACAGATAATCTCGCACATCTTCCTCATCAGTGGCCAGCCAAGGGTTGACGGCAACTGATGTTCCTCCTGTGCTGTTTACACTGAACTGGTCGATGCGGAGAATTTGACCGGCGCCGATATATTCAGTCGCGTATTTCCCCACCACAGTGGATGCCATGTCCACATTACACAGCTTGGAGCCAATGGCCACAGCGCAGTTGTAGACGTCGGCAGGAATGGTTGCTACGGCAAGATTATCCTTAGAGAACTGCGTTCCCGGCAGTATATCGTCTGTGACCTGAATCACCTGCACGCTATCTCCATGAACGTAGGACGTGGAAACTGTCGTTCCATCAGAACGCTGGAGCGTCGTGGGGTACTGAAACCCGATAGGTGCAGAACGGTTGGCCAGCGTGGTGTAGACGCAGAAGACAATAGCGGCACCGGCAATGATAGCTGCAGCAGGATAAACGACCTTTTTCAGAAACCGCTTCCCTTTACTTACAGGGACCATGCTCGTTCCTGCCGCATCACTTGCGGATACGTTCTTTTCCGCCGGTTTGCGCTTCTGCTGCTTTTTCTGCTCCTTTTCCCGCAGCCTCTCGGCCTTCAGCCGTTCTTCCTCCTGCCGCTTGAGCTCGCGCCAGTCGGGGGTTTCTGCCGTGCCTGAGCTGGGCGTGTCGGTGCTGTGAGTGGGGGATTCCGTGCTCCGAGAGGCTTCCTTTTTCTCAGGTGCGGAAGGGGGCGCGTCGTCGCCGCCGTTTGCAGCGGGAACAACGATAGTCGTCTGCTTCTTTGCGCTACCAACGCGGCCAGTCAGCTCTCCGTCTTCCCTGCACTCGTAGAAGCGACTATTGGCGTCATCGAAATATCCGGTACAGATATTCCCAGCACCCAGCTTAAACTGGCGCTTAGGCAGCTTTTTGATTTGTGCGACTTCCTCAGCAGTGAAAGTCCATGTGTTATCTCTCGCCATAGGGCATCATCTTCCTTTCTCTGTTTAGCCCTCAAATCCCAATGCTTTCATCACCGCTATTGCAGCGATAATTGGGATAATATACATAAGAAGTTTTGATGGGCTTGAACTTACATCAGCTTCTGAAAAGACTTTGCCGTTATCGTAGTAGAGAGTAATTTTCAAAGGCGGCATACTATTTGAAGTCACAACCGTTTTTGTGTGCAAGCCATCAAGCTCATATTCGTATGTGGCTACATAATTTCTTGCACCAGAGCTCTTTTCGTGATAACGACATTTTATCTGTGTTGCAGAAAGCATATGCCCGCTTTCTTTTGCCTTCGCTATTTTTTTCTCGCCTCTCGAAAAAATGATTCCTTTTTTGTATAAAACGATTTCAATAGCAAAAACAACGATAGCAGTAAAAACTCCTATCCAGACAGCAGGGTCATACGCCAGCAACTGTTCCCACGCTTCTTTGAGTCCAATTTGATTGTTCATACAACTCTCCCAATTCTATCAACCTACAGTCTCATCAGCCTTGGCTGAAACAGGTTTTTTTAAGAATGGGTTCGGTCCGGGAAATTCGCCCTTGTACTCTGTGGCGTCAAAAGCCAGAATTGCAAGGACGATGAGCTGGAAGAAAATCATCCAAATAAAAAGTTTAGGGGTGTGGTAGCTGGTGCGACCTTGATAGTCGACGCCAAGCATAGGTATGAACTTCACCCATATGATAATCCACATGATGAGGTTTACACCCGGTATGAGCATCAGCCATATATAGCGAAGGTTCCCAAAAACGGAATAGAATAGGCAAATGATGTTATACACGGGGATAAGCCCCGCCCAAATGGGATACTTGGCCTTTTTAAGAATAAAGGCAAGAAGTATGCAGGTGGCAACGGTTCGGCCTACAATCCAAAGCAGGCGAAAAGTTTCATAGTGATTCATAGTTTTGTCCTTTCAGTGTGGAGGCGTAGTTGACAGCCTCAGTGGGTTTAGTAGGTTAAATGATGCTCGTGAGCCAACCGAGAACAGTGTAGAAGATGCTCGGTACGAGGAAATAGAGTCCGGCCAGAACAGCCAGAATGGTCAATACAACAGACAGTCCCTTTTTCACTACTTTCCGCGCCGCATACAGTGCGGCAATGAGAATCAGCAGACTCGCGATTTGTGCGGGGGTAAGGGTCAATACCCAAACTTTGATACGTTCAAAAATATTGACAAGTTTTTCAAGCATAAAATACCTCCGTTGGCAGGTTCCCGCCACAGCCACATTCTCTAAAGACCGTGGCGGGACTTGCTTTTCTACATTTTCTATATTACCATATTCGAACATAATGTCAAGCGAAAAGCACCATGTAGACTTGACATTATTTTATATTCGTGTTATAGTCGAATTACGATAGAAACATAAAAGACTCGAAAGGAAAGCGTTATGGTAAAGAATAATAACAAGAAAAACAACGGCACGAATGCCTTGCGAGGGCTCCTCGCTTTCCTTGTTGCCCTTGCTGTGTTTCTCGGAGTAGAGCTCATTCCGCAGCTCACAGAGAACCTTGGCCCCGACAACCATCCGTCGTATACAGAAGCGTCTGACGTCTACGAGGAGAGTTATAAGAGCTGGTTTTCGTTAGATGACATTGTTCCGTTTGAAGGGGAGCCATATGTCGTTGTAAACGGTAATGTTCCTTTCTTTACAGAAGTTGATATGACCACAGAGCCGTTCGAATTGTTTTCCGAGTTGGATGACCTTGGACGCTGCGGGACTGCCTACGCAAATGTGTGCCAAGAGCTGATGCCTACGGAAGAACGAGGGTCTATCGGCTCCGTGAAGCCGTCAGGCTGGCACCTGAACAAATACGACTGCGTGGATGGCAAGTACCTCTACAATCGTTGTCATCTGCTGGGCTATCAGCTTACCGGCGAGAACGCCAATGTCAAGAACCTCATCACCGGAACTCGCTACCTCAATGTAACTGGTATGCTGCCGTTTGAGAACGAGATTGCTGATTATGTTCACGAAACAAACAACCACGTTCTGTATCGTGTGACTCCCGTTTTTGAAGGCGACAACCTTGTAGCGAACGGTGTCTTGATGGAAGCCCTTTCTGTGGAAGATGATGCCATTGAGTTCTGTGTGTTTTGCTATAATGTGCAGCCCGGTGTCAAGATTGATTACGGCACCGGCCTCAACTGGGCGGACGCGGAATACTCCGCTGAAAACTAAATTAGAAAGAATAAAGGAGAAAGAACTATGTTTGACCTGCTCTTTGGGAACAAGGCCGTTCTCGTCCCCGCAATTATCGTGATTGCGGTCCTCATCATCTGTATTTTGGGGTATATCAAGGCGCCGCCCGATATGGCGTATATCATCTCCGGTCTTCGCAAGAAGCCCAAAATCCTCATTGGTCGTGCCGGCGTTCGCGTTCCGTTTCTGGAGCGCGTCGATAAGCTAATTGTCCGTCAGATTTCCGTGGACATCAAATCCGATGGCTACATTCCCACACTGGACTTTATCGGTGTTGACGTGGATGCTGTCGCCAAGGTCCGTGTTCGGACGGATGATGAGGGCATTAAGCTGGCTATGCGGAACTTCCTGAACATCACCGATGCCCGTGGCTTCGAGCAGGCGATTTCGGACTCTCTTCAAGGAAACATGAGAGAGATTATCGGTACTATAACGCTCAAGGAAATCTGCAATGACCGCAAGAAATTCGGTGATGAAATCCAGTCCAAGGCTCAAGTGGATATGAATGCGTTGGGTATCGAGATTATCTCCTGCAACATCCAGCGTGTGACCGACGAGAAGGGTCTTATCAATGCTCTGGGTCAGGACAATATGAGTCAAATCCAGAAAAATGCTTCTATCGCCAAAGCCGAAGCGGAGCGCGATATTCAGATTGCTCAGGCGGAGGCGGCGCGTCAGGCGAACGAGGCTCAGGTCGCGTCCGATACGCAGATTTCTATTCGTAAGACCGAACTGGCCGTGAAGCAGGCCGAGCTGAAGGAGACCTCCGACATCAAGAAGGCTGCTGCCGATGCTGCCTATAAGATTGAGGAACAGAAGCAGCGCCGGAGCCTCGATATTGCATCTACCGATGCCGACATTGCGAAGCGCGAGAAGGAAGCAGAGCTGGCCGAGCGCGAAATCACGCTGCAGGAGCGTCGGCTGGATGCCGATATCCGCAAGAAGGCGGATGCCGATAAGTACGCCGCTGAGAAGAAGGCTGAAGCAGAGCTGTACGCCCGTAAGCAGGAAGCCGAGGCAAAGCGCTTCGAGCAGGAGCAGATTGCCGAAGGTATCAAGGCCGTCGGTGCCGCAGAAGCCGAGGCTATCAAGGCCAAGGCTCTGGCCGAAGCGGAAGGTATCGACCGTAAGGCTGAGGCCATGAAGAAGTATGGTGAGGCCGCAGTGGTCGAGATGATTATGAACGCGCTGCCCGAAATCGCCAAGAACGTGGCTGCACCTCTCACTAATGTGGATTCTATTACCATGTACGGCGAGGGCAACAGCACCAAGCTGATTGAGGACATCGTTTCTTCGACTACTCAGGTCTCCAACGGTATGCTGAACGGTCTGGGTATCGACCTGCGGAGCCTGCTGGCTGGCTTTGTCGGCGGTAAGGTCGCAGTTCCCGCATCTGCTTCCAGTGTTGAGCCTGTTGGACCCGTTGCTGCTACTGAGGGCAACGCCGAGTAAAAACAATATCCCGCCGTAGGCGCTCCCTGCGGCGGGGAATACGGAGAGATGGCCGAGCGGTTGAAGACACCGGTCTTGAAAACCGGCGATGCGAAAGCATCCGTGGGTTCGAATCCCACTCTCTCCGCCAAAAGTAAAAAATAAGTACGGACGGTATAACCGGAATTAACGCCTGTGGAGATGCATGGTCATCGTGGAAGCAGGAATACTCTGTTAGCTGGTCATTCATGTGAGAGATGATGTCAGCACTTTTAGGGAACTGAATATGCCTGTGTCGGGTGTATGAAACCCTGAAAAAGCAGTGGTGTATACCATCAACGCAGTCCCATTAGAGTGCCGGAGAGGTATATAAAGCCCCGAAATAGCAGGGTTGTATACCATGTTGACTACGGGAATCACAGTATACAGGGCCTTAAAACAATAGGGTTATATACCACTCACGCATTCCTGTTGCTTGTGAGCACAAGATGCCAAATTTTGAAAAAGTGTGCAATGATTGCATACTTAAAAAGTACGGATGGTATAACCGGAATTAACGCCTGTGGAGACGGACTCCGTCGCTAAAGCAGGAACTTGCCATGAGCTGAATTCTGCGTGAGAGGCGGTGCAACGCCGAGGTGGGAGTACCTTGGGGGAACATTAGCAAGCGCACAAAAATCAAAAATCGGTGGAATGGCATGGAAGGCAGGTGACTTGTAAATGGCAGACTATTTCAAAGTTGTTTACTCGCGGGAGCTTTCCGCTGAATATAACCCTCGCTACATCGTGATACAGCCGAATACCGGCGCGGTTTTAGATGATGCCCAAGGTTTCGGCTACACGAGCCGCGAGAAGGCGGCAAAGGCATACACCTACAAGAAGATGCCGCATCCCGAACAGCGGTCTCTGGCGGCCCGCAAACGCCGCGTAGAGAAGTGGTGTCTGGAGCACCTTGATGTGGTAGATGGTTATGCTGACATCTGCTTGCAGCATATGAAGGCATCGGGAGATGGACGTATCAGTATGAGTTCTGCTGTTGTCTCCCGTTATTTGAAGGACTGCGGATACGATAATCTGCCGTTCTCGGCACAGGACTTTATCCGCTACTGTAAAACTTAAATTTGGGGTGAGGTGGAAGGACATGAAGAACACCATATTGGGGACGGTGCGCTTTAATGACATCGAGGCGTACAAGAATGAGTGGGCGGCGAGAAGCCGTGAATGGCGCTTTGAAAAGGCCCGACAGGAGGAAACCCACATTATCAGAGAGAATGACAGAGACGATGCAACGCTCTTTTCTGGACTCACAGACCTGTCCAGTCTCTCACGAGATAATAGTGACACCAATGAGAGATGGTGGCGGAAACGCATTGAGGACTACCTCAAGAACCTTTCTGAGTTCATCGACTACTGTAAGACCTATGAGCAGCCTGCCAACGTATATAGCATTTATGAGGGCATTGGTATGGTCGTCGGCCTCGGCAGTCGTAGGTTCTTTCTCTACCAGCCGGACTCTCTGGTGGCGGAGTATGTGCCGGTCAAGGACTATTCCGCAATGTCCGTGGGCGAGATGCGAGCTCTTGCGTCAAGCAGCGCGTCCTCAACCCTGCCGGCATCCGTGCCTGAGTCTCTTTCGGTCTCTCAGGTGCGTGAAGGTCTGTCCGACCGTGAGGCGGAGCTGAACGCCCTCAAAGCCAATATCGAAGATACCAAGAACGGAACCAGCGAAGAACTTCGCGCCCTCAAGGAAGAGGTCGAGCGTGCCATGGCAGCCTTGGAGCAGAAAAAGGACAAACTGATGGCAGAGCTGTCCGCCAAACGCGAGGCTCTGGAGGAACAGGTAGAAATGATGAACAATCAGATTTACCTGTTGGAATCTCAGATTTATGCTATCCGCTGCTACATGGGTGAGACAATCAACTTTACCCGTATCCGCACTGGCCGGAACGCACCGGAAAAGGAGCCGGTCGTCCTGTTCCAGAAGCTCCGTTTTCTCGATGAAGAGATGGGGCGTCTTGCTTCCATTTACAACATGAAAGAAAGCAAGCTGAAGTATTTCGAGGAGTTTCTCGCAGCGTCTCCTGTTGCGCTGGATACCTTTGCTCCCAGTGAGAAGTGCGTGGCACTGGTTCGTCTCAGCAAGACCGGCAAGCATTTCTTTGGGCATGAGATGTGGAGCAATATGCTGGACAGCTATAATATCTACCACGGGAACACCATTGGTATCATTATCCGAAACGGAGAAAATGTCTATATCGGTTGGACTGACCCTGAGGAAGTCCATGTGACAGATGACTTCATTATGGAAGTAAATCCCAAGGATTTCCGCGTCAATACGGAGTATATCGGGCAGGAGGATGAATACCAGCGGAAGCTGCGTATCAAAGAGGAGCGTTCACAGGCGCGAAGTATGGTCGTGGAAATGGTTTCCAGAATTTTCCTGTTCAACATCCTGCAGGGTGTGGTGGATAGCTCCAACATCCTTTCTCTGCCGGATGGTGTCAAAATCTCCAAGTCCTCCGAATATGTCGTGTTTTCCATGGCTGACCGCTGGTTGACCGACAACCGTTATGGCAGCTTTGTAGACATCGTGAAGCGATGCAATAAGCCTGATGCCAAGAAGGGTGATAGCATCTTGACCGTCCTTTCTTTGACTCCGGAGAGAGAATACAGGTATAGGCCTTACTGGAATGACCGTGGCAGGGGAGACCGCAACCGTACCCACGACTGTTCCGTTGATGACTGCGCCATCTATCCCATCAATCTGGTGGAGTATGACGCACCGGAGCAGCGCACCTATTATCTCTTTAATGGCATTCGCTACTCCACATATGGCGATGGCAGTAATCTCGGCGATGACGCTGAAATCATCGAAACCGTTATGGAGACTAAGCCGCATTTCTTCGTATCTGTGGAGAAAGGCGAGTCCATAAACCGCCGTTGGTATGCTGACGAGGGCAAGAAATGCGCCCGTTCCAACTTCGAGGTGTTCCGCGACGAATATATCAACCTCGCTTTTATGAACTCCGAGTGGCTGACTTACGCCATCAATACCAAGAACCTCGGTGGATGGATTATCGGCGGTAAGTGCGTGGATTACGCCTACGGTATCAAGTACCTGAATGTGGCACTGCAGCACATCCGCCAGCGCGAGGCATCCGAGAAAGAGCACCTCGACCGCTCTTGCCCCGGCTTTACGGAGAAGTACCCTTCTTGGATGGTAGACCTGTCAGAATGGAAGCTCGCCGAAGATGTCCATAGCCTCCATTCCCGCAATGTATCGAGATTCTTAAAATGGTTTGCTGAGAAAGCGGAAAGAGGTGAGGGGTAAATGTCTGCGGTAAAGAAGAACAGTTCCGGAATTCTCAAATACGTCGTGTTTTGCAGTGCCTGCGGGCAGACTGCTCCCTTAACTGACAAGGTTGATGTTGACGGCCATCTTATGTACGATTGGCACCGCCCTTGTCCGCGCTGTGGTAAGGAAGACTGGGCAACTCGCTTCATTGAACCTCTCGGAGCTGCAAAGAAAACGCAAACTTGAGTTTGCTTATCTCTTTGCTTATTCACCCAATCTCTTAGCTTTTTCCTTGAAATTTAGTTTGGTTTGTCGCAAGTTGGTTGCAACCTTGAAAAATAAGCAAAAAGCACCTCTCAAGAGAGAGGTGCTTTTGTGTTTAGAATTTGAGTTGCTCTTCAGTTATTTTTGCGATTTGCGGCAACTTGCGAGCTTCTTCGGTACGGAGCTGGAACATATCCAGCTCATAATTGCCGAGCCGAACGCGGTCAAGCCCATCAGCGTCTTTGAAAATATCAAAGAGTGCTTTGACGCGCAGCGCATCCTGCCTATCCCTCCAGTGTTCCGAGATGAAGTCGTAGCCTTCCTTATCGGGGCGGCAGTGATACTCCATCAGAAACAGAGTGATGGGGTCCGTATCAGGATATGCTTCCTGCAGCATCCTTGCGCTCTCGCCACCGTGGGTATTATCCTCGGAATCGCTACGTCTGCCTGTGTCGTGATACAGTGCAGCCTCAATCAGAATTTCTTTGTCTTCCAAGTCCAGACCCTTCATATATGCCAGCAGCATACACATGAATAGGACACGACCAGCGTGAGCCTTTCCATGCAGTTTGCCTGCCATCTGGAATGGAACGGCGTCATAGTCAGCAGTCTTCTGATAGAGCCAGAAGTCGTCTATCGCACCGTCATCCGCTGCCTCGTTGAGCCAGTCGATACCATAGAAGGGGAAGTCTTCAACCTCCTTGATGTCATCGGGAGATACAATAACTTCAGCCTCCACGCCTTCGAAATACTCAATGACAGAGGCTTTTTCGACTGTAGCCCGATATACCTTTGCATGGTCAGACGGAAAGCGCGTGGCGAAGAACACGGCTACGGCAGGGTCCAGCGTCCAAGAGAACGCTTCCTCCAGACTTGCGCTTTCATCGCCGGCGCCACGGTAAACCGTCAGTGTGTCAGGATACTTCTTGAGCACCTTCTCTGTTGCCTGAACCTGTTCCGGCGTTTTCATGCTTTTGAGCTTCAGTATACCATCCCGTCCGAGTGCGGAGCATCCGTAATCGGAAAAGGGGTAGACATTGTAGAACAGTTTGTAAGCACCATCAAAGCCCTCATCAACGAGTTTCTTCAGATACTCTATCCGCATCCGGTCGTTGAGTGCCGTGATGATGAAGTTACAGTTGCCGGAGGCAATTTTCTCCTTCAGTTGCTCAACAGCCCCTCGGATTTCAGGCGTTTTATCTTCACCGTCGGCTGCCATTGTAAGACTGTTGCAGGGGAATATGACCTTATCCTTATCCCAGTAATAAAACGGGGTAAAGCCGCAGCCGTAGTAGAGGTTCTCAATGATGTCGTCGGTTAGATGAAACTTCTTCCGCAGTTCATCGGCTGTATAGGGCGCCATATATCCGTTCCGACTGGCAACTGCCTTTGATTTCTCTGATGTGACAGATGTAACAGGGAGAAGGTTGTTGAACGATTCAACATTGCGGGACTTCATCACCACATCAGCGATGTTCATACTTTTCAATCTCCTTCAATAATTTTTCTATCACATCTGCAGCATCCGCTTCAATGTTGTTGATGTTACAGGCACCGTCCACATCACGGTATTTGCACCGCTTATCGCCGCAGCCGAAGTTGTCTTCAGCATCCGTGCCGTAGCAGCGGAGCTTCTTGATAACTCTCAGCGCATCGCTTTTCAGCTTTGATGTCATTATGTTTTCTCCTTTCTACAACACCGACTTCTTTTTGCATATCATTATATATTCTTATATGCAGAAACTCAACTCCTTCCTGCAGCAAACAGAATCAAAGGGTCTCATCGGCAATGACTTCCTTGGAAACCGTGTTATTCCACATCCGCACACTCTTCCTGATACTGCTGGCATAGATTTTTGTGCCGGCATAGGTCTTCAGGTTTGCGTGGAACGGAAACCCCTTTTTGCAACTCTGACATACAGCCTTACAATCGGGCTTGCCACAGCGGGAATACAGCTTGATTTTGCCGCCACACACGGGGCAGGGAGCAACGTAACCTAAATCCATAGTATTATCTCCTTTCAAAGAGAGCCACCCCAAAGGGTGGCTCTTTAATTGTTGTTAGACCTTCAGCCGCTTCTTGACGATTTTGACCATTGCCTTTGGAAAGGTGGAAAGGTCAGTAATGTCAAGGAACTGGTCGCCGTAAATCTTCTTGAGGTACTCTTTGTCGTCGCCGATAGCTGCTGCGACAATCTCAACACCGCGCCGGCGATTGCGGGCTACGATGTCTTTGATGTCCTTCGCCGCAGAATCTCCACCATAGGAATCATCATTCGGCTTACCATCCGAAATGATAATGAGGAGCTTCGTGCGCTCAGGTCTCGCATTCAGCAGGTTCGCAACGACCTCCAGTGCTGCACCGTCACGGTTACAGCCGCCAGTGGAGAGCTTGGCAAGACGGTACTTGTCACGCTTACCGGCCTTCAGGAAGTCTGTGTAGACGAACAGGTTGACCCTACCATGCATGGTCACATTGTGACCGTACACAGCGACAGGAACATGAACACGCTCTGCAAAGTCATGCAGGAGCATGGTAGCCTTCATAGCGGCGCCCATGCGCTGTCCGTACATCGAGCCAGACTGGTCAACCAGCACGGAAACTGCCATATCGGGCAGGTCCTGCGGCAACTTTGTGTCGCTGAAGAACCGGCAATCCGGACGCCACATTTCGCTTGCAACGATATCTCTACCGTACATTCGGTTTCTGCGGACATCGCCGTCCTGCAGGTCCTTCAACTCCTGCTGCATCAACTTTGCCAGACGCTTGGAATACTGCGACACATCCTCCATCATTTCACCGTAGAGCTTGATGTTGGAAGGTGTTACTTCAACCTCGCGTTTGACGTCGATGCTATGGCCCTTGTGCGTAGAGCTACGGTCCATGATGTCAACATCAGCGATGATTTGAGACTTCAAATCCTGCTCCATCTGTGCTTCGGCCATGTTTCCGGCAACGGAGGAAATAATGGTCTGCAGGACATTCGCCAACATACTGTCGGCTTGCTCCTGCTTTCCGTTTTTATCCTGTCCATCGCCGCTCTTGCCGGCCACAGCAGCGGGGATGTTGCCCTTATTGGCATCATTCCCGCCGGAACCACTACCGCTGTCGTTTTTCTTACCCTTCTTCTTGTCGGCAGACTGGGCATCCTTGGTAGCTTGCTTGGCTACGTTGGATGCCTTCTGGTTCTGAGGCATCTGAGAACCACCTCCATTCTGTGCGCCCTGAGCAATTTGCTGGAGCACCTGCTGAATGGCATTGGCGCTGGGCTGGGAGATACCTCCGCCGCCCTGCTGGTTCTGACTGCCTTGACCACCGCTGGAAGCGGGCTGTCCTTGCTGCCCGCCCTGACCGTTCTGGTCGGAGCCGGACTGCTGACCTTGCCCCTGCTGGCCTTGGCCTGCCTGAGAGCTCTGCTGCTTGTCACACTTCTCAATCGCGTCCTTAATGTAAGGCCACATAAAGAGAAGCATCACATTGATTTGGGAATACAGCTCCTTCGGGTTATCCGTGTTGGTGGCAAGCTCAATGGTCTGCGAGATGTCTGTCAGCTTTTTGGCGTACTCATTGGTATAGAGCGTCTGCTCATCCGCAACGAGAATTTCACCAAATCGTGCGAACTGGAGAACGAGGCTTGTCATAATAGACAGCGGCTCCTTCTTGTTGTTCGTATAGCCTTCCAGCGTGTGAAGCTGCCCCTGAAGGGAAGATGCTGCCATCTCAATACCACGAGCGACAATGCCGCCGTAGTAGTCGCTCATACGTTCCTCGTCGTGTGCGTCGATGATGCAGTTGACGAGTTCGTCTCGCAGCGACTTGAACACCTTGCGGTATTCAGGATGCTTCAGCGCCTCCTTCATCTCATCCAGCTCTGTCTCATCGTCCGGTTCAGGCATCCGTCCATAGAGTGTGCCGTTCTCTTCCAGTTCCTTGTCTGCCAGCGCATCGGCGCGAAAGTCGTGGAATCGGATGTGGGCCAACTCGTGATAGACAATACCCATGACCGTTGCGAATCGGGAGGAGGGGAGCTTATACCATGTGATGACACTGTTTGCCGTATTCTGACAAAGACTATTCCCGTCAGTACAGGCGGTGATGTCGGATTTGGGGTTATGCATCAGAGAAACGGAGATGTGCTTGTCAAGGTCTTTCGTCATCGAATCGACCGTTGCCTGCACATGACTCCGAAACGCTTCACTGGTGTAGATGTCAGCATCTGTGAGTTTTTCGCTCATTTCCTTGGCGCCTACGCGGATTTGCCTCCAGATAGATTTCTGGTCCATGCGTCAACTCTCCTTTCTTACTTTTTCCGGTTCTTGAAAATTTCAACGGTAAATTCAAGGCAGAAGTCTGCCACCTGCAGGCGGTCGGTGGAATCTCCGGTAAAAATCGGACTGATTCCGTTTGCTGCCGCCATCCGGTTAATGACATTGCAGCTATTGCAAGCAACGTCATGGTAGCATTTACGGAGCCTGTCGATGGTCTGCAATGCGTCGCGGAGGTCTTCGCCCTCAAGACGGTTGTGAGCAATGATGATGCGGGTCTCACCCATATCAACTGTGTTCACATAGTCGAGGAAGGCAGAGCATCGCTCTTCAAGGCTCTCAAGCAGCTTATCTGCATTGGGAATACCCTTCTTGACGCATTCGCCGACCTTGGCGCAGAGCGCGTTGTAATTTTCACGATTGAAAAAGTTGATGTTGTTATAGTTCTGAGTCATGGTGTTTTTTTCTCCTTTCTTTCTTATCCGAAAAGAAAGAAAAGAGGCACCATGCCTCTTTTCTCCTTTCGGACCCTTATGCCACCTTGCTGATGACTTGTGCTGCGTTGGAACGAATTTCGTTCTGTTCAACGGGGTCGTTCGTGCATTTCGAGATGAGGCACGTGTCAATATACTTTTCAAGATTCGCCAGATAGCGGTCATCACACTGCACGCAGCACACGAGGGATTCGAGCTCACAGATGGTGCAAGAACCCTCGGTGATTTCCTTGTCCGCACAGTAGCTGCGAATCTGCTCGTACACATCGTAGAGCGCGTACAGGGTTCTGTCATCGCGACTCCAGCCGGTGTTGTATTTGATGCGCTCCAGCATGGCTTTCTTCTCGATTTCCGTACTGTCGAAAATCATGCGGCAGCGACGGAGAACCGACTGGTCAATGGGACGGCAGGAAGCATATCCGACGTTATCTGTGAATACCACAACGGCGTCCTTCTGCCGATAGGTAAATCCACCATCTACCAGAGGAATCATAGCTCCCGGCAAATCGTACTGGTTCAGCGCGACCATAACACCGGAATCCTTGATTCGGCTGACCTCCTGAATCTCGCAGATGTATCCGCGAGAAACAGCCTTCACAAAAGCGGATTCAACCACTTTCACGGGGGAAGTGCAGCCGGCACGTGCAACCAACAGCTCGGAATACTTTGCAAAGCACTCCTCGGAGGTAATGCCCGTGCCATCTTCTCCTGTCATGTTGTTCCACGCGGATTCGGGGTCGAAGGAAATTTCCTCAAAGGAGGGGAGTTCTCCTCGTGCCGCATCCACAGGATTGCAGGGAACGAACTCGGAAATCAAGTCCTTTGCCAACATATCAGTATGACAGGTCAGCTCCAAACGGGGGGTGTGCAGGATGCACGCCAACACCTTCGTACCGGTAGACTTGCCGTAACCGGTAATGCCGCGCCACAGGAAGTTGCGGAACGGAACGCGCATATTAGACGTTGCGACGATTTTATCTGCGATTTCGATTACCTCCGGCTGGACCTTGAAGTCGTCGTCAAAGGTGGGAATCAGCAGTTCTTCGTCTTGCGTCCACGTATGTGTTTTTGTCCATGCAGCATATCTGAGTTTGGCATCCTTCACGGTCATGCTCTTTTCAGACGAGCCGGTGCTTGAGGCCATGGTTCCACCGATAATGGTCGGGGAGCCAACGATGACGGTGCCATTAAAGGCTCCACTGTTTACCTTCTGCCGGGTCAGGGTATCCAGATTGCCGTTCTGGATGTTGAGAGGGATTTTTCCGTCTTCACAACCGTAGTAGAGAATGTCGCTGAATGTGTAGAGGAAGTCTCTTGCATCAGGAATCTCATCCATATGGTTGCCCCAGTCGGCGGGGTACTTGGCACTCAGGTCAAGGATGTCCGTCTGTACCTGCTTGAGCTCCACATTGTTTGCGACAACAGCCAGTTCAGGTGCGCCGTAATACGTTGCGAGGGTGAACGGGGTCATCGCAAGGAGAGCACCGCTCAGGTCGAGAGTGTCCGACTCCGAGCCAATAGACGGGGTTCCCGCCCACTGTCCGGAAGGTGCCGCTGACGCAGCCGCCAGCTTACCTACTGCCGGCGCATTCGTTTGAATGACCGTCTTGTAGGTGAAAAGATACGTCCTCGATTCCGTGGCGTCTCGATATTCCGCGCTCCACAGGTTATCAGAAACCTGCAAAAGAGCGTAGTCATCGACAAAATTGGGAATTCCCAGATACGCCAAAAGAGCTCTGGTCGCATAGTTGTGAAGGGTAGAATACCCCTTTGCAGAGGGGCGCTTGGGAGCACTCCATTTGGACACCGTACTTGTGTTTCTATTGGGAAGCGAGTTCAGCCCGTACGGAAGGGTGCTGATATCGAACCCTTTCTTCCCTCGGAAGAGTACACAGTTTGCCATGATGTTTTCTCCTTTCTCCCAGCCTGTGATAAGGACTTACGGGAAACCAAAATAAAATGTATATATAGAAAAAGACAATCACTGCCCGAAAAGGGAAGTGATTGTCTGAATTTATGATGTGACTTGAAAAACGGAGATAAAACTCCTTATAAAAATATCTTCGTAATTATACTATTATACTACCACGTTTCGCTATTTTGTCAACAGCAGCAACGTAAAAAAAGAAGCTCCCGAAGGAGCTTCTTTTGAAATTTAGTTTTTTTTATCTTGCTTTTAGCATTCCCTTTTAACCATGCGCTCCTGATACTCCTTCAGAACCCTTTGGCCGTACCCATCAGCGTCGTTGCGATAATCCAAGGAAAACGCTGCGAAGGCGTCTCGCAGCACGGCGGCGCTTCTGGAAATGGTCTGGAGCAGTTCATTTTCCTGATGGCTCATTGCGGAGAGTGTGGTGTCGAAATCCTCATGGTACTGAGCCGTCCAAGCGGTCGTAAATGTACCATCATCATCCCAAATCCACAAAGGGTCATTATGCTGCCCTTTTGCCTTGTAGAGTATATCCGTGCAATGCGACACATGGACGATATACTCGCACAGCGCAAAGTACAACTCGTGGTAGGCTTTGATGGATTTCTGTTTGCTCTCACTGTCGCTGCGGAACAGAATACCGGAAATCAGGAGATGGGCGTAGTTTTGTTCGACGAAGCCGTATAACTCAGCCAGTTCGCGCTTCCGCAGAACCAGTTCCGCCGCGTCTTGCGGCAGGTCAGACAACTTCGGACGAACCTGTAAGGACGCACCCATCCCGATGATTGTGGCAATGGCTTCAGCCGCTTTCTCATAGCGGTTGATATACAGAATGGTCTCTCTTATCTTCGGTATTACAAAATGGCGAATGTCGGCAGTATCCAGCATTTTCGTTTGTTCCTCCTTTCCGTGGCTTAAATGGCGCAAGTGAATGTGTCATTGCAGCCAGACTTTTCCATCTCTTTTTCCCATGCCTCAGTAATCTTGTTGCTGGGAGCGCCGGATGCCTTCTTCCATATAATAGCATCACCGCTGACTTCCAGCGCATCATCGCAAAAGACAAGCGAATTAAAGGTATGCTCGTCTTCATAGAGTGCCAGATGCATCGGGTTCAGCATGACTGCGCCTTCCGTCAGCAGCATACGGGCCCAGAGCTGGTATTCAAGCGACCAGCGGGACGTTTCTGCCGGCAGGTCGCCATACAGCTCGTCCAACTTTCGCAAGATGGAGGCGCAAATCACGCAGCCTGCGGGAGTTCCGTGATGCGTACCGAGATACGGCAGCTTGGCGAAGAATAGGGGACTCTCAGCATACTCGTCTTCCGCATAGGCGTAAAACGTTAGCTCCATGTCCGCTGCTGCGAAGAACCGGTCGGGAAGGATATCCTTCACTTTACAGTTGCTCCAGACAACATCATCCGAAAGGAATCTGAAGCCAAGAGGCTCCGTCCTATCAGGTGTGAGGTACTTCCGTGCCATATGTCGGACGAGGGCAACGAAACCCAGCTCATGCCGCAGCGTCGGCACATCGTCAAAGATTCTGTGAATGTTTGCCCACAGCTTCTCTTCGCTTCGTTCCACGCACTCGAAAAAGAGTTTGCAGGACGACCCGTGTGTGAAAGCGACACTCAGGGTCACGAGCCAAGGTGCGAAATCATCAGGCTTCAGAACATACTCTTTCTGCCCAGTACAGGCGACCGGCACAAACCAACCACCCGCACGAGCTTCGCTATACGAAGCGTCCTCCGCAGCATAGGCGGTTGTTCTGAAGGCATCGTCGGTGTCCTTATCAGGAATATCAATGGCATCGCCCTTGCAGATATACTTGAAGGGGACATACATTTCCACCTCTCTAATGCCGTCGCCATCTGCATCATCCGTATCACGGCAGTAACGCACGATATGGACCAATACGTTCTCGTCGCAATGCAGCTTTCGCTTGTTCGAAATCAGATTATCCATGTTTTCTCCTTTCAACGTCAGCCAGTTACGATGCAGGTAAAAGCCTCATCGCCGGACTCACTCATGTCATTCTCCCACGCCTCGGCGATTACGCTGATAGGTGTTTTGACAGCCTTTGCCCACGCAATACCGTCACCGCTGTCTTTCAGCATTTTATTACCGAAAGCCAGCGTTTTGAATTCGTAGGCGCAGTCGGGGAGGTCGAGGTGCTTCGGATTCAGCATGACCGCACCTTCTGCCAGCAGCATACGAGCCCAAAGCTGATACTCCAGAGCCCATTTTGTTGTGTCTTCAGGCAGGTCGCCGTACATCTCATCCAGCTTCTGCAGCAGTTCTGCGATTGCAGCACGTCCCTCAGGCTTGTTGTACCGTTCGCCCAAATCGGGCAGTTTGGCAAAGAACAGGGGGGACGCTGAATACTCGCCGTCGGAATAGGCGAAGAACGTCAGCTCCATGGCAGGGGAATTGAAGAACTTCTCAGAGAGAATGTCCTTCACACCGCACTGGGTGAAGTTTACGCTGTCCGAAATGAGGCGGAAGCCGAACTGCTCCGTCCACTCGCGGGTAAGGTCTCTCTTCGCCATGGCCGCAACCGTGTCAGAATGCCGCCCGCAGGTGTTTTCCGGAGCCACACGCGGCTCGAATCTCGCCCGCATATTGTTGACGATAGCTTCAGTATCGTTGAGGACACTCTCAAAAAGCAGCCGGCAGCCGCGCCAATCTCCTTCGTCGGTGACGGAAAGGCTGATGATATAGGGCGCAAAATCTGCAGGATGGAGAATCAATACCGTCTTGCCGGCATCCTCAGTGACCTTAACAGACCAGCCGCACTCATTCCCGTATCGCTCGTCCTTCTCGAAAGAAGCATTTGTGAGAACGGAAAAGTGCAGTTCGTGACCGTCGCTGAAGACGCTCACAGAATCGCTCTTGCGGATGTCCTTGAAAGGAACGAATGTGGTCTCGAATCTGTCGTGCTTAGGGTTGTTGCGGGAGACCTTAACCAGCGTGTTCTCGTCGCAGAAAGCTGCGGCGGCTTTGATAGATACATTGTTCATATTTTTCTCCTTTCTTTTTTGGGAAAGCAGGGGAGAGGCAGAGTGCCTCTCCCGCTGGCTTTGATTTAACCGGTTATGACCGCCACAATAACCAAAACAATGGTGAGCGCAATAGTACCAAAGGCAGCCGGAAGCATTTCTGGCTGGTCTGTTTTTTTTGCGGCTATGACTGAGACGACCATTGCGGCGATGATGAGAACGACATAGGCTATAAACAAGGGGTTCGTCAGCATTTTGAACACGTCCTTCTCCGTTAATACCACCGAACAAGTGCGAACAGTTCCACCATAATAACGCCCACAGAAACGCTGCAGACGATTGGCGGCAAGAGGTCCTGTGTGTCCAGTCTCCTTATGCCAAGGAATATGCCGCACATCACGAAAATGGTCAGAGCGAAGTAAAGAATAATCGACATTAGAGTTACTCCACCTCGCTCTTTTCCAGCTCGGAAAGGTTGTCGCATTCAAATCCGCAGGTCATGCAGTGATATGGACCGTAGGGGTCAGACGACTCGTAGATGTTAGATTCGATTTCGTCGTTGATATTTCCGAGGAAATCTCCCGTTTCGATGTCAACCAACACATCAATGTGGAGGACCTGATGACCAGAGAAAGATACGCCACCACAGTTGGGGCAGCAGCGGGTATACACCTTCTGCTCCCGCTCTGATGCACCAGATTCGATGTCTTCAAACGCTTCGGCGAGTGTGAGAAGCATCTCATTGATTTCCTTGGCGTCCTCGACAAGCACTGACAGTTTCGGAACGCCTGACGTGCCCTTTACGGAAGCCTCCGCAAACAGAGCGACGTGCTCGTCAACGTCGAAGTCCTCGTAGACGCGGCGCACAGCAGCGGCTACTCCATCGCCGAAATCATCGTCGGCGTACAGGTCGAAGGAGTAGTCCTCGCCGGCAGGCGACCCCTGTCTGAACGTGAACACACCACAGACCTTGTCCTCGTCGATGACCCAGCCCAACGCTTCTGCCTTTTCGCGGTAGTTGGCCGGAAGCAGGTCAGGAACACTGGTCTGGACCTCCGCAGCGTTTTTTTGGTTATTCTCCATGATTTTCTCCTTTCTTTTTTCGTTAGGCTTCGGCGCCGAACACCTTTTTGCAGATAGAGTGAATAGCCACGAACTGTTCCTGAAGCTGTGCCGGCACAAGGGAGATGGAGAGACCGGCATCACGCCATACACTATGGCCTGCGAATGCTTTGTCCCACAGTTCTCCACGTTCGTGCTGGGCCTCCAAGAGCCTCTCATAGCGTTCTTCTTCCGTCTTTGCAGCGCCAATGTACTGCCGTGTGTACTCGTTGAAGTCTGAAATATTCATCTCCGTCTGGTCGGTGTACTCAAAGCGGGGATATTGGGAGTCGACGAAATGGGCCGCTTCTCTGGTGAGATTGAACCCTTTCATGTAGGTACTGCCATTATCGCCCCTGAGGAACAGCAGTGACGCCTGCCAATCACGGGAGACGATTTCGTAGATTTCAGTGATAACGTCGAGCAGATTTCTCTTCTGCTCTACTGTCAATGAAATCTTCCGTTTCTGCGCCTCCTTCTGCAGAATCTGTTCCGCAGAGCTTTTGGCGCTATCCGTCATCGTAAAAGACGGCGTCCAGTCGTACATCAGAACACACTTATGGACGACGTTTGCGGCGATTGAAGCAAAAACAGGTCTGAGCTCCTCAATATCCTCTACAGACTTCTTGGCGAAGATGATGGCGAGCTGGCAGAAATCGAGCGAGTTGTAGACAGCGTCCACAAAGGACTTCTGCTGCACTTCCCGAATCTCACTGCCGAGCTTGACCAACTCCCCGATGTCGGTAGAGTTGATGCGCCAAGCATCAAAGATTTTTGTGCTCATTTCAGGCACCCGCCTTCCTTGAGAATGTCCATGACCTTCTCCAACACGGTCAACGGGGCGTTGAAGCCGAAATTGCTCACCGCCCTGCAAAGCGCCACACGCAGTTCCGCCTGCCGGTGATAGTCCTTGGCAGCCTGTTCCGTCTGATACAGCCGGTAATCTGTACTCCAGTACATGGAGTTTTGCTGGAAGTAGGGATTTCTGTTCGCATCTTCGGAAGGAGCCTTGTAGTATCGACAGTCTCTATTGTCTGTCAGCCACTTGGTTCCAACCTTGACCGTGACCTCATCCACCACCTTTCCGTGCCGCCGTTCGGCATTACTACCGATAATAGGTACGCGGTAGAGTCTCATCTCAGTGGCCATTGTTCTTACTCCTTTCTTCGTCTGTCAGCCCACCATCCACAGCCATGTCCATCAGCGTATTGATGACGCTGGTTAGACGCTGTGCGAACGGGGTGTAGGGGTTCGACAACTCACTGCGGCGCTCCATCAGAATCGCCATAGCAAACTTAGCGTCATTGACGCTCTTCAGCTCTTCGATTGTCCAGCGATGCTTACTCATGCTCTTGCACCCCCTTCCATAACAGGCCGGTCGGCATAAGCCGACTGCAACGCGAACTCCATAGCGGAGATGACCTGTGCGATTGAGGGCGTAGGCTTACTCAAATCGCGGGCATATCCGCACCTGTCGTTCAGGTGGGTAGTCAGGGTGTCCCTGACCTTTCCCTGTATTCCCGTTATTTCCAGCAGCCGCCTCAGAGCGTCGCTGACGTCTTTTGCGGGCAACTTCTTGCGGGGGTGGAACAACAACTCGTTCCGATACTGAGACAATGTGCTGTCAATAAAGTGCAGCGAAGATGTATCCATTTTATTCTCCTTTCTCTAAATCTGCTTGTAAGGCCCAAGTGTGATAGACAGGTTGTAGATATAATTACCACAACGCACACATTCGTCGTTCTTTCCCCACAAGCCGCTTGCTTTCATACCGCGCACGCTGCCTGTATAATGGATAGACGGGTGTGTATCGCACTCGTGCTGGGTAAGCTCCTTTTGTTTCATGCGTTTACTCCTTTCGTTTTTACTTGTTCTGAATATATAAAAAGACAGTCGTTCCCAAATGAGAACAACTGTCTTGAATATGATGATGTGACTGAAAACGGAGATAAATCTCCTTATAAAAATATCTTCGTAATTATACTACTATACTACCACAATTCTTTATAATGTCAACGGAAACGGTACAAAAAAAGAAGCCCCCGAAAGAGCTTCTTTTTAAGTTAAGGTTATTCGTTCTTTGCAGTCTTATCGGCGATACCATCGAAGATGTTGCCAACAACACGGATTTCGGTGCCGAGCAGCTTACAAAACGGAACAAAATGTCCGTTGTCGTAAGCCTCGTCCATCAGCTCTGCTGCCGTTTTTGTTTTCAAAGACTCACTAACCAGCAGGCCAAAAGAACCATTTCGGAACACAACCGTGTTCTCGTTGAAGAGAGGAGTGGGGCGGAATCCTTCAAAGGTCTCCACGATGTCTCCTTCGAACACCTTTGCGCCGTCCTTGTCGATGATGCCGGTGTACTGCGTTACGGTATCCGCGTAGACACCGCAAACGTCGCGGCTTTCAGCCGTGTCGGACAAGTACGTGTAGATGATGGCGAAGTCCTTCGGGCTATTATGGGGACGTGCGGCGCCCCCGTAGACCCAAATTCCCGGCAGGGGTGCTCCGGTTGCCATGCGAACTTTCTCGCCATGCCGCCGAACCTGACCACGAAACAGGATTTCTTTCATTGTTTTTTTCTCCTTTCATTTTTAATGCAGTCCGTGGAGCTTTTTCCACTGGGCCTTGTCCATCCAAGGTCCGTCAAAGCTGTCGTCCACACACTCTGTTCTGAGACAGTTAGGGCAGACGAGACAGTCCACAGCCCGCCGGACACGACCGGTCTTGAACCGCACACCATGTTGGATGATTTCTTCCTCCTCCACGAAGTAGCTCGGTTCAAGCTCGCAGCCACAGGTGCCGCAGATGCCAAACGGGTTTGCATTGGACTCGTAGGTGCCGTTCTGTTTTTGGATATTCTCCTGAATCACTGCATGGTAATCCGTCGCCATCAGAACTTCACCTCCTCAAATTCAATGACCCATACCCACGGGTTTCCGGCCCACTTTGACAGGGCCTTGTGTTCGGGAATCGTGCTGTCCCACAGCTCGATAAACTTCTCCTGAAGGGACATGGTGTTCTCGCCGGAGGTACTGTCACAGGTGATGCCCTCCTTAGTGAAGTCCTCGTCCTTCATGTCATTCAAATGTTCCAACCGCACATCCGTCACACGCAGGAAAATGCGTGCCGCCTCTTTGGGCATATGAATGGACGGTGTCCAGTGAATGAGGGAACTCACCTCAGGGGAGTTTTTCAAATCCTCATCCGAATAATCGGCCTTATAGAGCCAGCGGTTCTCGGCGCAGGCACAAGTCGTCTCACGGACATACAGGATATCGCCCTTATCAAACGGGGCGCGAAAGCTGCGAATAACGGTATTCTCATCAGCGAAAGCGGCCACGAGACGTCCGTCTCCGTCGCGATACAGTCCATCCGCTCTCTTTCCTGCGAAGTGGAATGCACCACGGCGAGTCACTGTCTTGCGACCCTCCCGGATGGCTCGAACCATCTCTCCGTTGAAAATAATGGGCTTAGGCTTTTTGTCCTTAAAGGCATCGGGGTCAAAATGGATGCCGGCTTTCTCGCGCAGTTCCTTGCAACGAGAGCCACGATAGATGTCTGTGTCGCACTCTTTGACAGGACAATGTGAGAGGCAGATTCGCCGCTCATAAGGTTCCTTTCTGGGCATATGTTTTTTCTCCTTTCTTTTCCGGGGGTCACTCGTATTCCTGACAACAAAGGTCGTAGACCTTATGCAGCGCAGCTAACGCCGCCTCAGGAATATCCTGAGTGTCCATATCAAACCATTCGCCGAGCAATCCGGTAACATCTCCAAGGAACAGGAACTCGTCGAACACTTCCGACGGCGTACCGGAACCTTCTTTGCTTACTTTGCGCCGCTTATGTGGTGAAGTTCCGCGACAGGCATCCAGTGCATCCTGCAGGAGCGATACCGCACCCTTGGGAATTTCACCGGTATCCATTTTCAGCCAATTTACCAGAGTCTCGATAACATCATCGAGGAACACATAATTGCACTCGCAGATAATTCTCGCCATCTGCAAATGTCGAATTGCGTCCGTTGGGATGTCGGTAATGTCATACTCGGTGAGCTGCTTCTTCAGGCTTTTTACGACCTCATCGCGGGACAAAACTTTGTTTCTTCCCATGTTACTCTCCTTTCTTTTTTTTGCGGATTTCAACTGCTCTGCCTCAGTGTATCAGGCACGGCACCGAAGCTCTGCGCGGCTGGGTAGGCGGGAGGGAAGGGGATAGCCCCTCCTCTCGCTACCTGAGCCACCACGAGGGTGCTAATGCCGCCAGAGGGCGTTCTGTATTGCTGAACGCTTGGCGTGTAGAGAAACCCATCTACCGCTTGTCTCACGGTCATTGTGGGGTATTTTGGCGCCCGCCAACGATGCTCCTTAGAATAGTAGATTTCCCTGACCCGGCACGTTGCAACTGTGACGGGAATGAGGGGATTGTCTACCGTATGTTCACACACGATGGCGATAGATGTCTTTCCAATTCTGGAAGCATCCTCCACCATGCGCTGGAGCGCGAGTCTCTGACCATAAGGCATTGCGGCATTACGATGCTTTACCTCAAAGAAAACATACCCCTTGTCGTGATACTCAATGAGTCCGTCGATGTCGGTAGGATAACAGTTACCCTTGTTTTCAATAGTCATGCCCGTGAAGCTGACGAGCTGTTTCATTCTTGCGGGAAATCTAATGTAGTCCTTCCTCACGGGAGCCTCCTTTTTGCCGGCATCCCCCTCAGCGGGGGATGCCTTTGCCGTTTTTGAGCATGGAAATGACTTTTGCGGCCAAGAAATCGTCGGCCACAAACTGGTTATAGCCGTTTTTCAGACCGTTGCTGGAGAAATCTTCTGTGTCCTTGGCGTAGCGGCACATGGATTTGTCGGAAATAGGTCCATAGCAAGAGTGCTCGGTGGTTACATAGACGCAACTCTCTCCGCAAGTCACGAAGCCAGAGCAGCCGCGCTTCTGTCCGTTGACTGTGATGTTCTTCAGGTGCGTGGTAATGTCCATGCCCATCTGTTCTGCCAAAGAGGTAAGTCCGTTTTTCAGCTTTACAGAAAGCAACATTCTTACACCGCCTTTCTTTCTACCCAGACATCGCCCAACTTGGCGCACTCGCCGTGGTAAGGGCAGTCGTGATAGGTTTCGCAACCCTCATCAACGAAGGTCTGGCAGGTGCCACAGTCCAAATTGTGATGCAGAAGACGCTGGATAACATCCCGCGCATTTTCGGTCTCTACCGCGAGGTAGGAAAAAGCTCTCGCCTTGACGCTTGCATCGTACTCATCCGTGTAGTAGAGGGAAGACGCACAGAGAACCTTTGCGCCGAACACACGGCGGCACTCCTCATCGGAGAGCATTTCACCGGCAAACGGGAAAAGACCGCGTCTGCCTCTGAGCTGGTTGCTGACGTGTGTGTGCGCGTTCTTTGCCAACTTAACGCCCTCACGAGCCTCATCCAGTGTGTCGAAGGACAACGCACACACATCCACAAGAGAACCTTCGCCGATAGGGGAGTGGTTCACAAAAAGCATCGCGTATCTTCTGCTGGGAAGGGTTGCAGTTCTCGCTGCATCCTCGCCTTCGAGACACACGTAACGCGCCACTTTGTCGTCCCACACATACTTCTCACAGGAGGTGCAGGTGTTCTCTGCCTTATCACATCCGGATTTCGACGCAACGACCTTCAGCTCGGCTGCTTTTTTTTCTGCCTCGCACTTATCCACAGCGGCAAAGCACACTTTTCGTCCCTTTTCCTCATCGAAACGATAGTGCTCACATAACGCACAGGAACCAGCAGGCTTTTCACAGATATATGCCATATTTTTCTCCTTTCTCCCAGCCTGTGTTAAGGTCTTATGGGAACAAAAATGTAGTGAATATATAAAAAGACAGTCGTTCTCAAAAGAGAACAACTGTCTTGAATGTGATGATGTGACTGAAAACGGAGACAAAGCTCCTTATAAAAATATCTTCGTAATTATACTACTATACTACCACATTTCCTTATAATGTCAACGGTTTCGACGCAAAAGAAAAGAGCCGCACAGCGGCTCTTTTTTTTAGGCTTGTTGTTCACGCTTCTACGTAAACTGGTTTAAGATACTGTGCGCTGAGAAATTTGCCTCGCAAGGAAGAAATCTTTGCCTCAGCGTCTTTCTCACTGATAAACCTCTGAGCATCATCCACGGAGGACGTGTACTGGAGGTTGTTCTTCACGGATTTCTTCACATACTTCCCTGCGTATGCCTTTTCCGTACACATAACGACATAGGGCCGAGGCGCCGTCATCTTGCGCGTTACGGTCTTGAACTCAAGTCCCATTACGCTGATAACCTCTCCCATTGCTGCCGTAGCTGCTTCCGCAGACGGGTAGTGAATGGCATCTCTGACATCCTTTGTGAAATGCACAGTTATTCTTCCAATCACATTATCAAATGCACGCACATAGCCCGCGTTGCGCTTTTGAACTACAAGCGGACCCTTTACATCCCGCGCTCTGGCAGGTCGCAGGCGCTCGCCGCGCTGTGTTCCGCTGAACGACATGAAGATGTAGTGGTCCTTGTGTTCTTTTACCAGTTCCCGTGCCTCATCCAGCCAGACTTCCAGCTCATCCGTTGTTCTGACATACCTCCACAGCAGATGGTCGCCGGACGTATAGGGCATCAGCCCTACATTCAGGTCGTTGACGCCGGGATTGGCGGCGAGGATGTCCTCCAGCGTGGCGGCATCCTTTGCGGCGCGAGCAAACCATTTCCGTGCCTGAGAGCAAGTGACCCACTTGCTGTTCATCTTCCAGCACTCATCATCGGTGTCGGGGAAGGTGGTATTCACCTTCGCCACAAATTCGTCCTCAGGAAGTTCCAGAAGATTGATTCCTCCCAGCAAGAACCAGTGGCGCTCGCGAATCTCTCGCGGCTTGAAATTCCTGTCGTAGATGAACTCGGAGCAGTTGTTGCTGCCACCCAAGGCAAGGGGAATGATACCACGAGTTGTCTTGATGAAAGAGCGGGCATCAATGATAGTGTATCCCATTTTTACATCTCCTTTCTTACATCTCGCCATCCTCGGCAGCGGTTATAATACCGAATCTGAGGTTGTTGTTGATGTCGTAGATACTTAATCCGCTATCAAAGTCCTTGCGGAGCTGCGTCGCAGCGGCCTCTACGGAGTCTTCGCCGTACTCAAACGTCTCGGACTCGACGCAGGTTGCCACAAGCTCCTTCAGCTTTGCGCGGGAAGTCGTCGCAGAAACCAGACGCATAGAGTCTGTTGCTTTCCAAGCGTCACAGGCAAACACGATGAAGATAGGATTACTCATTTTCGGCTTGCTCCTTTCTTCTTCCAACGGTGGCTGCGGGGTACGGTGTGGCCCGCTTGTTGTTGCTGTCCATGATTCGCATAACATGGACAAGCATCTCGGAATATGCCCTGTGCATGGTTTCATACCGCGCACGCCATGTATTATCATCATTGTCGTTCACGCGAGCACTCAGCCCCATGCTGTAGTACAGCGCGGCGTCGATGTCTACCAGCTCCGCTTCAGTCAGGTGGCAGATATAGGCTCCCAGCTCATTGACAGAAACTGCCATCGGCTGCTCGCACAGTGCTGTGCTGGGGCGGCTCGTGCTCGTGATGAGTACATGGGAGGGCTGCTGCATCTTTGGAGATGATGTCGTAAATACGACCTCCACTACACTGCTGTAGCGGTTCAGGTCATCCGAAGATACAACGATTGCGGGACGATGCCCTCTGATAACAGAGCTATTGGAAGGATGTCCGTCTTTATCGCGGAACTGGCTTCCTTCCGGGGCCCAAGGGGAAAAGATTTCGATTTCTTTCGCATTGACCCAAAAAACATCGCCCCTGCGGATGTTTCCATTTCTACCCATAGATTCTTGTCTCCTTTCCTTCAGAATTGGTTACACACGACGGAATGCCGAAAAAAGACAGAACCGCTTTAAGCGGCTCTGTCTCCATGCAGTCGATATGACACTGTTTGTTTTCGTAGGGTGCCTCGACAAATTCTTCGCCAACCTCAATGGGTTCGTGGCAAATGCAGCATTCGCCGGCGTAACGAATTTTCTTTTTTGCTTTCACAATGAATTTACTCCTTTCTTTTCAAAGTTGCCGAGACAGTGTTACGGCTGCCTGCTGGCGTCGTCTTTCGCAGTTTCTTCGCTGCACTTCGATAGCTTCGCGAGCCTCCGCAATACACTGCTTCGCACGCCTATCCTGTTCAGAAGAGAAAGATGCGTAGCGCTCAGAGTAGACGGAATCCATACGCTCGGCTCTCTCAATTAACTCATACAGCGGTGTAGACATAGCTTCTCCTCCTCGTTTATTGAATGTTCATGCCTACGGCGCGAGGACCTTCTTTGGACCAAGTTTCCTTGAGCCAGTGATAGGTGATTGTGCTATCTTCGGGACTCTTGTCTGGGTAGCAGGGAAGGTATGCTGCGGAGTACAAGTCTCTGCACTGACTGAAGTACACATGATTCCAGTCAGCCCACACATCACCAAGAGAACGGATAGCTCGCTTGAACGACCGAAAGCTCTGTGGCGTGTGAACTACGATGGCATTTGCTCCGTTCCACTTTCCATTCCACATCATTGCACTTCACCTCCCTGATACGTCGGGCGGCTGCGTCTGTTACGGAACGGAGGCATCACCGGTGCGGTGTAGCTGGTCAGCTCACCCGTCATTTTGACAGGCACACACTGGAGCAATCCGCGCTGTTTTCGATACTGGTGAGCCAAGTTGTTGCGAGCCTGTTTCTCAGAAACCGCCATAGTCGTCCCGCCCCACTTATTTGTGGTAATGTCGTCATAGACACGAACGGGTCCGAGATAGCTGAAAACCATTTTTGCCTGTGCCATTATGTTTTCTCCTTTCTTATTGTGTTGTAATGTAAAAAAATATATAAAAAGACAGCTATCCCTGTCTTGGGATAACTGTCTTGAATACTTGGTGTGACTGGAAGCGGAGATAAGTCTCCTTATAAAAATATCTTCGTAATTATACTATTATACTACCACAATTATTTATAATGTCAACAATGGCAGAGAAAAAAGAGGCGGCTTTCGCCTGCCTCTTTTTTTACCTTATTTCCTCGGAGTATTGTGCCATCCAGCAGTCGCAAAGGGCTTCCGCTACGACCTCACTTCTATCGTTATCGTCAGAAATCATCAGGATTGAAGAAAGGGCTGACCGCATACCTTCATCGAGCGTAAACTCCCTCTCGTTTCCACTTTTATCTGGGACATTTGTTCGAGCAAGCAGCGTCGAATATTTCGTATAATCGGGGGAAATGAAATAGTCCACAGCCGTGTCGAGTCCAATACTCAGCATCATAAGATTGCCGGTCGTTCCCATTGGTTCTTTCTTTCCGGACTTCTTCTCCGGTCTCATAAGAGTTCCGTTCTTGTCAAAGAATATTGCCCTATCTGACTTTTCAAATGTGTCTACAGGAACGCTAAAGCATCTGATTGCCATGTTCTTAAAAGGAGCACTGGCGTCTTCACCGAACAGTGAGGAAGCATTACAGCAGTCATTTTCCATCTTCTCGTTAAGCCGCTTTATATAAAGCTCCTGAAAATCAATGGGAGCACCTGCGCTGTCCGCGTATACGTAGTTTTCTGGCTTTTTGCCGTCTGCCGTTTCCCTTACCATGTACTGCTCGTACTGCTTGCACATTTCTTTAATCTTAACTTGTATCCGCAAGGAATCGGAAAACGGAACTGCTGAGATTTGGGAGAAAAGGGAGGAGTAGTTGTGAGGGAGGTGGATGGGCGCACACTCATCTCCGAATAAGACTTTTTCGCAGGACTTGTCAAGGAAAAAGTATGAGGTTTTGTAAAGACCTTCAACAGACGCATAAAACCCTTCAGGCAGCCGTCGCGTCTGCTTGCCGTCTGCTGGAGGCGAAATGCGTAACTCAAACGGGCCCACAGAGGTAAGCGCACCGTCCTCAGGCTCCTTGAGGCGCGACATTTTAGTTGCGTCCATGCCGATTTCTGCGCCAATTTGCTTCACATTCCATTCTCCATAGACACGTGGCATTTTGGTAATGGCAAACAGCTCTTCGTACACTCTCGCGGAAACAAGCCTGCGTACCAAAGTGAGCTCATCGCTGAATTCGGCATATATTCCGAGCATTTCCTTGTAATTCAATTTTTCCGACTTCTCGGCGGAAGAGAACCGCGTATTGAGTTTTGTCGCCCATTTATTGCAGTCGATATATGCGTTGACTGCACTATCCTTTTTTCTCATTTGTTTTCCTCCTTAAAGTGTTCAAGTCTTTCGGAAAACTTTTGCAGCGCTTTTCTAAACTCAATTTTGCAGGTGGTTGACATGAAATAATAGGCGGAAACAATATCTTCTGTCGTAGAGTTTTTCGCATAAAGTCGCATTGTGCTTGGCATCCCCATGAGCCAGTGTAAAGAGACGCCAAAGGCAGCCGCTATATGCGGCAGAATTCTTTCGTTGCTTGTGGAGCAGGAGGGTCTCACCAACATGATATTCGCCAACTCGTGAATGACATCCTTTTGTTTATCATCTAATTCAAAATTGCCTTTTCCGGACTGAATCAATTCATCCAAATCGAGAATATCCTGTCGCTTAAATGAACATCTGTGGGAAAAAACGTACTGTACTCGCGCAGAAGGGCGCAGCAATAAGCTGCGTTTTTTATCATCCCAGAATTGATGTATCCACATCGTATCAATCATGCCGAGAGCTGACTCTCTTATGCATCCGTCTCTTATCGTTTCTGGAAAGCTATCTACAAGATTATAGACTTCTTGAACATCTGGCGGCAGGCTGCTGAAAGCTGGAAAGTTTTTATCTCCGAATCGAATCATTTCCTCGTAAGATATGTCCAACTCGGCAAGAATCCGAAAAACGATTTGCCAGTTAAATCCCTGCCAGCCTATAAATCGCTGTGTTTCTCCGTTTGTAATGGGAGTTTTATCAAATAAAAGGGCTGGCAGCTTTTCTTCTGGACAATTAAGCTGTTCGGCTAACCGCAGCTTTTTCATTTCTGCCCTGTATGGCGTGGTGTCTGTGATAATGTTGTTTACTCTTGCCATGTTGCCTGCATCCTCCGCAATTCTTAATTTGCGGAGGAGCAGGACTATAGAGGTATAGACAGTTGTTGAGACGTTTTCTCCGTACCTTATATCGTCTCCAGCTCGTGCCGGCTTTGTGGGATTTGTTCTTTTATAAATAGCACTCATTTTCTTGATGCCTCCTTTGCGGTATTGTCGGTCTCCTGACCTCCCGCGATTATGGAATCGACCATTTTGCAGGAACCTTTTCCTCTGTTCAAAAGTGTCTTTGCGTCCTCCTTTGCCTGTTCGTACTCAGCGGGGTATGCCATCATAAGGGTCATATATCGGTTCCATCCGGATTGTTCTGTGCCGAGGAAATCTCCGGCACCTCTAATGCGGAGGTCCGCCTCTGCAATTTCAAACCCGTTATTGGTCTGTACCATGGCGTTCAGTCTCTCCATCGCAGCCGGCGTGGGCGACGCGCCTGCTTCCAGCACACAATAGGACTGTACGCTGCTCCGCCCTACACGCCCTCTCAACTGGTGCAGACTGGAGAGCCCGAAACGGTCCGCGTTTACAATGACCATCATTGTCGCGGTAGGGACATTTACGCCAACCTCCACAACGGTTGTACTGACAAGCACATCTACTTGACCATCCTTGAAGCGCGAGAGAATGTCCTCCGTTTCTGTCTTTCCCATCTTGCCTGTTACTGTTTCGATGCGGACGCCATACGGCTCCAGAACAGAACGGTATTCTGCGTTGACTTCCTCGACAGACTGTACGCCTTCCAGTTTCTCGCTTCTATCAATAAGCGGACAGACAACATAGGTTTGATACCCCTTTTGTTTCTGCAGCAGAATGAAGCGAAAGATTTTTTCTTTACTTGTGGCAATACCGGTAATAACCGGAAGACGTCCGTCCGGCATCGTTTTAATGGTGTGGAGTTGCACGGTATCCCCATAAATTACCTGAGCCAAACTGCGGGGGATGGGGGTGGCAGACATAGTAATAGAATGAACACCGCCTGAAGCCTTTTCGATGAGCGCTGTACGCTGGTCAACGCCAAACTTGTGTTCCTCATCCGTTACGGTTAAGGCGAGATTTTTATACTCCACATCTTCTCCAATGATGGACTGTGTTCCAACAATGAGTTGCGCCTTGCCTTCCTTGATGACGGCCAAGGCTTTTTTCTTTTCGCTCGTCTTCAAATCGCTGCCAAGCCAAACGACGCTTACGCCAAACGGTTCCGCCAGAGCGGAGAGGTCCTCGTAGTGCTGACGCGCCAACACCAGCGTGGGAGCCATCACCGCTGCCTGATACCCATTCTCGGCCATAGTCATCATAAGGCAGAATGCAACGATACTCTTTCCGCAACCGACATCGCCCTGCACAAGCGCGTTGATGCGGTGCCCGTCTGCTGCAAATTGAGTCATGCTCTCAATCGCGTCCATCTGGTCTTTTGTGAGAGAATAGGGCAGGGTCTTCTTAATCTTTTCAATCCAGCCGTTTGTCTTGACGGAGAATTGGCTACCCTTAGAAATCTTTCGTGCGGCCCATTCGTTAGCCATAGCAAAATATACGAGGTCTTCCTGAAGGAGTCGGGTTTGACCGTCCTTAATATCCTGCTCGGTAACGGGGAAGTGCAGCTTCTTGAGTGAAGTCCAAAGGCTTGAAAGACCTTTTTTGTCGAGGTAATCATTGGGAAGCGTTTCAATAAGCCCGATAGTTCTGTCGGAAGCCTCCTGAATCTTTTCTCTCAGGTAGGCATCGCTCATGCCTCCGATTTGCGCGTACACAGGACGAATGCCCGGTGCCTGCCCATAGGCAGGCTCGAAAATCTCCGGTGCCGTCATGGTGTAGTTGTTGTATTTCTCGCTGTATCCGACCTTTCCGGCCACATAAACCTCCTGCCCTGTGCAAGTGGAAATCTTGCGGAAAAGGTAGTTTTGCCGGAACCATGTAATGACGAGTTTTTCTCCACTCGGAAGCACCGTGCAGTGTGCGATAATCATAGGGACATGGGAGGAAGTCTGCACATAAGAACCCTTATAGCGCAGTTCTTGGCCGAAGGACTTCACTTCGTCTACGCGCACAAGACAAGCCTGCTCCGCACCATCTATGAGATGCGTTGCAAGCTGCCGGTAGTCCTTATAGCTTTTTGGGATATAACGCAGAAGGTCTTCTGCTGAGTGGATACCTTTTTTCTCGAAACGCTTTTCCTTTTGTGCGTTTACTCCAATGACGGATAGCTTCATATATGTTCTCACCTCCGTATGGTGGGAAAATGTCAGGGTGTCGGGGTGCTTTTCGTGAACTACTCGGCAATAAATCACCGAGGATTCTTGCTTACTTCTTATAAAGAGGGCTTACACACCCTTATTATAAACACGAACATAAAATTTTGTCAAGTGTGTTAGAGAGAAAATTTACTGGATGTCAACCTTTATTCTTTTGCATATTCGTTATTATTGCCAACTATTTTTTCGTAAAATACAGCTTGCTTTAGTTTGTGCAGCACGCTTTACGGCGTATAAACTCGCGGTATAGCTTTTTTTACTGATAATTAGACTTGACATTTTTATATGTTCGTGTTAGTATAACAGCGTGGACAGGGCAAGAAAGGCTCGTTCGAAGGGCTCGTGCCTAAAATGACAATATTCTTGCGATTGTAAGAATAAGCGCCTAAATTGCCCGTCCCGTTTTCTTCTTTCTTTAATTACACTCATAAGCACAATAAAGTCAGCTCCCTGAGGGAAGTGTGCGGGAGCTGCTTCGACTTTCGCGTTGTTCTCCATGCGGGGAGGTTCTGGCGGTTCGAGTCCGCACGACGCGCCTTCTGTTTTCGCTGCTGTTATCTTTGCCTCTGTCTTTTCCAACGAGCAGCGGACACGGAAACATCTCTCAATATGATAGCGTAGCATAACTGGTAATGCCGTACCTCTCTCACAGGTAACGATATGTTGGTTCAACTCCAGCCGCTATTGCCAGCCGGCGTTCTACCCACCCCGCCGACATCAACTCTCTTCGGCGCTGGCGGCCTCCGTGCAGACGTGATTAACCTGCGATAAGCGGAGGCTGCCAGCACCACCAAAATGCTGGTGTAGCTCAGTAGGCAGAGCGGCGCACTCGTAACGCGCAGGTCGTGGGTTCGACCCCCACCGTCAGCTCCATTCCATACTCATTCTCCTTCAAGTGAAGCCCCCGTGTAACAGGTCTTTTGAAAAGTGCTTTCAGCCTCGTTGTGCGGGGGCTTCACAACTTATGCTGATGTAGCTCAGTTGGCAGAGCGGCGGATTTGTAAACCGCAGGTCGGGGGTTCAAGGCCCTCCATCAGCTCCATTAAAACCATGTGCTTTTGTGGTGTTTTTATATGCGCGGATGTCGTCTAATTTGGTGAGACACCAGCCTTCCAAGCTGGTCATTGCGGGTTCGAGTCCCGTCGTCCGCTCCAAGGACACCGTAAAGTGTGTCCTTTTTCTTTATCTGCTTGTTTGTCCTGTGTTTTTCGGACAACATCGGCGAGCGCAAAAGTCGCCTGAAGCGTGAGAAGCGAGCTGCCTGCACCTGTTTTGCGGGCGGTGGCGTGATAAGGGTGAAACTCTGCGCTTTCAGTAGCCGAAAGCAGATGAGCAAAAGTCTCCGCGAACGCCTGCATGGTTCGCGGGACAAGGGAAGCCGGAAAAATAAGTAAACGCGGGCCGAGCGCAGAGGTTGTTGGCGTATTCCAGACGTGGGTGCTGCCTTTTATGCTGTGCTTGTTTGCGTGGGGTCCGGTGTTCTCGCAGTCTGGATGGTTGCTGCGAGAGGTGCCAAAACTTATTGCGAAAGGACGGAGTTCTATGCCAACTACATTTCAAGCGTTTAAGTATCGCATTTACCCGACTGATGAGCAGGTCGAAATCATTGAAAAGACTTTCAAGTGCTGCCGGTTTGTGTGGAACCATTTCCTTGAGCGAACCTCCAAAATCTATGACCGTCGGCAGGAAAAGATGACGACCTTCGACTGTATGAAGGTTCTCACGGAGATGCGGGAGCGCTGGCCTTGGCTTGCGGACTGCGGCTGTACGGCAGAGAGATATGCCATCATTGATTTGTTTGAGGCGCGAAAGGCGTTCTTCCGCCGCATTAAAGCGGGGGAGAAGCCCGGTTATCCCAAATTTAAGGGCGCGTCCCATCCGACACAGAGTTTTACGACCGCTGGTACTATCTATGTGACGGACGATTACATTCAGGTTCCGTTTGGAGGACAGTATCAGAAAATCAACAAGCTCAGGCGAGGGACGGGGCGCCCCATCGAAGGGTCTCCCCGCGAGGTCACTATTTCTCGGTCTGCTACCGGAAAATACTGGGCATCTGTCTGCTGTAAAGTAGAGCGAGACACGCTGCCTATTGTGGACGGCGAGGTGGGAATCAGTCTCGGCCTGAAGGAGTTGGCTATTGACAGCAACGGCGTTCACTATGAGAACCCGAAGCATCTGAGCAAGTCTGCAAAGCGGTTGGCACGTGAGCAGCGGCGTCTATCCCGCAAGAAGAAGGGCTCTGTCAACTACGAGAAGCAGCGGCGCAAGGTAGCCGGCGTCCATGAGCATATTGCCAATCAGCGCAATGACTACCGGCATAAAATCAGCCGTGAACTTGTCAACGCGAACCAGCTTATTGCTGTTGAGAAGGTGGCCGTTAAGCCCTTAGTTGAGGGCAATGAGCAGGCTAAAAGCATCCTCGATGCCGGCTGGTCTGAACTTACCGGTATGATAAAGTATAAGGCGGACTGGGCTGGACGCACTCTGGTGGACGTAGATACCGCCACCGTAGCACCGGAAGCCAAGCATGATGAGGCACTGGCACAGGTCGTGCTGTCCGAAGGTCAGCGCATGGCTTCCGAGCAGAAGCCTGCCTAAAGCCGAGCGAGGAAAGTGTGCAATGATTGCACACATTGCCAAGGAAATAAAAACGAGTACGGACGGTATAGCCGGAATTAACGCCTGTGGAGATGCATGGTCGTCGTGGAAGCAGGAATACTCTGTTGGCTGGTAGTCACGTGAGAGGTGGCACCAGCGCTTTGGGGAACTGAATACCTGTGCTGGGTATACACCACCCGGAAATAACAGGGTTTTACCATTCGTAATTATAGTTCTTCCCTCCGCTGTGTGGAGCGTTTTGTCGAAATGACAAAACATTCCTCTTAAATTCTTAAAAACAAGAAAGGAAATAAAGAATATGGAACCTTCTATCAACAGAACTCTCACCGTCAGCGTCGTCAGCTATGGCGTCGTATCTGTCGTCAATGGAGTCATCAACGTTGACAACCAGAACCCCATCGAGTTTCCCGCCGTGCTGGACGAGGCATCCGCTGCCAAGCTGCTGAAGAGCAGATACGGCGGCAAGCTGTTCCCCGTGGATGCAAATATCGTCGTGTCTTCCATCCGGCATGAGAAGTGGAAGTTCTCTATGGACCTGAGCCAGTTCGTCGCTACCGCTGCCCGCAGCCGCGTGGATGGAACCGAGTCCGGTGCTGATGATACCCCCGCAGAGGACGTTCCCGCCGCCGAGCCTGCTGCTCCTGCGCCTGAGACGGCACCCGCTGCTTCTCCTGCTATCCCCATGCCTCTGGTCTCTGAACCTGAGGAGGATTTTGCGCCTGTAGCTCCCGAAGCGCCTGCTCCCGCCGGTGGTTTCGCTCCTGAGACTCCTGCGCCCGCTGCTCCCGCCAAGGAAGTTCCCTATGGTGGTAACTTCAATTTCCCCGCTGACAGCGGTGGCGACTTCGGTTCCGGCTTCTTCGGTTAATAACCGATGGACGCTGTGAACGTTGGCCGTGGATGCCTTGATTGCATCAACAAGGAAACTACGACGACCAAAGAACCCTGTAAGAGCTGTTCCCGCTGGAATAGGTGGGAACCTGACGAAAAGTGTAAGGAAAAGATGGCGGTCAAAGCCGCACGTGAAAGGACAAAGAAATGAGCAACACCAATACACCTGAAAAGCCCGTCGTCGTATTCATCAGTAATGACCACGATACCGTCATTGGTGTGATGGTCATTAAGAACGACGATGAAAACCTGCAGAACAATCTCGAAATCATTGAGAAAAACTGGGTTGCTGCTCGTAACGAGTTGCTCCAGCGGGCTCGTGAGGACGATAGCATTGAAGCAGACGAGGACGAGCTTCACATCGCATTCATCGCACACGAGTTGGGGATGTTCGACGAGCCCTATGAGACTATCGACATCTCCGGCGTTTACTCCGTCTCCAATGGGAATGTGGACCGCATCTAAGTTGGTCTTGGCAGCAGACACACAGCGGCGCAGGCCCTACTCCGGCGGCTGCGCCGCTTTTCGCTAAATACCTAAAAGCAAGTACGGACGGTATAACCGGAATTAACGCCTGTGGAGATGCATGGTCATCGTGGAAGCAGGAATGCTCTGTTAGCTGGTTTTCATGTGAGAGATGATGCCAGCAGCTAAGGGAACTGAATATGCCTGTGTTGGGTGTATGAGGCCCTGAAATGACAGGGGTGTATACCATATAATCTGTCGCTTGAGGAGACAGGCGTATAGAGCCCAGAAATAACAGGGTTGTATACCCCTTAACCGCGCTCCAACTTTCAATCCTAAGGTGTATAAGGGCCTGAAATAACGGGGTGATACCTCAGTTATTCCTTTTAGGTACATAACGGGCTAAAACAACAGGGTAGTGTACCAGATTATATATGATATGGGTGTAGGTATTCGTTTAGGACAACTTGAAGTTGAAAGGAGGTCTCTGGATGGCCTCAAAAAAGATATATAGTTCCCCTGAACTCTATGAGGACAAGTTGGTGCGCGTAATGGCGCGGCTTGGTATCGAAGAAGGCGACTACAACTACGACTGGAGTCGTCAGGAGTGTTGGGTTGAGTTCAGGTACAAGGGTGAGCTTTACCGCTTCTCCCATAGCGTGAAGAACGCCCAAGAGCACGGCATCTCCCTGCAGTACGGCTCCGATGCCTTCGCACAGGTCGTGCTTTCTTTGGAAGACCTCGCCCGTATGGTCGAACGTGGCATCTACGACCTGTCCACATGGGTGGCCGGAATGAGAGCTCTGCCGGAGCGCTCAAAGTCCTTGGATGCCTGTTTCATTGCTCTCGGCTTTGTAGAGCCGCCCACATCCAAAGAAGAAATCACACTCCACTACCGCCGGTTGGCGAAGGTGTATCACCCTGATGCCGGTGGCGATAGCTCCTCATTTGATGCGCTGTCTAACAACTATGCGAAATGTATGGAGATTTTCGAGGAGGTTGCCAACAAATAATGTATATGTCTCAGAAAGAGTTCAACGCTATGATGAAGAAAAACCCCCGCCTCCGTGTTCACGGTGCAAATAACAATACCCGCGAACATCGCTCCAAAGCGAATAAGGCGGCAAAATATAGAAATGTAAAGGTCTACGAGTATGCCGATGGGCTGGCTTTTTTCGGTAAGCCCCGCAATAATGGTGAAATCCCTATCGCTGTCTTTGACAGCAAGAAGGAGTACCACCGCTGGAAAGAGCTTCAGATTTTGGAGCGCGGCGGACATATCCACGACCTTCGCCGGCAGGTGCCTTTGACCATCATTACCGAGTTCGAGTATCGTGGTCAGAAGGTCTCCGGTATTACTTACAAAGCCGACGCCGTCTATGTGCGCGACGGCAAGTGTGTGGTAGAGGACGTGAAGCCCTTCGATACCACAACGCAGAAGTATCGAACTACAAAGGATTTCAACCTCAAGTGGAAGCTGCTCAAGGCTGAATATCCTACTTGGTCTTTTGAAATCTATTAAAAACGAGTACGGATGGTATAACCGGAATTAACGCCTGTGGAGATGCATGGTCGTCGTGGAAGCAGGAATACTCTGTTGGCTGGTAATCATGTGAGAGATGATACCGGCACCTTTGGGGAACTGAATATGCCTGTGTCGGGTATATAGAACCCTGAAACGACAGGGTTGTGTATCACAGAATAACTGCGGCAGCGGCATATATGGCTCTGAAACAACAGGGTTGTATACCGCATAAAAAAGGCTATGGTGTGTAATACCCTGAAATAACAAGGTTGTGTACCCCATAACATATTGTTTCTGAAAGGGGTGGACGGCAAGTGGAAAATCTGAGCAACATCCGGTGGCGAGTTCATCTGTAAGACCTGCTACGGTGGAGGGAGCGGTATTTTCCTTGCCTACTTCGACCTCGTGCAGTGAGTGATTGCAGGGCTTTCGACGGTTCCGCAAATTTGTTCGTTCCAAGAACTTGACAAAATATCGAATTATAGTAGTATAGAATTATAAGGAAGGACAGTCTAACACAGACTGTCCTTCCGCTTTTTTATGCTCAGAAAGGGGATGAGAATTTTTGGAAAACACAAGCAAAAAGCACGTAAAATGGGGGGTTTTCAAGACTGCACTTTTTACGTTCCTGTTCGTCGCAGTATCCGTTTTCTACTTTCTCTCCACCAACGTGACACTCGCACAGGCCGAAGAACGCTCGAACTACGAATCACTTCCTGCAGCAGAGGTTGCCGCCCAGATGGACGACACCAAGCTGTCAGAAGAAGCACAGCAAGATGTTTTGATGCTGAAGGAAGGAATCCTCGACCCGCTTTCCGACATCACGGAAGCAGAGAACTCCGAGGATGACCCCAACGCCGTTGAAGAAGTACAGGAGGTTGTTCCGGCTGTCTGTTCCTATTGCGGCTCTGAGAGCCACAGTTCCTCAATCTGTGCAAAGAGGTCTATTGCCAATGGAGCCTATGGGCGCTGGGTGATTCCGTCTGTTGGCTGTAATGTAGCGGCCTACTCGTGTAACTGGGATGCAGACCAATCCTATGTTCAGGAAATTACTGACAGTTCCGACAGTGCAGCTTTCTTGACTTGCGGCGGCGTTGGTGTTCTTGCGGACCACAATAACCAGGGTTTCTGTGGACTTTCCAATATTTCTGTTGGCGCAAAAGCCTACATGGATTTTGGTGATGGTGCAACTTACTACGAGTGCTATCAGGTTGAATACGGACACAATACCGGCGAAAAGATGCTCGATGGAAATGGAAACATAATGAGCTACAGCAACTATTCTTCCGGCACTGTGATTTGTTACACCTGCCTTGACCACTGGACCAACATTTACATCACTTACTGGACGCCGGTATAAGCGCCAGACACCCACTCTCTACTCCTCTTAGAAAGGACAAAACCATGAAAACGAAATTCAAAATTCCTCGGTGGGCTCTCTTCACCGTTATCATTCTGGCCTTCATTGGCGGTCTTTTCGCAATCTCTACGCTGCCCGTCTTTGCAGCCCGCGAAAGCTCTCCGCCTTTGGCAGTAGCAGAAGCCGCGCAGAACGAGGAAAAGGACGCAAATTCTGATGCTCAGACTCCCGAAGCAGACAAGACGACAGATGAACAGGGAAGTGCTGAAGCCCCCGTAGAGGCCGAGTCTCAGGCAGACGACGCCGTCGTTGTCGAAGAAACTCCCGCCGAAGAGCCTGTTCAGGAAAACCCGACTACCTGTTCCTACTGCGGCAGTGCAGAACACACCAGAGACTACTGCGCCGTTCGTGCCGTTGACAATGGTGCCGTTGGCCGGCTCCGGATTCCCTCTGTCGGTGTTGACGTGGCTGTCTACGACGTTACTTGGTACTCTCTGCAGCATACCACCGAGAGTGACAACTACACGCAGGCCGTTACAGATGCATGGGACAGCGCAGCACAAATCGTCTATCTCGGCCAGACCGTTATTGGCGACCATAATAATCAGGGCTTCTCCGCCATCAACAACTGCTCCGAAGGCACCTACGCTTACATCGACATGGGCGACTCTGTCCTGACCTATGTTTGCACCGGCATCCAGCATGGTCGCAACCCCGGTGGCTATCTTACCGGCGCCGATGGCGACAGTGTCTATACTTCATACTTTAATCCGGATGGGCTCACTTTGTATACCTGTCTTGACCATAATTTCAATGTCGCTATCGTGACATTCCAGCCTGCTTGAAGGGGGTGCAGCTTTAATGAAAACAAAGAAGATTTCCCGCCGCGCTGTTACGCTGGCTGCCTTTTTGCTGGTAAGTGCATCATCTTTACATATGGCTTGTGCAGAGGCTTCGGTGCCTTTCGATTACTTTACTGATGACCTCTCTGTGTCCGCTGCCGCCGTTGTGGAGGAAGATAAATACTTGCCTCCTGAGTGGTTCACAAAAGAAAATGTTGTAAGTGAAGTGGACTCAGACACGCCTCCGGAGGAGACTCCTACCCCTGCGGGCGAACCCTCTGTGGCGACCCTCGTGCCTGAGCCCGCACCGGAAACCGCAGCAGCCTGCAGCTATTGCGGCAGCGCAGGGCACTCGCAGAATAGGTGTGCCGTTTACGCTGTCGAACAGCGAGGTGCCGTTGGGCGTTGGTCTATCCCTTCTATTGGAATAGACGTCGCTTGCTTCACCTATGTGCTTGGAAGCGATTCCTTTGAGTACGGACAGGCAATTTGTGACGCTGCCGATAGTGCCGGCTACAGTGCGTATGGGAGCCAGTATCTCATTGCAGACCACAACTATCAGGGCTTTTCTGCCATAGCCAACTGCGCGGTTGGTGCGGTGGGATATATGGATTACGGAAACAGTCGAACAGAATATGTTTGTACTGAGGTGGAGTATGGGCACAATGAAGGCACGGAACTGACTGATAATGACGGAAACGATGTTGCGTACAACAACAGTGGAGGAATTACCCTTTACACCTGTTACAACGGCTGGCAAAACGTCGTCATAGCGTATTTTACTCCGGTTTAACCGCTGGCCGCTGATGCTGAAGGATATTTGAGGTTGGTTGTGCGGCGGTGCATCCAATCTTACATATCCCAGTTCTGAAAGGAAATGATAAAAATGGCACGTCCCGTTGAAACCATAGACCCCAAGTTAGAAACGAGCAGATATATAACTGTTGATGGGGAGTATGAAGAACGAGAATCCTTTGCCGGAATGGTTTACAGCGACTCTTTACTGCAATCATTCTTCAGGAGGACTTGGAAGCGGCTTGAAGACGCCGCAAATGCCCATCAGGATACTCCCTGATGGGCATTTTTCCCAAGAACTTACGACTTGTCATTTTTTTATGTGGGTTGTATAATATAGGTGAACGTCTTTGCAGAGGGCGTAACTTATAGGAAAGGGGACTTATGCCTACAGAAAGAAAGAAGAAAACAACAAAAGAAGAAAACGCAAAAAATAACTCAACAAAAAACACAATAAAAAAACCAAGAAACTCAACAAGTAACACGAAAAGCAAGAAAGAAAGCAAGTCTCTTTTGGGGTTAAAGGACCTGATGGAAGATACGTCTCCAGAAAAAGTCGTCGGCTGTTATGTTCGTGTATCTACCGATGCACAGGCGGAGCAGGGATATTCTATACCTGACCAAACAGCCAAATTGCAGGCCTTTTGTACCGTAAAAGGCTGGGAGAACGCGAAATTCTACACGGACCCCGGATTCAGCGGCAGCAACTTAAATCGACCGGCAATGCAGGAAATGATATCCGATGCGATGGAAGGGAAGCTGAAGGCGGTTGTCGTCTTCAAGCTGGACCGCCTCTCCAGAAGTCAGAAGGATACTCTTTATTTAATAGAAGATGTATTTCTTCCGAACGAGGTGGATTTTGTAAGCATTTCCGAGGCCCTCGACACTACCACTCCTTATGGACGAGCGATGATAGGCATTTTGAGCGTCTTCGCCCAGTTGGAACGCGAGAATATCTATATGCGAACCCGCATTGGAATGATGGGTCGTGTAAGTGCGGGGTATTGGCGTGGCGGCGGAAAAGTTCCGTTTGGCTATGATTATGACAAGGAAAGCAAATCCCTTATCCCAAATGCTGACGCACCAAAAGTGCCGCAGGCTTACGACCTCTACATCAAGGGCTATAGTTGCCAGAAGATTGCGGATATGCTCGGACTAAGTTGCGAACAGCTCGTGAGGAATATTCTCACCAAGCGCACATATTGCGGTTACATCAACTACAAAGGTAAAGACTATAAGGGTTTCCACGAGCCTTTGATTGATGAAGAACGGTTCATGCTCGTGGCCGCAGAAATGGAACGCCGTGGGAAGGAAAACCTCGCAGTATGCGGCAACAATAAATATTATCTTCTTACCGGGCTTGTTTTCTGCGGAGATTGTGGAGCCAGAATGCGGTACATGAAGTGGGGGAAGTATATCCGTATCGTCTGCTACTCGCACACGTGTAAAAAGAACATGGTTAAGGACCCCGATTGTCCGAACAAGGGAGTTCGCGCAGAAGAACTTGAGAAGGTTGTTGTCTCAAAACTTTTTGACATTGGTACTGACATTTCTCTCGACGATTTTGACGACACCCACGTGCCTGCAAGTGCAGCAGAAATCCTGACGAACCGGATAGATGAGCTGAAGGAGTCTCTCAGGCGCCTATATGGGCTCTATGCCGACATCGGAGACCCCATGGTGTACGAGCGCATTGAGGATGTGCGAGGACAGCTCCACGTATTGCAGAGACAGCTTGCAAGCGAGGAAACGCAGAAACTCAAGGAAGAGCACATCAACTACGTCCGTGAGAAAATTCAGACTATTGGAGACCTCTGGCCTCATCTTACTCCTATGGAGCGCCAAACTCTTGTTCGTGATTGTGTTGAGAAGGTTATTTTGCATCACAACGGACGTGTTGAGGTTTACTACACTTTCCATACTGAGAAAGATAGTAAAATTCTCAAAAGGAAAGGCGCATAAAAATTAGAAACGCGCCTCTTCTGAGGCGCGTTTGCTTTTCAAAAAAAACTTAAATCCAATTCCAGCAAAAGGGTCGTTTTTTCTCCTTTCCAACACCATGCCGATGGTGTTGTGAAGATGAAAAAACTCTGAGGCTGGTATTCCGAGGAGCGTGTTTTCGTGAAAACCAAACTCTACCTCCTACAAAATGAAGCATTTGACGTAATTCTTGATTATTTCAAGAACAATTCTAACTCATGTTCTATGAGCGACGACCTCTGCCTTGCTTTGAAAAAATTGGAGGAAATCAAGCAAAATAACCAGTCCCTTACGTGGAAGCAGCTCGGTATAATTGCTTCTGTTGAGAGCTACCTCGCAAACAGCGAGGGTAAACCTCTAACGAGACAAAGTTTCCTTGAAAACCATTCACTTCCATCTGCGGACGTTTTTAAGAACTCGTTTGGTAAGACATCTTTCAAATGGCTATTGGAAAGATATCCTTGTCATACAAAAAAATCTTCCACAGATTTAATTTATGGTGGAAAGGCGTATGATGATGTGGATGAAGTAAAGGATGCTTTTATAAAAGAGTATTACAGAATAAGGCCTGCAACGCAGCACGAGTTCAACTCAAAGAAAAGTAAAACTATCCCATACTGGGAGTCCTTAGCCGCACGATTTGGCGTTGTGTCATGGATAGCCCTTATCGACCTCTTGGAGCTGCCGAGATACAACAAGCGTGGTGACAATCCGCTGAGAGTTATAGAAACTAATTTGTGCATAACGGACGAAAGGGTGTCCTTCGCAGGGAGGAAAAGACCTCATGTGTTTAGACGAACATTTTGGACAAAAGAGCTTATTCGTCAGCGTGTCGAAGGTTTCATTATTCAAAATGGACGTACCCCAAGCAGGGAAGACCTCCTTAGCATCCCTGAGTTGCCTTCGCCGGAGACATTCAATAATGTGGTGAAGATGAATTGGCGGCTTTGGATTAAAGAAACATTTCCTGACTGTGTTCCCGATAACTGGCGGTATGACCTGTTATCCAGCAAGAAAATAGACAAAAAGAAGTGGCTGGAACTATTCAAAAAGGAATACAAGAGAATTAAGCCGGCAACGGGCAATCAATACAATCAGCAACGCACTCAAGGAACGCCAACATGGAACACAATCGCAAAACTCATAGGAGAAAGCGAACACAAATGGAGCAACATGAAAAAGGTTGCAGGGGTAGAGGATGTTCCCATTTCCACCAATAAGCCGTCCACGTAAAAAAAGACCACCGTAAGGTGGTCTTTTTTTTGTATTTTGTGGTTCTAAATTGACTCGTCCTCCGTCTCATCCAAACGTTTGATGCGTTGAAAGCCATTTGCAGAGACCTTCTTTCGACTGCCATCTGCTCTATGGAAAAAATCGCCGATAATAATGCCTTCTTCAACGTATCGTTTTGAACTCGGATGGTTTCGAGTTCCGCCCCACACCAAGAAAGAACAAAGCCATCTTTCAGGAACGGTTCGGTGGTTCTTCGCCTGAGACTGTTCCTTCCTGCATCTTTCAACGTCTTCATTGATTCTCTTGTCTGTAAGAGAAGCAAGATAATCAGTATCTAAAGAGTAGAAGTCGGTTCCGTTGAAATACTTGCTCGTATGGTGCCATGACGCATACTGCAGAACCTTTGTCCGCAAGAAAGAAAGCGGGGCTTGCTTGAGCTTTTCAATGTTGCATTGAAGAGACAGCGTTCCGTTCAAAACCTCGGCCTCGATTGCGTTCAGTATGGCTGCTTTGGTCCACTTGGAACGCGGTTTTTCGCCGGATTCATAAGCATCCACAGCGTTGTTGCTCATCGAGTAGCCGGAATACCCGGCCATTACACATTCCCTCCGTCATCGGAGATACCCTGCAGAAGCAGGTTCTCGTCGATATATGTAGCTGTTTCATCTGCGCGATGCAGAAGAAAAGCCAGAGGATAGCGCGTAAAGGCCGCTGAGGTATTCTTATCTGTGGAATACTCTCCCATGTGGAAACGGATTGCAAAAGCCTCCGGCATCGTCAGGCGAATATAGCGTTCTGCAAGAAACACAGATTTATCGCCGTGGCTGCCGAACGGGAGCTTCTCGTCATAGGAAATCCAAGGCACCTTCTTCCACTGTCCGGTTTTGGGGTCCTTCACATTTCTGCTGTCCCATTTATAGAAATCGGCCTTGCAGATATCGTGAAGAAGTGCGGAGATGGCAATGCTATCATTGACCATTTTCCTCTCCCCCTCGGAAAGTGTCTTTCCATTCCGCTCAATTTCCGTGAAGTATGTGTCGTTCAGACGCATAAATACGTTGACTGAGTGGTCCAGAAGCCCGCCGCAGTAGCTTGAGTGATACTTAGCACTTGCGGGCGCCGTGAAGAAATCCGTCTTCTCCAGCAGCCACAGCACAAGGTCTCTGATGCCTTTGCGTCCCGTACTGACAAGTGCGCCAATGAACGCGATGGCCTTAGACTCATACTCCTTATCGGGAGTTGTGCCGGCAGGGTCCTCTACCGTAGGGCGGTAGTCCCCGCCGTGCGCCGTGTACTTTGCGAGCGCCTGAGCTGCTGTCCATTTAATGAAGTCTTCCAATCTGTCGGGGTCGCCATTGTTAGACTGCTCGACAGTGCGGGAGAAGGCGTCATAGTCATCGAGGGCAGCTTGGCAGACGTCATCGTGACAAGCTCCCTTTTCAAACTGTCCGGAAATAGCTATCAACGCAGCTTCAGCACGTTCGTGCAGCTTTTGAATTCTCTCGAATTCAGGGGGATAGTTGTAGCCCATAGTTATTCTCCTTTCTTGATGAAGTCCTCAGCCCTGATAGTACCGGAAGTCCATGCGCTTGTCGGGAAGCTGATTTCGGGGACTCTCTCCAGCATAGCATCCCTCAAAGCGTCTCTATAACGCTCGAAATGCCGTTTCTGGAAGCCGAGAAGTCTTTCGTCATACTTTACTTCCTTCTGAAGAAGTTCAACGGCAAGAGAGTTCTCGTTGTCCTCGACCGCGATGGCGAAAAGCTCGTTTTCCATAATCACCCGCTGTGTTCTGGAAACCCACTTTTCGCCCAACACAGGCGTCATGCTGCGGAAGCGGTGTCCCAGTGTATCAACGATACACTCCAACACATCGGCCTCCTCATTCATAGAGCCCTCCTCATCGAATAGCCACCGGCAGGTGTCCAGTTCAAAGCAGGGGATGTCGTTCAGCAGACGAACTTCCGGTTCCTCTTTATAGGGCTCATCTTCTCGATAGACATGAAGGAAGCTGTTGGAAATGTAGTAGACGGCCTCGTAAGGTCCATGAACAGAAACATTACCTTTGCCCATGATTTGTTTCTCCTTTCTTTTTTTTGCGACCTTTCAGGTGCGGCTGACGGTGTGGAGCTTCTGCTCCAGCAGCTCTGCCTTCTCACGGGTCGCTCCACAGGTACACATCTGCGGACAAACAAGAGGGTCGTAGTAGTCCTCGTTCTTCTCAGGGAAGAATGGCTTTCCGCCCTCATTTACACGCACCACATTAGGGCGCGGGCAGTTGTGACAGGGGTTATACATCTGTAGGTTCTCCTTTCAAATGAGTGTTTTGTGGCGTCCTGTTTCTTTGCGAAAGCGCAAAATACTGAAGTATGCATCAGCAGGGTGCTGTGGCAAATCAGCAACTGCCTTAAACACCTCATCAATGCAATGTACGGCGAGTTCACGCTCACGAAGCAGGGAAGAAAGCATCTCCGCTGCGGCCAGCAGTTCAGTGCTGCCGGAGGCAGCACCGGACCGCTGAAGGCGGACGACCATTGATTTTACGTCTTCGCTTGGAATGTAGGTCTTTTCCATGTCGTCCTCCACCGCAATTACGGTCTCCACGGTGAATTGTGGAGTTCTTCATTGATTTGCTTTATTGTTTTTTCCTGCCACCGGTTGACGTGCTTCGTCCTTGTGAGATTAAGCTCACCAACCTTGTGAAGAGTGATACCAACTGAGCCAAAGTGCAGCCACGTACCCTCGGAAACGGATACTGTGCAGCCTTTTTTCGCACCCTTCAGCCGCTTCTTCACCGACGTGACCATTGCTTGCGTGACAATGCTCTTAGGACGTCCGGCCATCATACATACCTCGGACGGTACTCGCAGAGTCCCTGTTCAGGGTCCCATTTACTCGGAGGAAGTTCCTCATAGCAAATACCTGTCTTCTTGCTGGTAATCTTGATGGGATAGGGGAGAGATGCGTTATCCTCGTCATAGCACGCAATGTCAATGCCGATGTTGCGGATTTCCGTTCTGTAGGGCGAGAACTTATCGCCAAGCTCCTTCTTGAGATGTGCAATGAGCGCATCATGCAGGTCTTCGAAGGGAATCGACAGGTCGGCGACGACAGGATACCATGGGAAATCCTTCAGCCGATAGGTCGTTCTTACCAAAGCACCATCTTTCGTCCAGCAGTGGACGTGGGGAAGCAGGTGGTCAGGGTTTTCGGCGATAAACTTACGGTTCCAATCTACGACCAAGTCGTAGATATCCTTGCCATCGAAGATACCGTAGGTTTCATAGCATGGTTCGCAGATGAATGTCCCGTCGGGACACGCAACGTAACCCCTGCGGTCAGCGCGGAGGTTTTTGGTGTTGTTCGTGTCGGCAAACAGCCAAGAGAAACTACCCATGCCTCACACCCCCTCCATCTCGATACATGGCGTCGGGTATTCCACCGTCACGCCACAGTTTGGGCAAAGAGAGGGCATTTCGCCGGCATCGTTACACACCAGCTCCTCTCCGCAGATACAGCAACGGAAAACGCCATCGTCGCTGAGGTCAGCGACGGAAGGCCACCTGAAGAAAAACGTCTTCAGTGCCTCCATCAGCTCTTCGAAGGTCAGTTCAATGTTATCTACCAGATAGACCTTGCCGTCGGGCGTGCCGATGGTGACACCGTGGACATACTCTCCGTTCTCAGGGCACATCCTGCAGTCGGAGAACCAGTCCTTATAGAGTGCCTTGGCGTCCGCCGTGACAGTGGCGTAGGAGTTGTCCATGCGCTCAAAAGTGAAGCGCACGTCAACACATTCAGCGGGCCAGTCACGTTTAACTGTATCAAGCGCAAATTTCAGGTCCATACCTTAAAACTCCTTTCCTTCAAACGGCGAATGTGTCGAGAACGCTTTTGTTCAAGCTAACCTTGACAAGATGCGCTCGCAGTGCCTCCTTAATGCGCGGCCACTCGCGCAGCAGCGCCATACCCGCTTCAACGTAGGTATCGAAAGAGGAGCCGCTGTCGTTGTCCTTTTTGACAATGGCGAGCCCAAGGTATCCGGTTCGACCACTGACGGATTTATCCGTGACCGTGATATGGTATTTGTTCTCAATCCCATTTTTATCACCGTAGTACATCTTCTCTTCGCCGAAATCTACCGTCACGCTTGTGCCGCACATATGGGGGCAAATCTCAGACACAATGTAGTCTTCGATTTTTTGAAGATTACTTCTCAGTTTCTGATGTTCTTCACTTGTAAGTCTCATATCCATTTCTCCTTTCTTAAAAAAGCATTTAGGCGAAAAGTGGGGTCTCGATACGATTCGAGACCCCACCCTTCTCTTGCCTTACAGAAATTTTGCGGGGAAATCAGATGGCTTAGAACGGCAGGTCGCTGTCATCCACATCGTTCAGCTCATAGAAGCCGTTGGGAGCGGGCTGGCCGTAGGTCATGTTCGGCTGACCCTGCTGCTGAGGCATGGGGGCGGGCTGACCCTGCTGAGGCATAGCCTGCTGGGGAGGATAGCCGCCCTGAGGAGCCTGCTGCGGCGCGGACTGCGGATACGCAGGGGCACCATTGGCAGCGGGGGCGCCGAAGGAAGACTGGTAGCCCTGAGGAGCCTGCTGCTGGGCATTGGAGTCCATGCAGGAGCCGCTCCGGTTGCGGATGAAGTGGAAGTCGCTGACAGAGATGCTCAGGCTTCTGCCGGGAGTACCATCCTTGCGCGTATACTGCTGAATCTTCGCGGAACCGGACAGCCACAGCACAGGATTGGCGTAGTTGCCGTTTTCCGCCGTCACCATACGCATGAACCGCTCGGCGGTCTTCTCCCACATGGTGCAGTTGGCCCACACGACGTTCTTCTCGTTCTCCACGAGAGTCCCCTCGCCAAACGCATAGTCCAGATTGCTCTTCCTGTTCTGGATGGGGATGGAGAAGTTGACGTAGGCCTTGCCCTCCGCCGTGTGCTTCAGACCGGAGCAGCGAGTGACAGCACCCTCAATATCGGTATAGATATAGGGCTCGCCGTTGCTGTTCACGGCATTGATGAAGTGGGCGGTCGTGTAGAACTTCCGGCCCTGCTGCTGACCGTTCTGCGGTGCAGCCGGCTGCTGAGGCGCAGGAGCGGGCTGACCCTGCTGCTGGGGATAGACTCCCTGCTGGGGATAACCCTGCATCTGCTGCTGAGGGTAGCCATAGGCGGGCTGACCCTGAGGCGCACCGTACTGGGGCTGTGCCGGAGGGTACTGGCCCTGCGCCTGAGGATACCCATACTGAGGAGCCTGCTGCATACCACCGTTGTTGTTCTGATAAGACATAATTTTCTCCTTTCTTCCGCACGAAGGCGGACCAAACCCCAAAAATGTTTTGTTTTTTGTGAGGTTGGGATTTGGTTATTGATGTAGTTTTTTATATTAAAAAAGACAGCTATCCTTCAAAAAGGATAACTGTCTTTGATAAATGATGGTGTCTTGAAACGGAGATAAATCTCCTTATAAAAATATCTTCGTAATTATACTACTATACTACCACGTTTCATTATTTTGTCAACAGGACAAGGCGAGAAAAAATGAGGATTTTCCCTGTGGTTATTGCACGTGTGAAATTCTTCTGATATACTTTATAGCACGATAGAGAGGGGGCTTTTGTGTGGGCCATTATGAGCGTATTTCGGTTGGCGATAAGATAAAAGAGCTCGCCACCAACGAGATTATGATTCGGATGTCCTTTGATTCCTCGATAGGATGGAAGCTCGTTGTCGGATTTCCTGAAATAAGAAAGGATGAGAACGACGCCTTTATTTACGGAGATTTACTGGCAGCTTTCACTGTGGTTAAGGAGACACCATTCTTTTTATTTTCCTTCGGAGGTGGGCCATGGATGGATACACCGTTTGAGCCGCGTATTGATGCCTCGCTGCCCTCATTTGATATACAACTCGATGACGGTGACGGGCTTGGCCTTCTCGTCATGTCTGTGGACACGAAGTATGGTGAAGTAAAGGGCTTCAGACAGGTGGGGCTTGGGCATGGACTCAGCATGAAGATACTCTCCGTTATGCGAGAGCTTCAGCAGCGTCCGCCCATAACACAGGAGGAACACAGGAGGAACATCGAGCGGGCTTATCGTACATACGGGCTGCCGGAAGATATGCTTCGCACGGTGAAACCCGATGAGGTGTTTGCCATCATTAACACCTGAATAATTGTAAACAAGAAAAAGCAGGGTGCTATGCACCCTGCTTTTTGTTTGTGCCGGCGTCAGACTCGTGCAACTCAGTGTAGAGCCAGTCACCAAGCAGCGTATAACGCTTGTCGGTTTTGTTGTTCAAGATAGCCTTTTTTAAGGCTTCGGCTTTTCCGACCATGATAACACAGTCCTTTGCGCGGGTAATGCCAGTATATACCAGATTCCGACGCAGCATGGCTTTGTGTTCGGGAGATACGACCATGATAACGATGGAATATTCACTTCCTTGGCTCTTGTGTACTGTAGTACAGTAGGCCAAGTCAATGTTTTCCATCTGCTCTGCATCGTAACGGAGCTGATGTCCGTCGTCGTTAAACTCAATCGTCACGACGTCTACCTTTTTTGTCGGGTCGTCCTTGGCGGATTCAAAGGAGATGGAGTGAATCACGCCGATGTCGCCATTCTTGGCAAAATCGGTGTTTTTCGTCTGCATCACTCTGTCGCCCTCACGGAACAACTTGTTATTGAAGATTGCAAAGTTCTTTGTAGGACTTTGGGGATTGATACGTTCCTGCAGCAGCTTGTTGAATCGGTTCACATTCAATGCACTCTTGTGCCGATAGGGGCAAAGAAGGGCTACATTGGAAGCACCTTTTGACAGAATAGCCCGCTGGTAGAGTTCGCATACAGCGTTCTCAATAACGGCGGGGTCTCCGGTGTTATCTTCCATGAACATAAACTGTTTTCTCGCAAAACGCAGGTTCACATCCCCCATTTGCATCTTCTGTGCGTTCTCCACGATGGGGTTTCCTTTGGCCTGACGATAGATAACGTCCAGCTTTGTGATAGGCACCACGCCGCTGCGAATCATTTCGTACAGGACATTACCGGCACCGACGGAGGGCAACTGCTCAGGGTCTCCAACAAAGACAACCTGTGTTCTGCCCGGAATCTTCTGCAGCAGATTATATGCTACAAAAGAATCCATCATGGAACACTCGTCAATGATAAAGATGTTCCCAAACAGTGGTCCGTCACAATCTGTGCCGCCCACACAGTCATCACCACGCAAACCAATAGCAGAGTGAATGGTAGATGCCTCTACGCCGGTCTGCTCCGTCATACGGCGTGCAGCGCGGCCTGTGGGTGCCAGCAGACAGGGGAGGGAGTTATCCTCTCCGTAAATAGCCTTATGCACATACAAAACGGCTTTTGTGACAGTCGTTTTGCCTGTACCCGGTCCACCGGTAATGATGCTCACAGGGTTCTGGAAACAGCTTATCACGGCCTCTTTCTGCTTTTCAGCGAGGGTGATGTCGTTGTCCTCCTGATACTCCTTCAGTGCCCTGTTGATGCGCTCCGTGGAGATGGGCTTATGACTCTGCATGAGCCGTTTGATGTGGCGGCTGATGCCGTATTCCTGCTCAAAGCGGCTGGCGGAGTAGAGCATGGGTCCGGCCATGCGAATGTCCCTGCGCTGGCATCCACTGTTGATGGCCTTTTTACAGACCTCCTCAGTGATGCCTTTGCTTCGAACATTTTTATTGGCCACCCTTGCCATCAAGGAAGGCAATTCAGACACGGGGACACACATATGACCGGCGGAAGCCGCCAAGTCCAAAGTGTATCGCAGTGCCTCCCGTAGACGAGCCGGATTGTCGATAGCGACGCCCTGTTCCAGAGCGAAGCTGTCTACCATATCGAAGGAAAACCCCTTTACCTCGCAGACACGGTAAGTGTCGTGCTTCAGGATTTCCACCACATCCTCGTCTGGGAACGCCTTGAGTAGTGTTTGTACCTTCCGAAGAGAGAGGTTCGCATTGCGAAGAAGCCTTGTGACTTCGCGCTCTTTCTTCGTCTCGCTCAGAGCCACCTTCAGTCTGTTGACCATCTTCTTGGATACAGTGCGCCGTCCATACTTTACACCAATCAGCCGTTCAGGTTGGGTGTCCAGTATATCCCACGTCATATCCCCGAAGGTCTTCCATACTGCCTCGGAAGCAGCGGGACCGAACCCACAGCGCAGGCTCGATAGGTACGATATTGTGGCGTCCTTGGTTTTCTTGAACTGGTACTCAAAGGATTCAACCTTGAAGGATGAGCCGTACTTATTTCCAACAGACCAGTATCCGGTCATTGTAATGACCGTGTTCCGGTTTACATTACGGTCCTCCGCATAGGGCAGACCATCGCCGGTGGCGACAAATGTAACGTCTGTTTGTGTGTTCTGGCACTTAATGACCTTCCAGCCATCCTTTTCGTACAGTCGATAGATAGGAACGCAGGTGATTGTTTCAAGATTCTTGCTCATCACGCACGCGCTCCCTTCAGTGGAGGCGGCGAATGGGATTATAGTGGCCATGTCGCCGACCTCCTTTATAATTTATTTCTTTTGAAAAAAACTACTTTACCTGAAAGGGATTATGCGGGCTTCATCTTGCTCTTCTTAATGCTGAACGTCCGCGTTTTACACGGGATGTCCACGATACAGTCGCGGAACTTTTCCGCCAAATCGGGGTTTGTTCCGTAGAGCGTGTCAATGAGCAAATCCAGAACATCACGCTTAATCTCCGTACCCTTACGAGGACTGTTCTTGACCTCGTATGTCTCGTCGTTGATGGTGATGAGTCCTGTATCCATATCGGGACCCAGTGCCTCAATAAGAGGCAAGGACGCAGACTTTCGCTTTTCGTCAAGAGCCTTCTTCTGCTTATCCAGCAGGGAAGACTGCTCAGACAGCTCCAGCCACTCAGAGACCTTATCGGCGAGGTCATCGGGAAGCGTGCGCGTGGCTGTGGCCTTTCCAGCCGTGGAAGCCAGCCCGTTGAGCACCTGAATTTCCTTCTCCATGTCACCGGTATACTGGGGAACGCTGTTGTTCTCAACGTAAGTTTCCCACCAGTCTGCCTCAGCCTCAAGCTGGTCGTGCTCTGCTTCCGCATCACGGGGCATAAACCGCCGCTTGAACTCAGACAGGTCATAGGAGGAGCCCATATACAGGTCTCCAGCCTCGTAATCGTGCGTCAGAATGGCGCCGATAAACGTACCCTTGATGCGCTCGTCGTTCAAAACAGCGGGATACTGCCGCATCTGGGGGACATACTGGGGCGGGACCTTATTATTGACCCACGCCGCGAAATTCTGCTCCTTGGTCGTTTTCGCCTCGAAGACGAACAACTCGTTGTTCAGTTCCACGATGGCGTCAATGTTCGCCGTAACACAAGGGAACTCCTTACTGCGGAACATTCTGTATTCGGGGATGCGCTTGGCGCCGGTAAGCGCACAAAACGTATTCACGACTACATTTTCCAAGAAGTGTCCGCGAACAAACACGGAGCTGTTGCTATCCTCCCGTTTCAGGTTGGGATTTCCAACCTTGTCATGGTACAACTCCGTCTGCGTGCGATAGTGGGACGAGCCCATAATCACAGCCGCATCAGAACCGCCAATGCCGAGATGACGGATAGCCTCCCATTCATGGGTGGAAACAAAGCGGCAGTCAACGACGGTCTCCGCGTTGGGCCACTCCATACGGGGCTGGGGCAGAGGCTTCGTTTTGCCGTAGAGATTGCTCTCGAAGAGAACGGCATCGCGCAGCTCCTCCGGCGTCAAAGCGTCAAAGTCGCCATTCTCTGCCTGCATCCTCTTGAACACATCCGCTGCGGTTTCCGCGAACGACTCAACCGGCAACAGAGCAGCGACGCAGAGGTCCTTCGCCGCTTCCAATACCTCCATGCGCTGCCGGATGGCAGCCATGGTGTTGATGAACGGGATTGCAGCACGCGGGTCCATCCACATGGGAACCGCCGTGGGGAGATTGCACTCAAAATACATTTTTTGTTTTCTCCTTTCTATGTGTGAGGGTAGGGTGCGGCTAACGCCGCACCGCGCCCTCCATATACGCTTCAATGCTCCACTTGTTCTTAAACCGCTTATTTACGGTACTGATGGGGTCGGTGCTCATAAAATCATCGCGGAGGCGACGGATTTGTGCCGCTTTGGTGCCTGCACAGTATTCCATGGAGCCCGTGCGAATCATCTTTGTGATATGACGCTTCATGCCGTTGGGAGTGAAGGAAACCATTGTGGGACGTTTACTGTCCTTATGAAACAGTAAATATACGACTTTCACTGGCCATCACCGTCCTCATCGTCCTCGTCGGCGTCATAGACGTCGTCGGAAAAGACCAGCGTGGTATTGAAGTCAACGACTTCAGACACGCCATACGTGAAGCTCATCAGCTCGAAGCCGTGCCTCGTGCAGATTTCGTCGGGGACGTTGAGGAAGTCGCCGTAGTTGAATTCTCCACAGTTGTGCTCGTACATATCCAAGCCGTCCTTCGTGTGGCAGAATTCGACAGCGGCGTCACGAATGGCCCTTTCGAGGTCGAAATCCTCGTAGGGGATGGAAAACACCATTGTGGTGATATCCACATTCAGCCCATCTCGGTCCACCGCGTTGATGACCTTCGTGACTCTCGTAATCATATCCGCGTAGTATCCATCACCATTTTCGTCATAGACAACATACAGCTCCTCGCCATTGTCAGTATCGTCGCAGAGATGTGCGTCACCATCTACATCAACAGTGAAAGACATCTCGCGCTTATCGGGAAGACGGTGGCAAACCTTGTCACCGCCCCTCAGCTCGCGGAACGGAACGTAAAGCATAACACCATCGCGCTCGACGCGGACGGGGGTGTCCCCGTTCCCGAAAGTTTCAAAAACTGAAGCCATATTCATTTTTCTCCTTTCTTTACTTGGTGGTGGGCACAGGCTTAAAATCCACGGGCTTAAACAGCCTTGCAACCTCGTCAATCTCATCAGGGAGCCTTTTGGTGACGCGATTCAGTCCGTTATAAGCACCGAGGGAACCCTCAGGATAGGTGGTATCCACCTCGCCAGTCTCATAGCGAAGATACGTCGCAATGAGTCCGTCCTCAATGGAATCGAACTCCGGCTCGACCATGAGTGTCTCCGCTTCAGAGAAATCGTACAATCGGCAACTCTCGTCGTCGAAGGGACTATGAAGGGTGATATACACTTTAGCACCGAGCCCGCAAGGGCCGATGATATAAGGCTTTTTGCCCTTCATAGTGGCGATGCTTTCCACCATGGGAACGACAACCTCATCATACCAGAACGGCATTTTGATGTTGTCTGCTTCCTTTTTTCTGCCCTCAGCGAGAAACCGCTTACGTTCGGCATCAGCCGCCGCGTACTTCTCGTCAAAAGCAGCGGTATATTCGCTCACTTTCATGTGTTTCTCCTTTCTTATGCAATACAGACAGCACGGTCATCCCAGTATTCGTCCGCACCGATTTTACGTCCGTCGCCGCCAAAGAAAGCGACCCGCTGAGGCTCTGCCTCGTTGACGTAATCGAAACTGAGGCCTACTTCCGCACAAGCACGGAGAGCATCCTCAAGATGCTCCCCATGCCGGCAGGTCCACAGGATAAGGACGGTGCCCTTAGCCTGCTCTGCCTTGGCGCGGTTGATGACGTCCCACTTCGGCTCGACGATGTGAGGGAAGTCCGTGACGAACAACGTACCATCAAAATCGACGGCGATGCAGCGGGGGTAGGGTGGAGTGGCTGCTGCCTGAGCCTCATTGCTTGTGGTCAGGTCAAACGCCATATGCTACCTCCTCCGTTGCTGCCGCAGCGTTCCATGGTGCCTCTCGTGCAGGGGCGGGTAATCTTACCGTCGGGCCATCGAACGGTGGCGCAGCGGCTTATACGCCCACAGGCGGCACAGTATCGAGTACCGATACGGGACACGATACCCTGCTGCTTATCGTCTCTGCTCAGGAGGAAATCGCCGACCTCGATGTCGGGCATGGTCTTGATGTCACTCATCGCTTGCTTCCTCCTCGTTCTCGTCGAAAATCTTGTCATATGCCGCGCTGACGCAGCAGGTGACACAGTCGTCGTCCGTGCAGTTTTCCTCGTTAATCTGCTGGCGGCAGAACTTGGAAAAAAGACACTTGAAGGAGGAAACCTCCTGAGAGGAAAAGTCGTTGTTGGCATAAATGCTCATTGTTTTTTCTCCTTTCTTTACGATGCCTGCTGGAAGGTGTAGCTCTGACGCCCCCATTCGACGGTGCCGCCAACGTCGTACTTTGCCCACTCCTTGTCCATGTGAAGGATTTTCGCCACCTGCTCCTCCAGATTCGTGATGGTCGTCTGGGAGGCACCGGCTTCCTTGGCGTAGAAGGGAATGTCCGACATGGACAGATATACGTCGTGCATGGGGACAAAGGGCATACCCGCAGTCAGTCTGGCAAGGTCCTTTCGGGCCTCGTCAGCATACTTTTTAGGCAGGCCCAGCTTGTTTGCGAGGCCGATAAGCACATTTTCAGGGTGCTCGACCTGCACGCTGGTCAACTTGTCCAACGCCTCGGTCATGTCGATGAACTGTGCATACAGACCGTCCAACGCCTCCTCAAAGGCGGGAACTCCGTCCTTACCGTTGCTGCTTCTGGTATGCTTGACAGCAATACCGTCAGTGAAGCGAACACAGTTGCCGGCTGGCTTCTGGAAATAGGGTACTGCTGTGGCGCAGCTATTGCCGGTATCAGAGGAAAAGAACTTGACGACCGGCATCATGTTCATAGAATGAACTGAGGTAATGCCGTGTGCGTCCAGTGCATCCTCATAGATAGTCAGCATTTCATCCTGCTTGTCAGGCAGCGCCCACATACATACCGTGGCACTGTGGCTGTTTTCTCCGCCGAGGAATTCCACCTTGCCGAACCTGTCGTTCAGCTTCCGAATGGTTGCTGTCAGAAGCTCGGAGATGGGCATGACGCGGTAGCCGCCGCCGTTATCGGAATGCAGAGCCGCGATGCGTCCATAACGCTCCAGAAGAAGGGTCAGGCTCTTATCCGGCGCCGCACGAAGCCCGTTATTCAGCACCTCTGCGGAGCAGTAGGGCGTCATACGGGAGAATGCGGAGCCGAACAGCTTCGCGGTGTTATGCAGGGAACCGATGGCGGTGTCGCGCAGCACCCATGCGTTGGGCTCGTTGGTCACAATGAAGTGGGAACCCATGCTGGGGTCAGCGGCTTCCATCGCTGCATCCAGCGTTACCTTGCGGGTCAGCATGGGGTCGTCAGCGATTTTCTGCACCACAATGGGGACCTCAATGGGCTCCAGCGGAACTACGTGGATGCTCTTGGACGGAACACCGGGCAGCCAGCGGCTGTTCTGCTCCATCTCCTGAACTTCCTGCAGAAGCTCGCTCTCCACGCTCGTGACAAAGCGGTAGTTGTCCTGCTCTCTGTTGATAGCTCTTTCCATGTTTTTTCTCCTTTCTTGAGCCGCCTTCCGTCTCATAACGGTCAGGAAACTTATGCTCACACGAAATTTAAGAGGTAATATATATGAAAAAGACAGTTACTCCAAATGAAGGAATAACTGTCTTTTATAAATGATGTGACTTGAAAAACGGAGATAAATCTCCTTATAAAAATATCTTCGTAATTATACTACTATACTACCACGTTTCATTATTTTGTCAATTCCTTTTGCGCGAAAGGTTATTCCAACTTTTGTGTGGGATTTTTCTTTTTAACCCTTATTTCGACCGAGCGATTCCTTCCAACTTTTGTGTGGGATTTCAGTTTTTTACTTTTTTTCTTGTATAATCCTTGCACCCTCACAGACTGCGTTCCGGTGGTTTTCCCGAAATTTACAACATTGAATCTTGAAGTTTTTATCTCGCTCTGCATAATACCAATAGTTCCAGAATACGAAATATATTCTTCTATAATGAGGTTTCATATCCTGCAACATTGGTTGTAAACCGTGTAATCCTAAATCTTCATAAGCTGGGAATCCAACAACGCAATGCGCTGGAACAGGAATACCATATAAGGAACGGTACTGTTGTATTAAAGCATCTACTGTAAAGACAAATAAATCAATGTCTGTGGGACTATACGCTTTCTTGTAAGACTGATATTTTTCCTTTTTGCTCTCTATTGCCTTTTTGATAATATCAAGCGACGTTGGCTGTGAGCTCTGGAATGTCCACTCGTGCATAAGTGTATCACTTTTACCTTTACAAAGGGGCTTGTTCCAAGCGGCCTCTTCCTCTCTATATTCTGAGTTCACGGCAGAAACAACTTCGACCCCCAAAGAATGTTTCCTACAGTACAAATCCATACTGTGAGCAACACTGGAAGAAGATGCTTCTTGTATATCATGGAATTCGATATCTGCATATTCTTGGTAATTCTTTGAAGATAACGATAAATAATGGAGAAATGCCATTGCGAAACATTCTTCATATTTGGGAAACCTGATATACTGCGGAGCTATTACTCCAATATCTTCCGTGCGTTTTACTGCTTTTACCTGCCTGCAAAACAGGTTGTTCAAATCTTGATTTTCCATATTATCCTTCCTCGTGAGCGAATAGCAATATTCGTGTCGTCAACCGCTGCCTATATAAACAATTATGTGGGACTCAACGTGTGCCCCACATAAAACTTTGGGGGATACGTGGGATACTCTAAAGTTTTTTGTGGGATGGGCGTCGTTCAACACAAAAGAGCAATTTTATAGGCGAAAAAAACAGGAGAGGCAAAGCCCCTCCTGTTTGCTCTATTTAGATAACTCCGCCGTCAGAAGTGATGATGCAAAAGCAGCCATCCTTACTATAGCTGCCGCAATACTCGTTGCCGGCCTCATCAATCCAAACGGGATACTTTCGATTGTCGCCCATACCGTATTGGACATCTGGCATTCTTCTCAGATTGCCAACGACAGTGAAACCAACGCTTTTCGCGTATTCCCTGACAGTCATAGTTACAGCCCCCTTATAGTCTGATTTTCTCTTGAACTTATTATAGCCCATGATTCCTTTGAGCGCAAGGTGGTTTTACCTTGACCTCGCCGCTTTTCCAGCACACTTATTTTTCGAAAAGCAGGAGGAGCTTCCGCCCCTCCTGTTGTGTTGAAAAATTAGTCTCGAAGGAAGTATGCGTTTCGGTCTGCCTCCTGCGAGGAAGGCTCTTCGCCTCGCACATAGACGGGGTAAAGCCTCCACCCGTTGTCCGCATAGGCATCGGGAACGATGACGCGCTCGGCGTCGAGGACTTCCACATCCTCTACGTCCAAGGACTCGCAGGGGGTGATAGAGACAACCTCATGCTTGAGCAGGTCAACGACACACTCAGAGGAACATTCGGTGCGCCCACCATCCCAAATAGACACATATCGCGCAGCCACAAAATTGTCGTTGGTTGCTGCGAACCGGTCCATATTGCTATCAATGAACTTCTGGACGAAAAATGCAAGGCACGCGGCGTACTGTGCGGCCTTCATGCATCCGCTCATGCTGTCATCCATCGTTCTGACGGAGTAGATTTCCATACGCTCCCGCGTACCGGACTTCTGAGACGGCATCCATCGCCCATCCAAAACGATGTCAGCGTAGTACCCTTCATTACTGCCATGAACGCAGTCAACATGGATGTCGAAGTTGGAATAGACCAACTCTTCATCCGCTGCAGTGGTACGGATGCTGGAAGCATTCCGCTCAAACTGATTCAGCAGATTGAGAACCTCATCATCAGCTCGCGCAACGCTCTTCATCATCTCCTTAGCACCGAAGACGATTTCCTTGACGGTCAGGGGCTTGTGTTCGTTCTTTTTTCTCATGTTTTTCTCCTTTCTTGGTAAACAGGGCAGGGGAGAGGGCTGGAAACCAGCCCTCAACTCCATATCATATCGCACTTGTTGTCGGCACAATCCTGCAGGATGGCTTTGAAATCTCGGAACTTGGCGCAATCCGGACGGCCAATGTAGCCGTACAGAACGTTGTCGTCGTAATCACCGATGATTTTCAGCAGCTCCTTGCAGGCACCATAACGGATAAGGCCCTCACAGTCCGGCTGAAGCAGGAAGTCTACGACCTTGAAGCTGACTTTTTTCTCGGCAAGGAGCCGTTCGGTCTCAGCATCAAAGGCATTGTAGGCCTGCCTGCGTTCCTCATCGCTCATGGAAAAAGCCTTCCGGAAGATGTCTTCCAGCTTGCGGTAGTGGGACGCCCAAGGGTCGCCAACGAGGTCTGAGACCTTGTTACGGAGATTGAAAAAACCTCCGCCGCCAAGGTCGATAGACCGACCGGTCTTTCGGCAGCTTATCGTGACACCCATAGCTCAGTCCTCCTTCTCAGGCGCCGTCTCCAGCGCCAGCTTCGAGGGGCGCTTCTCCCAGTAGGCGGAACGCTCCGCAACAGCCATGTCGATGAGCCAGAACTCGTTCGGCTTCTCGAAATGCTCCGTAGAAAATCCCTCATTCAACATAATGTCGATAGACCACGGGCCGCTGAGACCCTGCACATTCTTCATATGCTCGGCCACCAGTGCTTCCACCTCGCCGCGATACTTCTCGAACTTCTCCTGCATCTCATCCCTCATCGCATCGAACACAATTCGGTCGGTGCGGTCATAAAGGTGGGGATAGAGGTAGTCGTAGTCCCAGTAGTTCGCAGTGAAAATGACCTCGCGGGTGTCGAAGTCGTAGAACACGCGGAACTCAGTGCGGAAGGGAAGCCCGCCGTAGATACACGGAACCATTTTGCTCATATGTAGAATCCTGTCGCGGAACACGAACTCCGTGTCGCCGTAGGGACCCCACATCTTATTCGCATACTCACTGTACTGAATGCCGATGATGGCATCGGTCAGTGCATTGGGAGTAGGAGCCGGCATACAGGTACGCGCATCGAACTTGTTGGAGTACAGGCTGTTCTTTACGAACAGCAGATGTCCCTTCAGCGGAGAGGCGTTGAGAGTGGGGATGACAACATCATCGACCCACTTCTTGATGGCGTGATAGTCTTCCGGACGCTCCATATAGAAGTGTCTGTAGAAAGTCTTCTGACCTTCCTCATCCAGTTCTTTCGGCACCTTGATGATAACAGTCTCCGGCACGCGAATGCCACAGTCTTTTACCAGCGGCCACCAGAAAGAGAAGGCGTTCTGCTCCTCACGTTGGCTAAAAGCGCAGCTCTCGTAGCCGTTTTTGGCGTACTTATCGAGCCTTTTTGCGTCGAACAGCTTTTCTGCCATATTTGTATTCTCCTTTCTGCGTTTTACGCCACGTAAGCACTCACATCAACGCCGATGAGCCGACCAACTGCCAGAGCTGCGTCTTTGAAGGTTTGGTACTCTTCCGATGTGTCATACTCTGTAGCAGAGGTCTCGAAAACCGTCTCGGCCAAAATCGCGTTGAAGTCGTGGCTGTTGATAATCTCCGCGTCCCAGTCGTACAGCTCGCACAGCAAGTCGCGCTCGTGCCCGTCTAAGTCGTTGTCGAGATAGACAAAACCGTGGGCGACGCGGAACAGGCCGGCGCCGTATTGGTTTACCTGTGCCAGCTCAAAGACGTTGTGGCCGTGTTCCGGCGCCTCGCGGCGGAACTGGACGCAATCGGGGTCCGTACAGACCCAGTTCTTCTTACCAGCCACCATTACTCGTCACCGCCCTTCTCGACGCCGCGAACGTGATAGTCCCGCATGACCTTCACCAGTTCTTGCAGCTTCGTCTTGACGGCTTCGCGGGCCTCGTCGGGCATACCACGATAATTCTCGGTCTCCTTAACATCGCTCAGGAGAGCGTCCACGCGATTCCCGAAGGTCTCGATGGGGTTGTAGGGAATCAACAGGATGCCCTCAGCGATGGGGATGATTTCAAAGGGGGAGCCCTCCTCACACCCCATGAGCTTGCGAATCTCGCGGGGGACGACGATGCGGCCAAGGTCATCGAAGCGCCGGACGGAACCGGTGCGGGTGGCCTCCTGTGCCTGAATCTTGATGCGTTTTTCCATAGAAGTTCTCCTTTCTTTTACTCAGCAGCGTCCTTGATGAAATTGGCCTTCAGCCAATCCAGCCAGCAGGAAATATCCGCACAGACATCCAGCACGTTGTCGTCTTCAGCGACCTCAGAGAACGTGCTCCAACTGCCATCAGGCTTTTTGACAAATGCCTCAATCCAGTTGTTGTTTTCGTACTCGATGTCGCCGTCCTGCACAGCCTCCATGAGCTCATCATCACTCTTGAAGGTAGTACGCAGGGTATCGGAAGCGTGGGTAGCCATAGCGCCGGAGTTTGACCTGTTGGTATAGGAGAAATCATTGCCCTTGACCTCGCCGGCGATGCAGACATCTCCCTGTACCTCGAAGGAGACCTCATAGCCGTTGTACTGGAAACCACCGATGTAGCCTCCGTACCACGTGCAATCGAGGTGGTCATCATCAATGAAAGCCTCAGGTTTGGTCAGTAGCGTAACGCCGAGGCGTTTTGCCTCAGCTTCCATCTTTTTGAACTTTTGCTCAATGACAGCTCTTTTTGCGCTCACAACTTTTCTCCTTTCAGTCGGCCTCATGGTAGCGTTCGACAACATACTCCTTGGTGTAGTCTTCGTTCTCCGCCTCAGTCCACACACGCACGGTCATGGAGTCCTTAGCGACAAAATCAGCATCGCTGCTCTTATCCTCGTTACGCTCGTAGGTCTGACCGATATAGGCCAAATCCTGTGTGTTGGACCCATCCTTATCCTGCACGCTTACAAACACCTCCGTGTGGAGTCCCTTTTCGCAGGGGTCAATCGCTTCCACAGAGATAGTCCCGTTGCCGACATCGGCAATAAGGCTTACCGCAGTGCGATGGTTGGATTCCACGCGGATAGGGTCGTAGATGGCAGTGCCATCTGCGATAGCCTGCTCAACCATCTGGATACCAGCCACCCAACTCAGGTAGCGGCAGCCAAACGTCTTGCCGGCATCCATGATATCCGCGATGACTTCGGAATCGCTGAACATCCCCTCCACCATGTCGTAGTTGGAGATGATGTAGTTGCGCCACTCATCGCAGAAACGATAGTTTTCCGTCTCTTTCAGCAGGTCCTTGAAGTCGTCCTTATAGTCCTTAGACACGTACTCGCGGTAGTGCTTGATTTCTTCCTTGGCTTCCACCGAGGAGAACTCATACACATCGCTTTCCCTGAATGCGCCCAGCTTCTCCTCAAGATACTCAAGGGAGATGGGCTTGAACTTATTGGGTCGGCCACATCCCACAGGTGCGTTCTTGTAGGGCTTCTCAGTGGTCCACGTTTGCCACGTGCAGTTGAAGATGGCATCGCCGAGGTCGCCGGTGATGAAGACGTGGTTCTTGTAGAACGTGTACTGGACAGCATAGGCGTTTGTGTTGTCACGTTTCCAGTCCACAATGACGATGTCTCCACGGTTGTGGATGTGGGCGCGGTGCTTGGCGAACTGCGTGTCCTTGATGCGCTGCATACGCTCCTGTACCTTCTTGTAATCCATGTTTTTCTCCTTTCTCCCAGCCTGTGATAAGGACTTATGGGAACAAAAAATGTAGTAAATATATAAAAAGACAGCCGTTCCCAAGCGAGAACAACTGCCTTGAATATTTGATGTGACTTTGAATCGGAGATAAATCTCCTTATAAAAATATCTTCGTAATTATACTACTATACTACCACATTCAAATATTTTGTCAATCGTTTCCTTCAAGCTGTTGTGCATTCATCTCGATTTTGAAAAGCCAATTATCATCGCGCTATTTTCAAAAAAAAGAAAAGCCCCCGAAGGAGCTTTTCTTAGTGTGAAAATCAGTGTTTTTCCGAGAGAAAAATCTCAGGGGAGTTGCTCGTCTGTGAAATTGGCAAACGCGCCCGCAGCCTCTTTCGGAGCAACGCCATTGACGTCGATGGTAACACCGGTTCCGGAGTGACGCGCAATAGCATGGATACGCAGGTCCTCAATGAGATTGGTCAGCGCCAAATTCAGAAGCACGTTCCAATAGCTGTTCATGTTCATGGAAGCAAAACGCCTGAAGTCTCTGTCATGGATGATTTCAGGGATGGCTTCGACGAGGCAGTGCAGGTTTCTCAGCCGCGAAGAGACGCGGTTGAAATCCGCAACGTCCATGGCAAACAGGTCGCCCTTGTAACCGAGTGTCTTCGCCAGACCGTCAGAGACCTCGTAGTGTTTTTCCACGTGGATGAGGTCGTCCTCGTCGTCATCCTCACCGGCACTGTCCTCCATGCCTAAATCGGTGAAGAAAGCAACGACTCCCTCAGGAGTCCACGAGTGTGTCGCATCCTCCCGCAGCGCGTTGAATACCCGAACAGCCAGATTGTTGTTGCCTTCACACACGGCGAGAATTTCGTTCCATGTGTACGAGGCAAACGGCGCCACTCTGCAATCCTTGCCGGTGATGTAGCAAACCAAATCAGGGAAGGTCGCAGCATTGTAGACATTGATGTAGCCATTCAGCCACTTTCCGTCCTTGCCAAACGGCTTGCCGTCCTTTATGCTGCGGATGCCCATGACCAGCAGGAGGTGAAGCTCAAGCATAGACAAAGGAATGAGCTTTTCCTTGGTCTGATGCAGCCGTTCACGGATATAGAGCTCCGCCAGTTCCGTGGCAGTCACATTCACAACAGAGCCCTTCTCGGCTTCGGCAAAGAAAACGTCGCTCGCCTCGGAAATAGGCAGCACGTAGCAGCGTTCCTTTACATAGGTCCGAAAAACGTTATCGTATATTCTGATGCCCCTCTTATTTTTTACATCGCCCTCCGGGACAAATCGGCATGATATATGCCTGAAAACATCACTCTGCATAATGTCTTCGTATGCCTTTGCAGAGTCGATGAGGTCGCCATCAACTACGATACGGTGGTTGTTTTCCATCTTTTCCAGTTCCTTCTCAGAAAACCCGAATAAAGAGTTGTAGCAAAAATGATTCATTCTTTTTCTCCTTTCATTTTCAGCGGAACACGCCGACCTTCAGAGCTTCAATGGGCAGAGAAAACTCAGGCCCAGTCTCACCGTTGGAATCTGTGGCATACAGCCACGCCACCGCAACGCCGTTTTCATCGACGCCGGTGCGTACCACAGTGACGACCTCGCCATCACAGCAGCAAAGCATACCTTCGCTGTTGAATAGCTCATAGTAAGTCGGTTCGCTGCCGTCAGGGAAGGTCTCAACTTCCAGCTTATTGGGCGCTACGCTCATATTGCAGTCATTGATGACCTTCAACGAGATACCGATGCGCTCGCCGGCTTTGAGGTTGAACTCTCCGAAGGAAGTGGATTCATCGGAAAAGGAAAACAGCTTTGTTTTCCCGTTCGTCCGGAAGCTCTTCTCGGCTTCATCCACCTTCTTGCGGATGGCACTGAACATGGCATTGACCTGTTCTTCTGTGTAGTATCCGCTATAACGGGTAGACAGGCACTCCAGCATATCCAGACCGTCCAGAATACGTCCGACACGCTTTTCGGCGGTCCTGATGAACATATTCTGTTTGCTCATGGCGATTTCGTCGGCGGAACGAGTCGTTTTACGTCCCATATTTTCTCTCCTTTCACCATTTGTCGCCCGTGCGTTCCCGCAGGATGACAAGTTTTGTGTCCACGATTTTGCAATCACAATACACCTTCAGCCTTTCCCCAAGCAGGCCCTTCAGCTCCGGTGTTGCCTGAAGAAGTGTCGGCTGGATGCAGCCGCACTCGCTCATTGCCAGAAACGGAGCATCGGGAGGGAAGATTGGCCGCTGGATTTTGACTTTGTATACGCGGTCATCAGCCTTCTTACTCATGGACGACCTCCACTTCCGGCGCATCGAAACGACTGTCTTTATACAGTGTGATGTCGTTTTTGACCAGCCGAATCGACGTGACCAGTGAGGTGAGCTCATGCGCCCCTGCCCACTTCTTCTCGAAATCCATCAGCGTATAATCGCCATTTACATTCGAGAAGGGGATGGACAGAATTTCACTTCCCGCATCGTAAGAAACGGCGGATACGGTGGCAGCCAGAGCGTCCCAATCCTCACGCAGCATACGCTGGACGTTCTCGCAGACGGAGTTGAAGAAGTTTGTACCGCAAGAGCCACGGGTTGTGAAATCGAAATACAGATAGCTTACAAAGCCATCCATCGTATTCAGCCGCACTTCTGTCGTGAATCGCTGCTCGGCATTGCCGGCCCCGATGACAGGAGTCTCGCAGCGAGGCAGCCAGCATCGTGCCTCAGGGTTTTTGTAGATGATATAGAAGCACTCAATATCACCATAAGACCCGTCAGGCAGGGAAGACACGCAGTTCTTCGTCGCCAAATACTTCCCACACGCGGCAGACAGCAGCGCACGGAAAAGCTGTTTTTCCTCAGAAACACCCTTGTCGCACTGCAGCGCCGAAACCAGCTCGCCGGTCTCGACGATGCGGTAGCCCACCAGGAGTCCCGTAGTGGGCAGGCAGTCCATCACATACTCGCGGTCGTCGATGCGAAAACCATGCAGTGCAAACGACGGAGTTCCCGGCGCAGCCTCATGGATGCGAGGGTCGAGGAACTCCGCGATTTCACGATGCAAAATAGGCATCTCGATTGTCCTTATCATAGATTTGCTCCTTTCAACCCTGCGTCCCCTCAAAAAGAGAGGACGCAGGGGCTTGTGTGTTATTCGTAAAATTCTGCCTCCAGCACGGGCGGCCACACATAGTTAGAGGGATACATCCCGTGGTACTTGTGTGAAAACGCCCTTTTTGCGGCCTCAGCGCTCTTGTAGCCATAGCCCTGCGCGTCATCGTAAATGATGCCGATATTCTCAGCATCCACTACGATATAACGATACAGCGCCGCACCATCATAGCGATGCGGGTAAAGTCTCGCAGAGACGACACAGGGTTTCGGGCCTACCACCGCGATGGGCAGCAACGTGACAGTGCCATAAATGGCGTTCTTGAGATACCGCTTTTCAGGGAATCTCAGAAGGCTCATGCTTCATCACCGCCACTGACCGCCTCGTAGCAGAGACGCGCCTGCAGGATGTTCAGCACTTCCTCAACGGCGTTCTGCCAAGTGGAGTTCACGTCATTGTTGCAGTCGGCATCGTGCTCAAACTGAGCAACGATATCGTTCAGCACATAGTTCGGAGACTCCTCATCGACCAGAGATATCGGCTCAGTGTCACCGAACTTTTCCTTGAAGCTCTCCAGCTTCTCGGCGTCGTCCTCGTTATCAGGGTCGAAGTCGCTGACGTCGAAGCCCAGATACGTGCAGAGCTGGCCTTCCGCATCCATCAGCCGGTAGTATCGCTCCTGTTCACGATATGCGGTCTCCAGCTCGCTGCAGGACAACTCGATTTCGACGGTGATGGTGTTTTTGGTGTCGGGAATCTGAATGTTACGGGTAATAGTCATTTTTTTCTCCTTTCTTTTCAAAGCTGCCGGTTACACCAGCAGCGACAAACCAATGCGAACGGTCTTCAGTGGAAACTGCTCCGTGTCGAGACGGAAGGAGGTTCCACAATCGAAGCAACACACCTCCGGACCGTACACATTGTCGTGTTTCGGACCGAACTTCACGCTCCCGCAAATGGGACAGGCCGCGCAGAGAAGTGTAGGGCTCTTCACCTGCACGTCCATCTTGCTCGCGCCTGATGTGGCATCCGTCCACCCCGCTAAATAAGCGGGGGAGACACCCAGAACGGCAGCAAAACGCTCCAGAGTGTTGAGAGGGATATTTTCCACTCTGCCCGCCTCGTACTTGTAGACGGTTTGAGAGGTGACATCGCAGCTCTTAGCCAGCTCTACCTGCGAAATACCAAGTGCTTTGCGAGCGTTTCGGATTCTGTTGCTCACAACGTTGCCCATCATGCTGAAGCACCTCCGTCCAATGGCTGCCAACAGACGTCCATTTTGAAGAAGGATATGAACGGTTTTTCCAGACCGTTTGCTTCAGCAAAAGACCTTGCTTTTTCCTCGGTTTTGAATGCAATGAAGCTCTGAAGACCCCCATTGAAGTAGATGCAGCAGGCCCCGATTGGAGGAAAAGCAAAAAGGTCAATGCCGAGCGTCTCATTCTGCTGATATAGCAAGGAAACATAGGTCTCAAACACACTTTTTACTTTCCTAAAGGCATCGAGGTCATCCATATTGAAGCCGTTGGTTTCAAGGAGCTCAGTAATCTTCGCGTTATCTATTTTCTTGAATATCTCGCGAATGCGAGGGTCAAGGCAAAAATAAGTAGCACGAAGAATTTCGCTCTCCAGCTTCTGAATCCGGTCTTCATTCGTGGTGGACTGATTGCGAGCGAGGAAAGCCTCTCTTTCCGCGTGCTCCATCCATACACCAATACCCTCAATATTCGTCTCCGCAGCGGAAGCGAGTTTTTTGAAAGGTATTTTGACAGTCTTGTTTGCAACAAGAAAGCAAAAGGCAAGATAGTATCCGACCTCACTCAGCGTTTCGACAACCGCCTTGAAGTTCTTTATCATGTCTTTCCTCCTTTCTGAGCCTCTGAGAACGTGGAGGCTCAGACGCGGTCGTGTACGCAATCGCCATTCCCATCCATCACTGCTTCGTGCTGGAGGAAGGTGTCGTGGTACAGAGCCTTGCCGAACGCCTTGCAGACGGGGCATTCCCAGCTCACCTCCGTACCATCGTTGTAGTCGATGTCACGGTCGCCCTGATATTCGACCTCAGCGCCGCATACAGGGCAAACATCCTCCTCATCGCCGTTAGGGTGAAGGAACGGGATGCGCTGACCCATCGGGTCCTCGAACGGCTTTACGATGCGCTGAACAAAGGCGAGCAGCACGTCAATATCAGCCTTTGCCATCAGGAGCATGACCTCTGCGGCGGATTCTTTCACATCCGGTGGGAATACCCCCGTAATGGTCTCCACCAGTGCAGCAGGATGCTCCATGGCGCGAATCAACTCACGACCCGTCGTAAGAAGCTGGTACAGAGCCAAGACGCATACTGTGTGTCCATACTCGCTGTACGCTTTGTCCAGAGCCTCATATGGCGTGGACTCAGCAACACCGTGATAGATAAACAAATGCGCGAGTTCTGTATCGTACTTTTTGTTTTCCATGATTTCTCCTTTCTCCCAGCCTGTGATAAGGACTTACGGGAACAAAAATGTAGTAAATATATAAAAAGACAGTCGCTCCCAAAGGGAAGCAACTGTCTTGAATATGATGATGTGACTAAAAACGGAGACAAATCTCCTTATAAAAATATCTTCGTAATTATACTATCATACTACCATATTTCCTCATAATGTCAACTGCTTCTGCACGAAAGAAACGCTCCCCAGTTGGGGAGCGTTTTAGAAAGAAGTTATCTCCTTTTAAGATTCATCAAAACTCTTTTGCGTCGAGCAGCGTGTCAATGTCGAAATCCTTGACAATGTACTTGTCAGGATTTGCAACGACCTCTTCGTACTCCTCACGGCTCTGGAAACTGTCAATAGTTTCCTTTTCCGCCTCGCTCAGTGCATCATACGGCTTGGTTCCGTAATCTGCAGGCAGCCAGCCGCGATTCATTCCGACGAAGATGTTGAGCCGGTCGATGAGCCGCTTGGCAGAGCTCTTGAACTTCAACTTCATTGTTCCGTTCTTGTAGAAGGAACCAGTGAAGAATGTGAAGGTAATGCTTTTGCCAAGGCTCTTTCCGCAAATGGCGTTGTCCGTTACGGCATTCATCGGGTCGATAGCCTTGGATGCTTCTTTTCCTCCGTTGAGCAGGTAAAGAGCGCACTCGATGTCATGCACTATGTGTGCGGCCTTATCCTGATTGAAGTCGTCTCTATAGCGGTCGAAGACGTAGGAATACATAGAGAGCTTCGGGAACGCCAAACGGAACCCAGCGGTCTGTTTCTTGTCGAAAGAGCAATATTTCTGGGTGTTCTCACTTGATAGCGTGTCCGCATCGTAATCGTACACATCATACCGTTGCCTACTTCCCATGCTCCCCAGCCTATCGAACAGGTTCAGCAGGGAAGTGGTGCAACCTCTACGCAGCTCCCGCCGAATATCCTCCATTACAGCCCTCACAGTGTAGTCGTTGAGGTCGTAATCCTTCAATTCAGCACGACGACGCTTGTAGTCTTCTTCCATGTTGGCAGGCATCAGACCGATGTTCGCGGCTTTGTGGATGAAAGTGTCCCAGTACCTTGAGCGAACGCCTTCCAAGCACGCCATTCGAAGTTCAACGCCGGAGTCCCTCCAAGGATGGTCGTCCACGGCCAGTTTGACATAGGGCTGGTCGTAACACTCAGAGCCGCTCATTATAAAGGGCTTGACCTCTTCGTAGGAGCCAATGAAAGAGTTACAAATACGAGCCTTGAGCTCAAACTCCTCAATGATGTCCTGCGGAAACTTCTTCCGCCAGTCGGGTAGGAACGGCTTGCCCGTCTCATAGTCCTTCAGGTCGCAGATGCTCTCGCTCAGAATATCCGCCTCGTTCCGACTGTCTCTGCGCGTGGGCTTAATGTTGGCGTAAATGATGGCCCACTCAGGAGCCGTCCGCTTCGCCCTATCGCGCTTAAACGCCTTCTCCACGAGAAAAACAGAAGAGTCCGTCTTTTGCTTCTTCAGTATGAAGGACAGGCTCGCATCTACAGCCAGTGTAGAGTAGGGAACAATGGCAAGAAGCTGACCGCCGTATTTCTGCAGCATGGTTACAGCCTTACCAACCCAGCGGGCAGCGAAAGCAGGGGAGACCGCCGATGTGTGGGCAAACATGATGAGGGGATAGGGTTTCAGTGTGTTGAACTTTGCAAAGTCGTCGTAGACGACACGGATGCCTTCTTCCTTCAGCGTTTCCGCCACACAAACATCTTCTACCACGGTATCCAAATACTTTTCACCGTAATATGCGGTTTCGTGCTGCCAGACCTTGTTCTTGTTTCTGTACCAGCCGGCAAAGCGACGGAAGCACTCGTGAAGCTGCAGCTCACTCATGTCCCCGCAAATGGGGTTCAGAATGTCGCCATCGCGCACGGCAGACCAGTCCACCATGCGGAGTGCCTTACCGCAGACGTAAGAGGTGAGAGTTTCAGGTGCGGTGGCGTACCTCTGTCTGGCCTTGGGCGCGTACTTCTCGTAAGTGCCCACGCCGTCGCGTTCGAACCAAGCTCTGAACTTCTCCTTCGCCCCTGCGATGGTAGAAGATTGGCTGCCATAGATGTACTCGCCGCGAGCCCAATAATCAGTGCCGCAATGGGCGAACCGATATGCCATATAGCTCTTGGTGTCATCGCGGAGGTTATCTTTGTTCTCAAGGATGTACCCCACATTCATACCCTTGTAGTAGATGTCCGTTACGGTATCTTTGTATCCGGAATTCTTTCCGGGGGCTAAAAAGGACAGATGAATTCTGTTCATTGTTTTCTCCTTTCTCCCAGCCTTTAAGGTCTTATGGGAACAAAATGGTGACATTGAAAGTTACCTTTAATGCTGCTTTCGGTCTTCCGCAATCGCAGAAAGTGTCTCATCAATCGGCAGCCGAATTACTTTCCCTGACAGTGGTCCGTCTTCGTCCACGCAGCGAACTACAATAGGATAGGTGCGTGCGTTGGGCTGGATGCCGATGATAATGTAATCATGGTCATCCAAAGAAAAAACTTCCCGGTACGCAATGTCGATACCTCTCCCTGTAAGCCAGTATTGGATGCGGGGCTTATTTCGGTAGAAAGCAGCTTCCTCGTCTCGTTCCTTTTCCAGAGCCAGCGCATCCTTGTCTTCATACTCTTGCTCATAGAGGATTTCTGACATCTTCTCACGGAGAATACGAACTTCCTTGTGGTCAGACCCGTTTCCGATGCGCCGCCCGACGACATATTTTTCCGGGCGGTACTTATGGGCGGCGGCAAGTTCGTATTCGTACCGTCCCATTTTGAACACGATACCGAAATCACTCGGCTTCAACTTGCGCTTAGTTGGAACATTCTGCTGTAGGTCAGCGAGGCAAGCACAGAAGGCATCCCACTCGAATTTCTCGGTGGGAATACTTTCGTCATCGTAGTGGAATGTGCGGTAAAACCGACACTCGAACTCATCTGCCAGCCCCACCGTCTTGCCAGCAAATCCACTCGCTTGCCTTTCAGTAACACGGGCCGTGTCTCTCGGCAAAACGACAGCCCTCGTACCAAACTGTGATGCAACGTGCTGAATACATGGGAGCACATCACGGAGAATAAGCTCGCGGCACACCTGTGAGCAGTAGGATTTATCCACTACAACACGGATTAAGACGACAACAGCGTTGCTGCCGACCTTCTTAATGCGGGCACTGTCTTGACGCTTAACATTGAAGCGACCTGTGCCGAAGGGGTCTTTACAACAGTATTCCTTGTCCTTCAGCGCTTCCTCCACGGAGTCCAGCAGCATATCACGAATCTGTTTGTCCATACCTTTTTCAAAAGGGATGGTCAGGTTGTCGTCGCTCCAGTTTCCGGACTTGGTGATGAGGGTTTGTTTATCCATGTTTTTTTCTCCTTTCTTCTTTTGTTCGGGTTCAGTCGGCGATGAACGCTGCTCAGTCCAAACCGCACAGGGCAGGGCAGGGGGGGGAGAGGCAAAGCCTCCCCCCGCTGCTTGAGACTTCAGCCCGCTTCCCGCGCCTGAGCAACGTAGTCCAGAAGCTCCCAGCCAAATGGAAAGACGTGCCCGCAATCGGGACTTCCATCTTCAATACAAACAGCAGAAAATTTCCGCGTTCGTCCGTTGGGATAAATGGCCGTAAGCATAAAGCTCTTTCCGCTGACATCGAAAATCTCTTTGTACGAGAGGGTTTTAATGCCTGCAGCGGCCAGTTCATTGTCAACGAGAGGTACATTCTTGAGGAATGCCTCCTCTTCATCTTTCGCTGTTTCCACGGCGATGGTTTCTTCGTCCTTTCCTTCCTGCTCAAAGAGGGCCTTTTCTACATCCACCCGAAACAGGCTCTCCTCCTCGCCGGCTTTTTCGCCGGTCTCGCGTCTCACCAAAACGCGGGTGAATGGAGTTTCAGCGTCTACGCCAATAATGCGGACTGTTGCGTCGCTTCCCGTGCCCAGTGGGTACTGGAACGCCTTACCGAAATCCTCTGCGAGAAGGTCTCGCTTTGGTTTCTCACCCTGCTTGCGGACGGCGGCACAAAGTTCATCCTGCCGCTGCAAACTCACACAACGGCAGTACGAATCCCAGATGATTTTATCGTTGGGAACCATACTGCTGTTCGCATAGACCGAGTGGAAGAACCTCACAGAGAACCAGTATGGTTGAGGTTCACTTTGGTTTCCGCTTTGAGCCGAGATGCCAAAGATGCTTCCGTCTGACGTACGAATACTGTTCGGCGTCACTGTGTAGCGAGCAGACCAGCGAGACGCAACACTCGACACGACCGGTTCAAATTCGGACATGATATAGTCTCGAAAAAGACCGCTCAGGCGCAGGTTTTGCCCTCGTTTCTCGTTCAGCAGCAGGCCCACCACAAACTCTGTAAAGTACGGACTTGCGACTTCGTTAGGAACCAGCTTGCAAAAACGTGAAGGAGGTGTACCACAGCGCCTTACGCCGAAAGGGTCGCCATCACAAAAATAGTCGTCAGAGAACTTCTTTGTAATGGAATCAATGAGGTCGTCGTGCAAATTTTCTGCTACGGAATCGTGGGCACAGTAAGTGTCGTTTTTCAGAAAAGGACTCTGCATTGCTGTATCCAGCTTTTGACTGAATGCGCTCATATAACAAAATCGTCTCCTTTCCCCCTGCCTCAGATAAGGACTTATGGGAATAAAAATGTAGTATATATAAAAAGACAGTCGCTCCCCCAAAAAAGGAAACAACTGTCTTGAATATGATGATGTGACTTTGAAACGGAGATAAATCTCCTTATAAAAATATCTTCGTAATTATACTTATATACTACCATGTTTCGGTATTTTGTCAACGGCTTTCCCGCTCCATGCGGGTATTTGCAAAAGAAAAAGCTCCCACAAGGGAGCTTTTTCGTGGTTAATTATTTAGAGGTTCTCGTCCAGCACACCGTCGTATCTCAAATGATGGGAAATATCACGGGTGATATGGTTGAGTTCCTCATTCAGTAGGCGCCATATCCGGTGTTTGAAGCCACGGGCAGCAGCCCAGCTCAAAAGTCCTGCTACAGAGAACAGGAGGCACCGAACCACAAGGCTGCCGCCGGACATGGAATTGTCCATGCTCGCAGCACCGATGGTGCCAAAAATTGCGATGATGCACACAATCAGCAAAGAGATGCTGATAACGTACAAGGTCTTAAACTTCTTGTTTTCAGTAATTCTGCGATTCATTTTAATTCTTCTCCTTTCAAGCGTTTCGGGTATGTTCTCATTTGCGGTTGAGTTTGATAGCTTCAATGACAGCGTTGTAAGAAAGCCTACATCTCTTGCCGGCATATTCACCGGTTTCATCAATGCACTCGGCGAGGAACGGATACTTACGCGCTTTTTTGATGACGCCTACAAGTTGGAACTCGTGGGGTTGTGTTTTAATTCGAATTGAAAACACTTCACGGTAGACAACATCTATTCCGCTGGCTACGAGCTTCTGCTGGATAAAGCGCTTGTTCCGATAGAACTCGGATTCCTCCGCATGGCTCTTTTCAATGGCCAACTCGGATTTGTCCTCGTACTCCATCTCATAGAGCGCTCGTTCCAGCTCCTGTCGCTTAATTCGTCCGCTGAATTTCAGAGCGCGATAGCCGCTTGTTCGCAGGACGTCGATGTAATTCTCTCCGTCCGTAGCATTCTGGCTTACAGAGGGGCCGAGAATTTTGTAGGTGTATTTCCCATACGGGAATTCCTTACCCCAATCGTCGGGCCGCAGCTCGCGCTTCTCAGGCTTCTTGGACGACCTTGCTCTGGCTCGACAGAAGGCGTCCCACATGATTTTCTCGGTGGGCTCCGGCGAATTGTAGTAGGGCGTCTTGAAAAAGCAAACCTCAAACGGGAAGACAGGAATGGAGCAGACTTGGTTTGCGTTGGTCGTTGCGTGCAACACCCTGTCCACGGTGGACCATGAAGTGTTGCAGGCAACGAAGGAACGGGACTCGTACCGCTTGGCAACATCCTCCGCAATACGCTCCAAATCCGCCTTTGCCTCATTGCGTTCGATTTCTGTACGGTATATTGAGTCGCGGTTTGCGACGATGCGAACCGACACGCAGGTAATGGTCTCCGTCTGCCTTACGTAGCCAAGAGAACTTCTGGAGATGTCATGCCGCTTCAAACCGAGAGGGTCTTCCTCACAGTAAGTATGCAGCCCTTCTTCCAGAGTGTTCTGAATTTCATCCAACAAGTCTGTCAGCAGATGTTCCTTGTTTGTCGGAGATGCATTTGCAGATGTATCGTAAGAGCAAGAGGCAGCCATTTCAGGACACCTCCGCAAGCGCAACCATTTCGGCGAAGAAGTCGTCCATGTGGTAAACGTCGCCGATAATGTGCTGGCTTTGGTGTGCGTAGGAGCAGTCACAGGTATTCAGAAGGTTGCCATCCACCGTAAGGCAGATGTTGCCTTCGTTTACCATCACACTGCCATCCGGCCACTTCTCGACCGCAATACGCTCATTGCCCAGCTCACGCTTCGGATAATCTGTCTCAAACAGGTCTTCTGCACGCCCCTCGTTGATGAGGTTGACTCTGTCCCAATCAGTGCGCTTGTCCTCTTCACGGAAGTAGGAGAGACCCTTCAGCAGCATGATATTCTCGTTGGGAATATCCTCATGGAATTGGTCGTCGGAAAGAGCAAGACCGCAGATTTCTATGTCCTCCTGCTTGGCGCAGTAGCTATACCACCGCAGGGAAGCAACAGCCAACTCTTCTACGTTCTCCTTACCGTTTGTGACGATATAGAAGCCATTCACAGAGATGTCATACTTCAGGCACAGCTCACGGAACTGGTCGATGGCGCGGCAGTTGAGAGACGGTTCGCCTCCGGTAAATGTCACGACACCGATGCCGTCCACATGGCGCAGCAATGCGTCCATGACCTCGTAGGAGATGTCCTTGTTCTCCGCCTCGCCTCGCAGACAGTGAGCGCAGTGCATATTGCACCGACGGGTGACTTCAACCGCAAGTGAGTCGAAAAAGACTTTGTTCATAGTGCTGTTCTCCTTTCAATGTATTCATAAAGCAAAAAAAGGAGAGAGCCATTACAGACTCTCTCCTTTCAAAATAGGGGTTAATCGGCCTGACAATCGCAGGAAATGAGCTGACCGCCGCATTTCGGGCAGCGCTCGCAATCACAGCCGGGGTGATGATAACCACCGACCATGGCTCCGCAATCGCCGCAGCGGAAGTTCGGGTTGTTCAACTCTTCACAGCCATAGTAGAAGTCGCCCGGTGCGCCGACCTTAATGGGGTCAGCACGGGAGCCATCTACGAAGCGAATGGTGATTTTGCGACAGCCTTTGGCCTTCAGCATTTCACGACCGCAAAAAGCGCATTTCGCCACGGCTTACCCCACCTCCTTTTTCGGAACATCTACCTCCACGACAACGATTTTCCACGAGTGGGATACGCCGTTATGGAGAGCCCAAGCCTCCAAGCCGCCGATGTCGTAGTTCGTTGTGAGAGGCTCGTCAGGGAGCTTCTCCCAGCCGAATACCATCCGCAGCTCCTCGTCCATGACGTTTTGAGCCGCAAGGTAGTTGTCGAACTTCTCAACAACGATTTTGGAGCGGTACGCTCCGGTATGAGTAGTGCCGTCGGTATGGAGCGGGCAGGTGGAATGAATCAGGATGGCAGGGAAGGCCTTTTCCTTGGGGTTGGCCTGCTCCTCGGCAGCCTTATTCTGAACCTCCAGCGCAGCAGCCACGCGCTCAACGTTCTTTACGAGGGAAGGGAAATCGCTCATAAAGAACTTGCGGCCCATGATAGTCTCATGCAATTCAGACATTTTGAAATCTCCTTTCTTTTCTTACGGAACCAGACGAATATAGCTGGTGATGTCCTTGGCAGGGATACCGGATGGACACTCGGACTTGGGAATGAGAATATAGCCTCCGTGGGAGCTATGTTCCACGGAGTCTACACACTCCCTATATCGGCCCTTGTAGCGGAATTTGACCGCATAGACATAGCCTAAGGTCTCCGTGTCCACGACGTAGTCCAGCACCTTCTGAATCAGCCTTGCGTCGTTGCGGACAGCATAGACGCCAGCACCATCGTCCTCGCCTACGGCCATATCGCCGAAGGCAGAGGGACGGATACCAGTTTCCAGAATGGAGCCAAGTCTATCCTCTGTGGTCACATGGACGAGTTCGACCTCGTCACAATGCATCACGTATTTCACTTAGCTTCCTCCTCACAGCCGCCGCAAAAGAAGTCCTCATCCACGAAGCTGATGCCTTCGAAAGCGTGGAACACGATTTCGTTGGGAATCTGGTCGTAGAAAGCGATGCTGGCGACAGAGTCGCGCTCCTCATCAGAGAGGCGCTGGAACTCATCGCACTCGCTGTCGTAGAACAGCTTCTGCTTCAGCACGGACAGCATATCCGGCGTGAGCTGATAGACGCTGCGGTAGCCTTCTCCGCCTCGCAGAGAGTTGGCGACCTCCACCAACGGGCAGTGGTTACAGAGCATCCGATTGGCGCCTTCGTTCTTGTCCATCTGCCCGCAGGCGCGGCCATAGTAGCCGCAAATCTCCGGCGTCCGGTCTGAGGACTTGGTGTTCATGGAACATTTCTCATATTCCTTCTGCACCGCATTGGTGATGATGGGGAATACACGGCAACCATTCTCAGACATTTTCGTGTCTCCTTTCAATTTTAGGTTTAGTAGCTTTTTACGCACTCCGACAAGCTGATGATAGCTTTCCGAAGCTCGTCCGTCCCCGGAACAGACCAGAGGCAGACGGCATAATAGACATTTTCCATGTCGTTGAGAGCTGCCTTCAGTTCGTTGGGCTCGCCGGATACCATGGCAGCGCGATAGTGAGCCATGGCGTTCTCGATGAGTTTCTGCCTTTCGACATTACTCATGGGCAGCCTCCTTAGTCCCATCGTTCAGCTCGGCGGGGAGAAAGTCCATGCAGCAGCTTTCGCCGTACACAGCGTCCTCCGTGTTGCGGTTGGGCAGCCGGTGAATCAGCCTCGGCAGCATACACTTGCAGTTGCCGTCGTGGTACACACAGCCGGCAGCGCCGCAGATTACAGGCTCAGTGATGATGGGCTCCTGTGTGGGAATGACAACGGGTACGACGCTCTTTGCCTCGCACTCCAGCCACTCCTCGTAGCAGGGCCACATCTCACCGCCGAAGCCACGGTCCTTCTCCCACACGTCCAGAAGCTCCTGCATACTGCCGGCATCACCGCAGTCCTCAGAATACGCATCCAGCTCGCAGAGAAGCTCCTGCAGCGTGTGCTTGTGGTCCAGCATCCACTGGAGCTTGAAGCACTCGTAGGCACGGAAAGACTCCGGCGAATGAGGCTTCACAGGCTTGGAAGCAGGAACGGCAGGGGAGAGGGACTCGCCCGCAGTCCGCAGGGCTTCGTCCAGCTTCGCCTGAGCGTTACTCAGCAAAGCCTGATTCTCGACGTCGAGAACCCCGTTTTCCAGCTCATCCGTGATGATGTGGTGCAGAGCGCCGACTTCAGCAGCAGACATGATAGCAACGACGTACTTACTCATTGCCCGTCACCTCCTCAGCCACGTAGCCGTACTCGAAGTCGCGGCTCTTCTGCCGGAGCTCGTTGTAGAGGCAGGAAGGCATAGGGGGCATACCCTTGAAGAAGGTAACGCCAGTCTGCCAGTCGTCCTGTGCAGCACACTCCTCAGCCTTCTCCTTGCTGGCAAAGGTGTTGTAGCCGCCCAGCTCAATTCCGACACAGCCCTCAACAGGCTTCACGGAATCGCTGCTGCCCTTGACAGGAATGTTGGCGTACCCATCGCCAGACCACATGACGCGATGCTCGACAAAGCTCTCCGTGAACAGCACGGAAGTGACCTTGACGGGATACACGGCAATGGTGGATGCGCGGTAGAACTTGCCACGGGTGTTTCTGCGGACCTCATTCCAAATGGCATAGACGGCGTCGCCAATGCCGACAGGAACTCCATCCGCAGTCAGAGGGATAGGCAGTCTGTTTTCGATACTCATGCTTTTTCTCCTTTCTTCCCAGCCTGTTATAAGGACTTATGGGAACACAAATGTATGTAAATATATAAAAAAAGACAGCCATCCCAGAGTTGGGATAACTGTCTTGATTCTTTATGGTGACTTGAAAACAGAGATAAATCTCCTTATAAAAATATCTTCGTAATTATACTACTATACTACCACGTTTCAGTTTTTTGTCAACGACTTTTGCATACTATTATAGAAGCTCTCCTGTGTGTTCGCAAAAAAAAGCAAAGAGGTAGGCACATGAGCCCACCTCTTTACTTAAAATCTTTGCTTTTACAGAGAGGTCTCGGCTTTGAAGAACCGAGTTCTCGCACTACTCCAAAAACAAATTCGGAGAATTAAAGTGCCTCAACGACACAGACATTATCAAGGTTGATTACTTCATACGGTGTGTGCTTGGCATCGTCAGACACACAGAGCTTCAGTTGCTCTTCCACGTAGGCAAGGTGTTCATCGTCTTCATCAAACGAGAAGCTCTCGTCTTCCTTAGCTCGCTCCAAATAAGACTCACGCACGGCGGCCCAGTTCGCCTCAATGTCCTCAGCACACGCAGTAAGGTGCCTATCGGCATTTTTCACTAAAAGGGCGCCAACAATACCGCCAGCCTTATTCTTCACGATGACCGTTCCCGGCCCAAACTCGTCCCCATCATTACACAGAGCATTTTCAATGGTTTTGTGAGCGTTCTCGATGCTCTTGATTGCCACCCAATCCTCCAGAGGAGTAGCACCAGAAAGAGCCTCGTTCATGCCGCATCTTGAGCAGATATAAACTTCATGGTATCTGCTTAGACTGTTTTCGCTGATATCCACCCGCATCTCGTTGCCGCAGCAGGGACACTGCATCTGCATACCCTTTACTTGAAGGGCATAAATGTTGTTCAGTATCTGCTTCATATCTTCTCTGTTCATCTGTTTTTTTCACTCCTTTTTTGTAAAAACTCTCACACACGACCTGCGTGCGTTTGTGTGCGTTCCGTGTGCGTTTTCCGTGCGTTGTTTTCATTACCCGCCGAAGAAGAACCGCCACATTGGGTCTACGTTTTCCATATCCGGCTTAGTTGCATCTGCAAACACTTCAGAATAATGCGCGATATGCTCATCCGACAGGGAAACGAAATCTTCGCCCTGTGCGCCGACCACGAAGAATGGTCCGTAGATTACATCGCCCGGAAGTTTTCGGTTTGGTTGCATTCCATTGAACTTTCCTTCCTCGTTGCAACAAAGGATAACTCCCGGCTCTAAGCAAACTGCCTCTATGCTGCCCTGTACCTCATCCTGCAGGGCTCGCAACCCTGATTCGATTTCTTTTACAAAGGGAGCCTTTTCCGGCTCAATCTTTAGAATCCTCATCGCCTAATCCCCCAGAATCGCCCACTTAAACGCTTCAAACTCTTCTTCGGTGGGGTCGAAGAAATCGCCAGTCATGTCCTCATACCGCTCCAGTGCTGCCCAGACAGCGTCGTCCTTCGTTTCAACCCCATCGAATTTGGAATGAAAGATAAGGTTTGCCAGTGCCGCAATCTTCTTTTTTGGTCCGAAGTATTTTCCAGAGTCGATTACTTCGTCATATAGTTCGCGGTAAGTCATAGTTGAAATCCTTTCGTATCTGCAATTTGCAGCGGCTCGCGCCACATCATCCGGCGCCCCGCTTGTCCGTCCGTTCGTTTTGTTTTTCCGCCCGCCGTGAGAACATGAAAGTGTTGAGACATATCCCGCTCGCTACGGGCACTTACAGTGTAGAACACATTAAAGAAGACCTTTTCAAATCCTGCGTCTGTGTATTCCGCATCGTCCAGAACGGCCACCGCGTAGAAGAACATAACCAGCTTCTTAATGATGGTGTAGCGGTTATCATCTCCCTCATAGTCCATTCCCATGTAATAGCAATCATCGTGTCCCGGAACATAGTATCCTGAGAAATCGCCGGCGTGGAGCCGGAGGCGATACACAACGCAGACATAGTCATCTATGGGGATTTCTTGCAGTTGGAGACAAAACAATGTTCGTGTTGGGTCGTTGAACGTGACACGCACGCCACATGGCGGGAATGAAGTCTTTCGCGCTGTGGCCAGCTTCTTATCCAAAGCGTCTATGTCTAAATTCAACGTGAGCTCTGCGAGGTCGCCACCGTCGTTGTACGCCATTCTGCTGGGAAACAGCCCACAAGTGCTTTCGTTGATGTAGGGGAGAAGGGCACACCGCAGATTTGTAAAGACTCTCTTTTTTCTCAGCAGCGCGTTTACTGCGACGGGTACATCGGAACACTCCGCATGGATAATGCCCTGTTTTACAAACGGAGTCAGGTCCGGCGTGTCGGAGTCCACAGATAAGACAACAGACTCCCATTCTGCAACAGAGAAATACGCAAAAGGGTTATCTGCTGTTATAGGTTTTCCATCTGTGGATGCGCCAATAACGACCTGCCCATCGTCAGAAATATCATCGCGGAGATAGTCCAGTGTATGAAGAACGAGGCCTGCATACACAGCAATAACCTCTGCCTTAACAGCGTCCGTTTTTTCGATTCGCCGCAGTTCCTGCAGCTTGCTCGCCAACTGGAGCAGCGCGTCTATGCAACCATCCTCGGTGCGTATCCGCTCCGCCATCTTCTCACAGTAAGAATGAAGTTTCCGCGCAAAGAACTCCGGAGTGTCCTTTGCCAATACCACAAGGGCGTCAAAGTCGTTCAACAGGTACTCCATCTCGCTGTTATCGCACGTGAGATATGTACGAATAGATGCATTTCTGACAGCACTATATTCCAACCGGTCCAAAGTTTCCAACACCAATAAATTCGTCGATGCTAAAACTCCGCACAGCTCTACCGGGTTTCCGCGCAGCATAGAATCTAACAATTCAATGATGCTCTTCTTCTCAGTCTCTTTCATTTTTTTCGTTCCCCTCTCTCTTCTTGCAAAGTATAACATACCGCACATATGTACGCAAGCAGACGCGAAAAATTTCCCTGTAAAGGTGCTTGTTATAAGCACCGTGTTGTGTTATAGTGAGTATAGAGGAGCGTCGTTGTTGTGTTTAGGCTGCTCTCTCTCCTTTCTTGAGTAGGGTTGGAACCATCCGATTTTATGCCCGTTTTGGCGCCGCGTAAAGCGAAGGAACGGCGATGCTTTGCCGTCCTACTTTTGCGACACCTAAAGAGCGGGAAATCGCGGCTGTCTATGCCGCGTAGTTCACTGATTGTCCTTGGAATGCTTGCGGGGCTCCAAGGCGAAAACCGAAACCGTTCCCTTGTGGAGCGTGTTTCGGTTTTCTTTTTTTCTGGTGGTTCCAAGCTCACCCCGCCGTGATGGTTTTCAGGCGCACACGGCCCCGCACTGCTGCGCGAGTCCATTCCTCCTGCCTGAAAGCTCATCGCCGCGCTCCAGTATCCTAACAGCCCGCTCTTGCACAGACCCAAGCCCCGATTTAGCCGTATTGGAAAAAAACAACACATCGTCTCTCGCTATTTTGCGTTCACAAAGCAAAACACTCTTTGCAAAACCAATATATTGTGTTATGATTTTACAAAAGAGGGGAGAGATGGCATATGTGGTATTTAATTAACCCTAAGACCGGGTTTGTGAGGGTCGGTGCGACAAAAACCGAATTAAGCGTTTGGTGGAACGACTGCCATCGTGCATATAAAGTGAGTGGGAAGTGGGTTTACGCCGTCCGCCACTCCGGTGGAAACACAAGCTATCTCTACCATGATAGGCAACAGGCTTTAGACGATGGGCTTGGTTTTGCCATCCAGCTCTCTGAATCTGGTGGTGAGCGCTGCGATATGAAGGCGTGTACTTACAACAAATATGGTTTTTGCAGCAAGAACCCGCCCGTGAAAGAGGATGCCGAATGCCATGAAATACCCCCAATATGAAAACAAGAAGGCCACCCATGGCGGGTGTCCTTCTTGTTGTTAAGTACGATTAAATGATGAATTTTCCAAAAGATTCTGGGCAAGCATATGCTTAATAGACTCAGGGAACACTTTCGTTCCATCCTGAAATGTCACAGTATCATATTTACTTACTGTCGCGTCTTTGGAAAGAATAAAATCGACAAATTCTGCGTCGCGGCTGTTTTCAATAGCCTTATCCTTGACACGCAGAGTCCTCGGAACATAGCGGTCCTTAACGAGATTCCCATTTTTATCAGCAAACGCCTCTAAGCCAATGGTAAAATCGAGATTGGTTACGCCAATTTTGTATGTCAGTGTTAATGTCTGAAAGTCTTTTACAACGCATACAAGACTATTGGTAAGGGAGGGAAGCATAAGTAGGCAGAGTAATTTGTTTTTTGCACTGGTGAAAGAGTTCTGACTGTCAAAATAAAACTGTGCCGTTGTCAATTTAGAAGACCTTGCCATGTTATAAAAAGACTGTGCGTTCAAAATAGAGTTGACACCAGTTAAGTGCATGAATCGGTCTGTCTTAAAAACGACTTCAAAAAACTCGTTACCAAACACATATAAGAACATCTTGCCAGCAAGTCCGTTACTATATACATTAGAGGCCGTAATAATCTGGTTTCTTACAAGCGCTTTTTTGTTCGCTTTGTTTGCCATAAACCTTCTCCATTCGACATTTACGTCTAAAAAATAGGGAGGAGTGGGTTTCACTCCTCCCTTACTTTTTGGTTGAGAGTTTTCTGCTGGTTGTCAGCCGTGACATTCCTCAGCGGAACATCTATTGGCGCAAGTAATTTAAGTCCCTTGCGTGGACTACAACCGTTGCTGCTCGTTGCCAGCCACGACATCCAGTTAAGATGCCAACAGTTATGGGTGTTTACCCTGTCCCATATCCAGCACAACTTTTTGCAGTGCTCTCACACTGAGAAGCATTACTACTTCCATACATAGTGTATGCTTTTTTTCTGAAAATGTCAATCACTTTTCAAACTGTTTCAAAACTTAATTAAATCTGTTATCGCAATGAATTACTACATAACACTTACTCACTCAATTTCACTCTGCCTCCCGTTGAGTCTCCTTTCATACCCAAACAATAAAGTCTGTAATAGCCTACATCAGCCTGTTGCGCCCCAATACTCGTTGGTAATCCGAACCCAGTCGTCATACTTACCCGTAAGCTGCGGCGCCGCCGTGAACGTATTACTGACCGCATGAAGCCTTGCGGCACCGGAGCGAATGAGCATGAAGTCATATAGCGCCATAGTGATGGCAAATGCCTCATACGCCCTATTTCCGCCCGTGACCGCATATTCCTGCAGCGCCGTGTCCCGCACATAGGGTTTCTCAATGAGCGCTGTGGGAACCTCACCGTTCTCACGCTCCAGAAACACCGGAATCTTTACGCCAGCATTTCCCATCCCAACGGGATATGCGTGGAAGATGTCGCCGCAAAAGTCCGCCGTGATGATGTTGAAGGGTGCCTTCTCCAGCTCCACAGCATTGAGGTAGATACGCGCCACAGGCATCATCTCCAACAGCAAAGCATACGGCTCAGAGATACCTTGCTTCTTATCCCTCCTCGCAGCAAAGAAACCACGGACGGGCTGTGTCACGACCATCTCCCGCGTACAAAAGGCGCCGTTTGCTACCATGGAAACCTCATCCATTGTGGGATTCACCCAAAAACGGCCCACAAGCGTCATCTTCGGATGTTCAAAGACATCGAACCGCATATCACCGTCCTCAGTCAAATAAGGAATCATTCGCACGCTCACAGGGCACCTCCGTTTTCGGTGGAATCGGTAATCCTCATAAAAGCACCTGAGAGGCTCTCTGCGGCGTTTTTCGGCAGGGTGGTATCGCTACCCTTGGACGCGGGTTCGCGTGCAGCTTCGCAAGCGCCTGCTTTGCCACTGTAGGATTCTTTTGTGTTTATGGTGTTCGTTTTTGCTGTGCCATTGACAAGGGTCTGTGCCATATGTGCTCGTGCCTCCGAGGTTTACTTCGTTACGACAATATCGACGTCGGTGATTTTGCTTTCCTGCGCGGGAGGGTCGGTTGTTTTTTCACCCGGTTCGAAGAACAAAAGCCGATACATCCCGGTATAGTTTCCTTCACTCAGCTTTGTCGCGGTGGTTTCCATCTTCATCGTAGTCAAATCTTGTCCAGCGATGATAAGGTCAGATGTGGCGATTTTTACACTCTCTTCACCGGACAGGACATACAGCTCCAGAATTACGTCATGGCTGCACGTGCTGGGGTTTTTGAAATACATGGTGATTTTCCCTGTGGACAACTCAATTTTTGCATTATCCGTATAAATAAGCGAGATTTCCTCGCTTCGTTCCGGCGCCTCTTGGGAGCGCTCATCCTCCACAACCGTTACGTTGGGGGAGTCCTCAGGCGCGGGGACATTCGGCTTCGTGTCCTCAGGTGCCCTCAGCGTATATACCAGCGCCCCAATAACGACAAGCAGCGCCAGACACAGAAGGATGACAGGCATCAACCGACGCTTCAAGATGACGACATACTTATTGGCACCAAGGCAGGCGTATCCGTCGTTCTTATACAGCAAGTGATGATAGCTTTTCTGGACGACGGCATCGAAGGAGGTTTCTCCTTCGCCGACTGTAACGGTAAATTCTTGGTTTCTGTTCCGTTCATTATCCGCCTTATCCAGTGCTGTGTATCCTACGACGGAATATGTATCCGCCGCATTAGGTGGATACATCTTGTCCAGCTTTTCCTTGGAAAAATATGCCACTTCTGCTCCGAGCTTCTTGAAGCGCTTGTCGCACGCCGCGTCATTCAAAATCACATACCTCATCTTCAAAGTTCCTCCTTACAAAGTAAAATCGAGAGTCATAACCGATGGTGAGAAGATAACGAATGCTTCGCCACCATACTCTGATGTGACCAGTGCGGCAGCAACTGCGGACACATTATCCGGACTGATTCCGCTGCGCTTTCCGCTTCTGGTATTGGACACAGCACTTTCCCACGAGCGTTGCAAGTGGCCGGCAAACGTCCGCATAAGAGTTTCTCCAGATAGGTTTGTCGGCAGATTGGTGAAGCTGACTGTTACGCAAACAGGGAGGGGGCGGCTTTCGTCTTTGTGGGGGCTTTTATCGGATAGGTGTGGATTGAATATGATTGTTACGTTGCGCTGATTTTCCATTTTTTCGTCCTTTCATTTTTCCAGAATTTCCACCCTTTATAAACAAGTCGAGAAGGCTCGGTGACTTGTCGCCGAGTAGCTTACCGCCGCAGAAAAAGTGTGCAATGATTGCACCTTATCTTCTCCAATGGTAACATAGAGTCCAACGGTATACAACCCCGTTATTTCAGGGGGCTGTTTACCGCTTGACGGGGCGGTCGAATTAGAATTTTAGGTATACAACCCTGTTGTTTCGGGGTGGTGTATACCATTCATCACGCAGGCGGCAACACACTTCCCGGTATACAACCCTGTTATTTCCGGGTGCTGTATACCCTGCACAGGTATTCAGTTCCCCAAGGGTGCCGGTCGCCGCCTCTGACCCAACAAACCAGCTAACAGAGCATTCCTGCTTCCACGACGACCATGCATCTCCACAGGCGTTAATTCCGGTTATACCGTCCGTACTCAATTTTTTCAGAGCACCAGCCGCATCTGGACATCGCTAATGCGACGCCGTGCAAGCTCGGCATACTCCTCGTTAAGTTCGATTCCGATGAACTCACGTCCATATCGGTGAGCTACAATGCCCGTCGTCCCGCTTCCTGCGAAGGGGTCGAGGACTATATCACCAGCCTTTGTTCCTGCAAGGATACAAGGCTCAATGAGTTTCTCAGGGAATGTCGCAAAATGAGCTTCTTTTGTTCCCTGCGTGGCAACGGACCAGACATCACGGAGGTTTCTTTTGCCGGTTTTATTCTCGACATTCCCGTGTGTCTCCCGTTCCACCACAGCACTGTTGTCAAAACTGCGGTTATTGGTATAGGCACCGCCGCCACGGAAGGATTTCGCATTGCCTTTACGCCGCCTTGTGTTGAGCCGAAGCGTGCCTCCGCTTCCCGCTACCTCGGCGTTATTGTAGCCAACGGCATCTTCCATAACGGCTTCATAGTCGTAGTAGTAAGTCCGTGACTTACTGAGTAGGAATATGTATTCATGGCAGCGTGTGGGACGGTCTTTCACGCTTTCTGGTATGGGGTTCGTCTTTTTCCACAGGATATCGCTTCTCAGATACCAACCATCCGCTCTCAGCGCAAAGGCGAGCATCCAAGGGATACCCAGCAAGTCCTTAGGCTTGGCGTCCTCGCTGGTGACGGTCTTTTTCAGGCGCCCCATGACAGCACCCGTGTTGGTGCTCTGCTTTGTGTTTTTCCCGCCGGCGTCCGAATGGCACCCATCCGCATTGCGTCCTTTACCGCTTCCTGCGTAGCTGTCGGCGATATTGACCCACAGCGTACCATCCGGCTTCAGGACTCGCTTCACTTCGTGGAAGACCTCCACCAGCTTCGCAATAAACTCCTCCGGCGTATCTTCCAGCCCTATTTGTCCGTCAACTCCGTAGTCTCGGAGCTGGAAATAGGGCGGAGACGTGACGCAGCACTGCACGCTCTCGCTATTCAGTTGTCTCAGAACTGTAAGCGCGTCACCGCTGTATATCAAAAGACCCGCCTCCCCGATTGTAATTTGCGAATGAAATTCCAAGTATAAACCCTGTTATTTCTGGGTGGTGTATACCTCTCTGTCACCATATTATTTAGACAGTTATGGTATAGGTATACAACCCTGTTATTTCTGGGTGGTGTATACCCGGCACAGGTATTCAGTTCCCCGAAAGTGCCGGTATCACCTCTCACGTGAAGACCAGCCAACAGAGTATTCCTGCTTCCACGACGACCATGCATCTCCACAGGCGTTAATTCCGGTTATACCGTCCGTACTAATGGGAATTCTTCAGGGAAGGCTATTTAAGATTTTGAGACCTTAAATAGCCCTCATATGTAGAGCCGGTATCGGGCTCTCCGGCATCTTCTATGCCGGTGCCACCTCCGGCGGGCTACCAGCTTCGGGGCAAGGTCGAGCCTCGCTCCCGTGCCTGAGTGTTTACTGCATTTCTGCGCCGCACTTGGGGCAGAAATCATGGGGTTCATTGTGGTCGATGTACGATTCCTTGCCGCAATGGGTACACCGCGCCTCGTAGTCATTGATAAACTCCCAGTGACCAACAGGAGGCATATAAGAGGGGCGGCTCGTCCGGTCATCGTCGGATGCTTCTGCTACTACCGGAGTAGCTGTGCCAACGACGATAAGACTCCTGCTCGTACCCTTGAGATGGGTAATACGCCCATCCTCCTCCAGCCTTTTCAGGTGCAATGCCACGCTGGAGGTGGAATTTAAGCCAACGCCAGATGCGATATCTCTGACAGACGGAGATACATGATGTTCGCTTATGAACTCACAGATGTAGTTGTAGACCTTCTCGCGGGTAGGAATGCTGCTGACGTTGGCTTTTGTTTCCATAAAGGGTGTCCTCCTTTCGAGGGGTGGATTTTTTGAAAAAAGAATGTATAAAAATAAATGGGGTTATGCGGTTCTCCGCCGCTGCTCGCGCTCACGCTCCATCAGGTCTACCTTTACCGTTGCGCGAAGCTGAATAACGAGCGTTTTGGGGTCGTATGCGGTCAGTTCCATATACCAACTGGAGTAGAAGAACCTCTCTGCGTCCTGCTTCTTTTTCAGAGCGGAGAGATAGCCTGTGTCCAACGGGTCCTTCCTCACCATCGCCCTGAGAGCGGCCATATAGTCGGCAGCCGCCTGTTTAACGATGGCATTTGCCAGTTCCACGTAGACATCATCAATTACGCGGTAGCTCCACGGCGTTGTGTCATAGTTGCGCGGGAGCGAGTCAATGGGTCTGGGGCTGTATGGTCTCATACCTCACCACCGCCTTCCAAGCCGTCACTTTCGGCAGGGTCCTCAGGCGGCACAGCATCATAGGGGTCGGGAGCATCGCCGTAGGACTCTGCATCCTGCGCGTATGCGGGACCTAAGACCACGAGGTCGGACGTATCCACAAAGACACAGTGCTCCACACCGAGGGAGTTCAGCAGCGCGGACACGTCCTGCAATACACTGTAATGAGTCCCCGTGTTCCGGCAGGCATCCGCCTTACCCTGCCACGTAGGGGTATAGTGCCGTACCAGCTCGCGGACAAGCACGGTCTTTTCCTCCGAGACCACCACGCCGCCGCCATCATCAATGGAGATGACGTGGACCAGATTATTTGTTGTGTTCATAATCTTTTTCTCCTTTCTGTGTTTTGACTTTTATATATCTATTAAAATTGCCAATTCTATTGGCAATGAAAAACGCGACGCGAAAGGGGAATTAGTCGAGGAAATCACGGCGGAACGCTCCAAAGCGGAAACTGTACTTTTTCTTAAAGTCCCAATTCAGCTTTCGGCACGCTTTGCGGTCAATGCTGCCATCTTCCACGCATTCTGCATTAGGCAGCATGGACATCACCGACCACTTCAAGGACGATACCTCTTCCGGCGTAGCGAACCCGACCGTGATGGTGCGTCCATCGAAGAGTACCAGCTCGAAGGCCGTAATGGGGCGATACATTTTAAGCTGCCCATCAGAGACCTTCATAGGCTTCAAGTTAAGGTATCGAACAAAGCGCGAGGGAATACAGACAGGACGGCAGGCAGCGTTATTTTCCGACAAGGATAGCTCACTTTTTGTGAAGAAACAAACCCACGTGGCATTGCTTTCGCTCGCCCAGTTTTCAGAAGAGGAAACCAGCACGCCGAACTCGCCACCCAACATATCGCGGAATTCTACCGGCTCGGAGAACACCTCTGTACGAAGAGTCTTCTTCAGCGTGGAGTAAGACATCCAGCCACGGACGACCTTCATGCTGTTGTAAAAATACGGACAGAATCGCCGAAGTACACCCAGTACGCAGATAGCCGCCAACACGACACAAACCCAGCCAAAAATGGAAAGTCCTTTCCCAACCTCCCCGGCGAAAAGGCTGCCGTACAGGTCGAGGATATCGTCCAAGCTCATGGCAGACAAGTCTGCTATATTTCCGCCGCCGAACCCTACATAGAGAACAACGGCGGCAAGAGCTAACGCAATGGCTGCTGTCACCACCAGCAGAATCAAAGACGCGACTTTTGCGCCGGTCCATTCCTTTAAGTTCATTAGCCAGTTGGCTGTGGAGACCCGTGTCTTTAGCCACGGGAGGAAACAGCCGTCCTCCTTTCAATCAGCTTCCAAAAGAACCCAACAGGGAAAGAATAAGATACAGCATTCCGGAGGCAGCCAGCAGCATGGCGGGGAGAGCGACAAGGCTCAACACCATAGGGCCGTAGTCCTCTCGGCTTTGCTCCACCTCAATGTCGTCCGTAGGCATACCCGTCAGTTCGCCGACCTTACCCATGAGCTTCCCCGTGGCCTTGTACCGGCTGTGTCTGTCCACCAGTGCAAAGATGGATAAAACGATAACGCAGAGAAGGCAAAGCAGGAAGAACACGGCACCGAAGGCTTTCACCAGCGACAGGACGCAAACAGCCACATCAGTAATCACAAGTCTCATCCCTCTCGTCATCATCGTATTCATCGTTATCATAGTCATTCTCAAAGTCGTCGATGAGGCTTTCAAAGCCACGCCGTGTTCCGTTGAGTTGCCTGTCCAGCCTGTCTGCGCGTCCTTTGGCGATGACCGCCACCACCAATGCGAGCAGTGCGACGACCGCCAGAAGGATAACCATGAACCAAAGGTACTTGATGGTGGCCTGCAGCGCAATGTAGTCCGCACCGGTCAACGCATCTGTGGTCGCCTCTGCAACATCAGCAGCCAGTTTGTTATAGCCGATGTAGACCGGCTTAGTCTCAGTAGAAAGCAGCTCAATCATGTCTTTCATCCCCCTTATTGTTTTTGTATGCTTCGGCATAGTCCTGTCTCATCTCCGTAATAACGCGGTCAAGGTTCGTTCCCTTTATGTAGCTATACGGAGTATCGCAGTTCCTAAGGGCGTTGATAACACCCCAGTAGATAGGGTGGCTGGTATGGGCGGTGTAGATGTAACACATCTTCTGCTTGCTGTACTGTCTCAATCGCTCAGGCACGTTTTCTTTTGTGATATATGACCAGTCGGGGTATACCTCGCGGAGTTTCTTGAGGAAGTTTGGATGCCCGCCAACAAACATGATGCCGGTGTCAGGCAGTTCGGGCAGCTCCTCCGGCTCGTTGACATCCGCATCGTCAACCACATAGGAATCCAGCAGGTCATCCTCTGTATCTGTGTCAGGCAGGGGAGAGGTCTCTTCAAGGCCCAGCGCGGCCACACGCGCCAGCTCCTCACCAAGCGTACCGTTTTCCTTGCGGAGCTGGTAGCACTCCTTCTCCAGCGCCTTGTTCTCGCGCCTGAGTGCCGACAGCTCTTTTACCAGCCGTTCGCCTTCGCTCGACAGGAACTCTATCGTGGCTTTTCCAGCCTCGAACTCCTTACGCTGTTCAGCGTAGAAGTCGTTTATCTCCTCGGTGAGCTTTTCGCAGGTCTTCTGTGTGAGCTGACGGCATTCATCCTTTGTGAACAGGTGCTGTTTACGACAAAGGCTGTGCATCGCATCATCGAAACGCATCTCTGCCACCGCCTGCGCGATGGCGTCGTCCATAAGCATATAGAGCTCGGCCATGTGGTCAATGCAGAATGGGATGATGGACCGGTCTTGCTCACGCAATAGCTTGCGGTCCTTGAGGATGAGTAGCTTGTCAAAAGCCGTGTACCACATCTCATCCGTGATAGTCAGCTCTTTATTGTCGCCCAGCAGCATGATGGTGCTCCATGTGGATGCCGCATCAATGGCATATTCCGAGCCGCGAGAGAACGATTCTCTGAACTCGGCTATAGACTTTTCATGGCAATATCCCTTCTGCCGAAGTCTTTTCAGTGTGTGGGCATAACGCTTCACTATCTCTTTCTGTGCAAGACGACTGCCCAGCATGGAGTCGAGCATTTCGGCGAAAAAGGCATCGTCGCCATCGTCGTCTATAAGGTCATAAGCCAAACCGTCTTGGTCTGTATACTGCATTGTCGCGCCATCATCGTCCGGTCCGAACCTCGAATACACTCTGTTGTGAATGTAGCTGTAGCCGGACAGATAACGTAGGCCGTCTCTTGTTTCTTTCTTTTGCATGATTTTTCCCCTTTCAAATTAGAGCGTTTTCCAGCTTAGTGTGCGCCGGGTTGCGACTCTGGGTGCTGTATACCTTTCGATACTCTTGACCTTGGTATAGAACCCTGTTATTTCAGGGTGGTGTATACCGGGAGGATTGGACGCACTTTCCCCTTAGTTGGTATAGAACCATGTTATTTCAGGGTGGTGTATACCGAAACACCTGTGGCGCGGGGAATCAATTCAGGTATACAACCCTGTTATTTCTTGGGGGGTGTATACCACACCAACAGCAGATACGATGGTCTTTTCTGGTATACAACCCTGTTATTTCTGGGGGGTGTATACCCTTTCGTTTACGCCCTTTTGATTAACTTATGGTATACATCCCTGCTATTTCTGGGGGGGTGTATACCCAGCACAGGTATTCAGTTCCCAAAAGCGCTGGTCGCCACCTCTCGCGTGACTACCAGCCAACAGAGTATTCCTGCTTCCACGACGACCAAGCATCTCCACAGGCGTTAATTCCGGCTATACCGTCCGTACTTGTTTTTTTGGCGGAGAGAGTGGGAGTCGAACCCACGGATGCTTTCACATCGCCGGTTTTCAAGGCCGGTGCTTTTGACCACTCAGCCATCTCTCCATTTTTTTAGCGAAAGCCGCCGCAACGCTCGTCTTTCCTTTGTAGGGTAAACGCTCATGTTGCGGCGGCCTTGGTGCCCTTCGATTTAATTGCTGAACTACGCTGGCTTACCGCTTCTTCTGCTTCACAGTGAGGGCGATGTAAAAGCCGATACCCAGAGCCACTACGCAGCCGCCCACGATGTAGTAGTACACGGGGGTGTTGGAGCCGGACTCCGGCTCAGTGGCGTTCTGCGCTCCATCTTCGGGAGCATCAGCATCGGCGCCTTCGGGTGCTTCCGCGTCGTGCTCTGTGTTTCCATCAGTGGACTGTGCGTTGTCAGGCGTTGTAGTCTGATTCTCGCCGTCAGCAGGGGCATCCGCAGTTACGTTATCTCCGCCGGAGGTTGCTTCGGGCAGTCCGGCGTTTTCCACGCCATCCTGCTGCTCAACAACAGCAGGGTCGGAAGCGGCAGCGTCGTCCGCGCTGGGCGCGGCAAAGGCCATGGTGGGGACCGCGAGCAGGGCGGCCAGCATACAGCCAACGACAATATGCTTAAACTGGATTCTCTTCATGTTCTTCTCCTTTCTTCCAAGAGTGTGAACAAGGGCATCACAAGCACACCACCTTACCGTCCACGGCTCACGAGAGCCATAAGATGGAGCCTTATCATGTCCTTTTTCAACCTGCGGTCCTTTGTTGAGGGGTGGACTCCGGTGGCGTGGTTTTCACCATTCGCACGAGCAAGGGGGGAGCGCCCGTAAGTGCGGAGAGACATCTCTGCAGCACCACCGGAGCCAAAATGAAAGGACGGCCTGCGGCTGCCTTAGAGGACTGGCGAAGGGGATACACGAAACCTTTCGCCGTAGACCGCAGGCTGAAGAAAGACACGATATTGGATTTTTGAGGAGGTGGGCGCAGAGGCCGAAGGCTGATGGATTGAGGTGAAACAATCAGCACGTTGACATTCGGCGGAACAAAAGCAAAGGAGGGGTGAAGTGGCAAAAGAAAGTGGGTCTCATCACTAAAATGGCCCCTGCGCCTTATGCTTACAACTATACCACGATAATAAAAAATGTCAAGAGTACGAATGAAAAAAATAGCACAAACATTCGTGTTCTCGTCTTATTTTTTGGAAATATCAAATGCGTCATAAATAGCGCGTGTTTTCTGGAACAAAAAAGTTGGCAATATTGCATATTAACGCAGGCTTAACCGCGTGTGACCCGCTGCCGACATAAATGACATAAGCCTTTTCTCCAGCGCAGATATCCTCAATGGTCGAGGCCGTGGAAAATCCCGTCGCCCTCCTCACAGTAGGTATCCGCCACGGGTACGCCGCCGATATGCTCATAGCCAAGGATGCCACGACTATCCAAGTCGTTGATATCGGCCATGTAAACGATATGGTAGTAGTCATCCTCTTTCGCGCCGGACTTGCTCGCTTCCTGAAGCAGCACGCCAACGGGAATGCAGAGCCAGCGATAAAAGCGGTCCAGTCCGTAGATGACCAGTGCATCGTCCACCTCATACACAATGGCGTCCTTGTCCTCCTTGTAAACATGACCTGACACAATGCGGTAGGGGACGTAGTTACCGAGGTTCAGGGGCATGGCGGGGTCCAGAGACTCTCGCGTGATAATATTGTCAGCGACATCCATGATAGAAAAGAACTGCCGGCGTCTATCCTTCGCCTTCTGCGGCAACTCGAACGTAACCACGTTGCCGACCTGCTTCTTCTGCCGAGGTCCATCCGCGTCCGGCAGGTGGAACTCTATGCGGCGTTCACCTTCCTCGGTTCCGTCGTCCTCCACCCACAGATACATCTGCGCGGAAAACGCTCCATTCAGCGTTAGCGGTCTCGCACACTGCGTATTGATGATGTTATCGTCTCCGGACACATCCGGCAGAACAACGCGCTTGATGTCTTTATCCTTCAGTCCTTTTCTTGTCATGTCTTTTTCACCGTTTCCTCTCTGGGTCTGATATATCGCCGTCACTTGGCCACCCTTAATGTGATTTGCTCACAAGTACATTTTCAAAAATACGTCGTAACGCAGAATGAGCTGTGTGCTATCCTGCCACTTTACACGACCTTCAAGCTCTAAATACTCATCGCCATCCTCCGGCGTGAAGAACGCAGGGCAAATATCTCTCATATGAATTGCCTCACTGATGTAACCCGACACGTCTTTCGATTCTTGCTCGTTCTGCGTTTCGATGATAACGATGCGGTTTGTGCCTTTTTCCCTGAAGCAGTAGAGCGTGCGGCCATTCGAGAGCTGCTCTTCTATGTAACAATGGGGATTTGCGAAAATGAATTCCTCCTGCACACGCCACCACCTCCTGTATTGGAGTTGTTTTCTCTTTTACTCGGACTCTCTACGTTCCATGATGGCGTCCGCAGCAAAGCGCGAGTAGTTTTTGTATGAGCTGAGGCTCACAATATCCACATCGGGATGCTCTGCCAACCAGCGGTTGATGGCCTCCGACAGCTCGTGAGCGCAGCTTACAGAAAAGTGCTGTACGAATCGTTTACTGGCCATTGTTGTCCTCCTCCACGTCCTTGCTCTTCACAGAGCGCTTACTCTTACTGCGCGGGGCGTCCTGCTTCGCCGCATCATGCTCGTCCGGCTTCCCGTCAGGAGCTTCGCCGCAGGTGGAGGGTGCCGCAGGGTCCGCATCCTCGCAATCCTCGCAGGCGCCCTTCTCGTCCGGTGCATCCGTGCTTCCATCGGTTGCATCCTTCACGACGATTTCGATGCGCGACACGCCCTTCCGCTTACCGCAGCCATCATATCCTTCGCCGCTGAAATCAGGAGTCCAGCGTTCAGGGACATAGTCTGCGCTCTCCTTCAGTGCCAGAATCAATTTGCCAACGCATAACGCCGCGCCAGCCACCAGTGCAATCTTGAAAATCTTTTTCATTTGAAAATCCTCCTCCATTTTTATGGTTCTATCAGAAATCGGCTGCGCCGAGTTCTTACTGTTTTAGGGCTTCGAGTGTGTCCATGTCCTCATAGGCTCTCGGTATTTTCATTGAGCTGATGTTTTCGCTGAACAACATCGTTTCGTTCCAGCTCACAACCGCTTTGCGAATATCTCCCTCAATGATGAGATAACGTCTGGTCATCCTTGTACTTGTGAGCTTGCGGACTTCGTAGATGTTGTACTCCTCAGAACGACCGGCAGCCGTATATTCAGCCTGTACCACGCGGTCAAAGCAGATGCGACCATCACGCTCCTTCAGTTCGCTCCAGCGGAGCAGCCGGCTGTATCCAACTTTCACGATGGTGACAATAGGGAATCCCACAAACGAAATGCACAGCAGCCACACCGCAAATGTTGGGACTGTGATATGTAGGTCAGTCATGGCGCCCAGCGCCACAGCAATACACATCAGGACGAAGCCGATGAGGAATATGTACTGCAGGGCTGTGAAAGGGAAGGCCCAGTGATTATCAAAGACCTTGCGGTCAAAATCATAGTCTCTCATGTCACACCATCCTTTGACTGGATACCGAACTCTTCTTTCAGGATGCGGTCCAGCTCCTTGGTTCCGACGGCTGACATATACTGATGCGGCGTACGCACGGTAGAGACCTTGATAGCGCTCTCGTTGATGCGCCGAAGCAAACGTCCATAGAGGTCGTCGGCCTGATGCTCAAAAACTCGGACTTCACTCTTGCCGAGCCACTTCTGCCATTTGCCACATTCGGCGCAGTACAAGCCGGTCTGTGTACCATTTGCTTTCGTGAAGAATTTTGTGCTGCCGCACTTGCAAACCATATCCATATTGAGAAGCCCTCACTTTCTGAATTGAGATTTGTTTTCCACGCGATGTGGAGACAGGGATTATCGAAGAATGTCGTGAGTTGATGGAGACTGACGCCTCAGCTTCGCACATCAATTCCCGCAGCCAGCGTTGCAGTCCAAGCGTTGCAGCCATTGCTCATCAGCAGAAATGCTCACCATCGACATCGCCTTCGTTCCGGCTCGCACATCCGAGATGGAGTATTGCGTTTTTCCCAGCGCAGAAAGGCAGAGAACCGAAGCCACTGTGAAGAATCGAACCACCAGAGCCACGGCCACGCAGGATGTGTCAGGTTGCCGAACCGACCAACCCGCCGCGAGCCTGTCCCCATCCTGTGCCTGAAGACATCACTTAGCAGGGGGGACGATAGACCGCGTAGCCTTTCCACCCTCTACACAAGCTGTAGAGGAGAGACGATACAGCGCCAAGTCTCCGTGGGTGTATTCCCTCACGATTTCACCATCGTGTAGCAGCAGTACAGACCCAGATACAATTCCGCCACCGTATGTTTTGCCGATACGCATAAATGCCATGGTGTCCTCAAAGGTATCCTCGTTCCTTGTTACTAAGACAAGATGCGCTTTTTCGCTGGAGGGAGTAAACATGGTGAAACGAAGAAAGTCCCCATTCTCAATTCTGACTTTTCCCCGGCAGTAAATAAAGTTCCACGTCTCATGGCGGTCAGTGGGGTTGACGATGCTCAAATCTGCGCCGCCTTCGGGATGCGTAAGATAGTAGGGGAAAGACGGGTTGCGCTTTTTAATGGTCTCAGGGACCACTTCCATAATTGAGAATTTTCTACACAAAGCACTTACGAATTCTGCGTTGACTGTTCTCTGCTGCTGTTCGTTCAAAAATTCTCTTACCTTTGTCGTGCGTTCAACATAGCCCCAGTAATCAATGTCCTCGCCCATCTTCTTGATGTGATACTCCCACTCAGCTTTGGGGTGTACTTTGTTTACACGAAGAAATCGTGACAGCGCGGACGGGTCAGCTCCAAGTCTTCTGGCCACTTCAGCCTGCGACACCAAAGGGTGTTCCTCCATATACAGGCGAATTACATCTCTCGCAACCTCACCATCCAGCGTTGCAGCCCTTTCCTTACTCATCTTTTCCATCTCCTTACTTCGTAATGGCAGCCAACTGCCATCTTCCCGCTTCGCGGTCTTTCCTTGTTCAGAATCCACGCCGACGAGTTTTTGTTTGCCCTGCTGCACCCTTCCATCTATCCGCTTATTGCAAAACCAAGTATCTGCACTCGTCAAACAGTTGGTCATAGTACGCAGTCTGCCATTGATGACAGATAATTCCAATTTTCATATTCGGTTTTCGGCTTTGATAAATTTTCATTTCCTGTACCACACGGATGTCCAAATCCGCTCCGTACGCATACCAGCGGCCTTCCTCGTCAATGAGAGGGAACACAGAGTTTTTATTTCGAAAAAGCCCTGCGCTTTCCACAGCGGATTCAATCACTTCGTTGCGCTTCGCATCCAAATCATCATGCGCGATTCTCTTCAACTGTACGAGCCCAATATGGTTCGTCGGGACAATCCACAGATGGTCCATTTGTCTTCCGAGTTTTCCAGCTCCGTCTGTCCCTCGCACTCTTTGTGCGTCAAAGAATAAATCCTTGAATTCTTTTACGTTCGGAATGAGGATGATTCCGTTTGCTCCACGGAGCGAGGAGCTGAGAGTGCCGCAGACAGAGTTCATTGTCTGTAGTTCTCTGTGTACGCGGTCATCGCGCCACGTCATTCCCTCGTTCATTGGAACATATACCAGTGCGCGGGTATGAGCACCGAGAAGAATCCCAGTATATCTGTCTGACATCACATCAGAGGGAACATCGTCGTCCTCATCCGCAAAAAACTTTTTCACCGCCACGCTATCCAAATACTGCGCTTCGCCAACACATTCCTCTCCCCAATTATTTCTTAGATACCCATACCATGTGTTCTTCTCGATGTCTTTTCCCTCAACTGGTACGGGAGCAACGGGACCAACAACTTCATTCATCATTACAGTTGCCAGTGCCATCTTCATCAGCCGATTTCTTCTTTCCGGCTTTATGACCGCGCCTCCTGTCAGCGGAAAGCGAGTAGCACACTCAACCTCAAAGTCGGATAGCCAAGGATAAAACTCAAGATAGTCGGTCAAGAGTTTTTCCACACCCTTCTTCGTGATAACATAATATTTTCGTATCAGCTTTCGCCCGCGCTTTTTAACTGTAAATGTTCTCATTCGTACAAGACCTTCTTCTTCAAACTTACTGAGAACACGACTCACATTGGCACTGGACGAACTTAGACAGTTCAGTGCGCTCCTTGGAGTTGACAGTCCGAGTGAAACATCATATAGAATTTTCGCCCGAAATATAGGCTGAGACATTTTGCTGTCACCTCCTGCTGCTTTTTCCTTGGAACAGACCGAGCGTAAGTAACGCGCCCAGCTTCGCTGTTGCCATCTACCCGCGCTTCGCACGGAATATAAATGTTTTACTCGTCATCGGTGGAATCTCATCTGCTTTCTCTTTCACCGTCCGTCAAGCCCATTCGCCAAAGACATTTTTTCGGGCGTTGGTTTTAACTCCATCGCAAAATGATAGTCAACATTCCCAACCAGAAGAAAGACGGTGGAGTGGTTCTACGATGAACTACAAGTGGCTCTTCATTTGCCCGCTGCGAGGATTTGATTTTCCTGTGGAATATCGGAGAGTTAATCAAGAAGTTCTTAACTGACCAAAGAGCCCGACTTTTTATGTCTTAGGAAGAGGGGCAGGGCCTCACGTTTTTTCTTTTTTTATGAGCCGGAGGCATCGTTGTCCACTCTTTTTCTTTCTCATTCTTTTCTTTGCCTTTCGCATTTTCTTCTCATGCTTTTTTTGCGATGTTTTTTGTTATCCCTGTCCAAATCCGTTTTCAGTCCAACGGTTCAGACATTGGTTTGGCGCGTCCTCCTATCGAGCCTCTTACCGGAACGGAGAGAGTAGATGTCTTTTTGCGTTTTCTCTGCTCAGACCTATTTTTCAGTCCGACCGAGAAGGCATTAGTTTGGTGCGTCCTCCTTTTGTGGTGCTTACCAGAACGAATTCCCCGCGCCGTCATTTATACGCCCCAAATGTGCCGTTCTTGTGAGACAATTTTTGGTGCGCTGTTTTCATGCTTTTTGGGAATAGAAACTTTCCGTGGTAATCTTTGGCGGGTAAAGTTTCTCCTGTTCCAGCCCCGCACAACCCTTGTGTTTTCAACACTTTTTCGTCTGTGCGGACGAACAACTTTACCTACTCCGTTTTAGAGGGGGTGTTTTTGTATGTGCAGAGCCTCTTTCGGAATGGGGAAAGTATCTCTGCTTCGCTCAGGTAGTGTTTCCGCTCAGGCACTACCGCGATGTAGGTTCCTTCGGGCAGTTCGTCCGCCGGTACGATGGTCGTTGCGTAGACGAAATCGGTGGACAAGCCCTTGTCTCCGCCATGCGTAAACATACAAATCGAGTCAGTTACTGACTTACAATCATGGTTGTCACTGTCGCAAATATTGCTCTCTTTATCGTTGTAGACGAAGAGATAATTGACCGTTTTTTTGCTCAAAAGCGGGAGCTGTTCCGCAATGGCTGCGAGTGTGTCGCGGACGGCAAATTTAAGGAATTCCGTATAGATAAATGCGGGGCTTCCATACCGCAAACGCGAACTTCTTTTGACCCAAATTGAAGGAATCATAGGGGTCTTCACATAGACGGAAGCGCCATCAGTAAACGCATAAAACTCACCGTTTTCTGCATGAATCTCGTCGTAGTTTTTTGCCGCATCCTTGTTTCCAGGATAGATGCTGCCGAGCGCGTTTGAGGTCAGATAGAAGTAGCTTAGTGCCGCGAAAGCTGTGTAAATTCTTCTGCAATAAGACGCTCGAACTTCGCTGAAATTGCTTTGAATAAGGTCTTGCAAAACCTCATCTTCTGCCCAGCGACTGTAGCGGTGTTCCTCTAAATCCTCGATGTGTCCGAGTGCATTTTCACAGATTCCTTGCAGTGATTTCAGTTTCACACAGGCATCCCGCAGGTCATTTTTGAAGTCCTCGATGTCGTAAAATGCGTCACACATAAGCTGCTCCTTACGCGCTCACAGTGTCACGAAGAGAGGTGTAATGCGGCACGTGTTCGCTGTCATAAATACAGTAGGTGTCGAAGCCGTATTCCTTCAAATGGAATTCTTCTGCCTCTTTCGGACTGCGGATAATTGCAACGTGGTTGATTTCGTCTGCAGCCCCATCGACGAAGCTGATGTTGCGCTCCCTCATAGCGAGCTGCGCGTCCACGCGCCCTTTCACGTAGGTAACATCGAATGCTTTTCCCTCATTCGTGATGAAGAAAAACTGCGCGGGATATGTTGCCACTGACACTTCTCGGATGTTGTCACTGCCGATAGCAACGAGGACCCAAAAAGCGTAGAGCCTGCGCTTCAAGGCATCCTTGCTTTCGCCGTATGCACCCCTCCAATACAAGGTGTCGGACAGCTCATCGTAGTAGATAAGACTCTCCCTTGCGAGCTTCTTGACGTAAAAACGGACGTTATCTTCCGTATCCTTGTCGCCGAAAAAGCGCACCGCCTGCTCCTGTGTCATTGCTCCACAGATATTGAAAATCAGCGAAAGATTGTCGTAGAGATGAATGTACTTCAT